CTGATGTACCGGAAGAACCATCTGATCCACTAGAGCCGGAAGTTCCTGAAGTACCACTTGTACCTGACGTACCTGAAGTACCACTTGAACCATCAGATCCACTCGATCCTGAAGTACCAGAAGATCCATCTGATCCACTTGATCCAGATGTACCGGAAGTACCCGAAGATCCATCAGATCCACTCGATCCTGAAGTACCACTTGTTCCTGATGTCCCTGAAGATCCATCTGATCCACTTGATCCTGAAGTTCCCGATGTGCCACTTGAACCATCTGATCCACTAGAGCCTGATGTACCTGATGTACCAGAAGAACCATTGGACCCACTTGAGCCTGATGTTCCACTTGTTCCAGAAGATCCATCAGATCCACTTGAGCCTGATGTACCTGATGTACCATCCTCACCATTAATACCACTAAAACCTGATGTACCGGAAGAACCATCTGATCCACTTGATCCTGAAGTTCCCGATGTGCCACTTGAACCATCTGATCCTGAAGTTCCACTTGAACCATCAGAACCACTTGATCCTGATGTACCGGAAGTACCGCTTGTTCCAGAAGAACCATCTGATCCACTTGATCCTGATGTTCCTGAAGTACCTGAAGTACCATCAACACCATCAGATCCACTAATACCGGAAGTACCACTAGATCCATCTGATCCGCTTGATCCTGAAGTTCCTGAAGTTCCTGAAGTACCAGATGAACCATCGGAACCACTAGACCCAGAAGTTCCTGAAGTACCAGAAGAGCCATCGGATCCGCTTGAACCTGATGTACCACTAGTGCCGGAAGAACCATCAACACCATCTGAACCTGAAATACCTGATGTTCCTGATGTACCACTTGATCCGGAAGTACCACTTGAACCTGATGTACCGGAAGTACCTGATGTACCATCAACACCGTCTGAACCACTTAAACCCGATGTACCAGAAGTTCCAGAAGAACCATCAGATCCACTTGAACCGGAAGTACCTGATGTACCAGAATATCCTGATGTACCTGATGTACCATCTTCACCATTAACACCACTAAAACCCGATGTACCACTTGTACCTGATGAACCATCAGAACCTGATGAACCAGATACACCACTTGTACCAGAAGTACCTGACGAACCATCAGAGCCACTTGATCCAGAAGTACCCGATGTACCACTTGTACCATCTAACCCACTTGATCCTGATGTACCATCAACACCATCAATACCACTAATACCTGATGTACCAGAAGTTCCGCTTGAACCATCTGATCCGCTTGATCCTGAAGTCCCTGAGGTCCCACTATTACCTGATGTACCACTTGTACCATCAACACCTGAAGTACCATCAACACCATCAATACCACTAATACCTGATGTACCACTAGTACCTGAAGAGCCGTCCGATCCACTTGATCCGGAAGTTCCTGATGTACCCGAAGAACCATCTGATCCACTTGATCCCGATGTACCACTTGTTCCAGAAGATCCATCTGATCCACTTGATCCTGAAGTTCCCGAAGTTCCACTTGAACCATCTGATCCACTTGATCCCGATGTGCCACTTGTACCGGAAGTTCCACTTGAACCATCACTACCAGATGTACCATCAACACCATCAATACCACTAATACCAGAAGTTCCAGAAGATCCATCTGATCCACTTGATCCTGATGTACCTGAAGTTCCGCTTGATCCATCTGATCCACTTGTACCAGAAGTTCCACTTGAACCGGAAGATCCATCAACACCACTTAAACCTGAAGTACCGCTCGAACCATCTGATCCGCTTGATCCCGATGTACCAGAAGTTCCACTTGAACCATCTGATCCACTTGAACCAGAAGTTCCTGAAGTACCATCAACACCATCAGAACCACTAATACCTGATGTACCGGAAGTACCACTCGAACCATCTGATCCACTTGAGCCAGAAGTACCTGATGTACCAGAAGATCCATCTGATCCTGAAGTTCCCGAAGTTCCACTTGAACCATCAGATCCGCTTGATCCTGAAGTACCACTTGTACCAGAAGATCCATCAGATCCGCTTGATCCTGAAGTACCACTTGTACCAGAAGATCCATCAGATCCAGAAGTTCCTGAAGTTCCACTTGAACCATCAGATCCGCTTGATCCTGATGTACCAGAAGTACCACTCGAACCATCTGATCCACTTGATCCAGATGTACCACTTGTACCACTCGAACCATCTGATCCGCTTGATCCGGAAGTACCGGAAGTACCATCAACACCATCAGAACCTGAAACACCGGAAGTACCTGATGTTCCACTTGAACCATCTGATCCACTTGAACCTGATGTACCGGAAGTACCATTTTCACCTGATATAACTAAAACTTCCCAATCAGGATTAGCATCAGGCGCAGTAGCACCAATAGCTATATTTGTATTAGCTATATAAACTTTATAAGGATAACCATATTTAACAACATCAAAAACACCATAAGGAGTTGTATTAACCCAAGTACCTACCCAATTTAATGATAAACCAGATGTTCCGGATGAGCCACTTGTACCTGATGTACCGCTTGTACCAGAAGAACCATCTGATCCACTAGATCCAGAAGTACCTGATGTACCACTTGAACCATCTGATCCACTTGATCCCGATGTACCACTTGTACCTGATGTACCTGAAGTACCATCAACACCATCGGAACCTGAAACACCAGATGTACCACTTGATCCACTTGATCCATCCGAACCACTTGATCCTGAGGTACCTGAAGTACCACTTGAACCATCTGATCCGCTTGATCCTGAAGTACCATCAACACCCGATGTACCATCAACACCATCAGATCCTGAAATACCTGATGTACCAGAAGTACCACTTGAACCATCAGATCCACTTGAACCTGAGGCACCCGATGTACCACTTGTACCGGAAGTACCTGAAGTACCATCTATACCCGAAGTACCATCAACACCATCAGATCCGGAAGTACCTGATGTACCAGATGTACCACTTAATCCACTTGAACCAGAAGTACCATCAACACCATCAACACCACTTATACCCGATGTACCGGAAGTTCCACTTGTACCGGAAGTACCTGACGTACCATCAACACCATCAGAACCACTAATACCAGAGGTTCCTGATGTACCGCTTAATCCACTTGAACCAGAAGTACCATCAACACCATCAACACCACTTATACCAGAAGTACCACTTGTACCAGAATTACCAGATGTACCGGAAGTACCATCAACACCATCAGACCCGGATACACCAGAGGTTCCGGATGTACCACTTAGTCCACTAGTGCCTGAAGTCCCATCAACACCTGATGTACCGGAAGTACCATTGGTACCACTTAATCCACTAGTACCTGAAGTACCATCAGAACCGCTAATACCAGATGTACCGGATGTACCATTAGAACCACTTGTACCGGAAGTACCGTCAACACCATCAACACCACTTATACCGGATGTTCCATTAGTACCACTTAATCCGCTTGTACCCGATGTGCCATCAACACCATCAGAACCACTGATACCAGAAGTACCTGATGTACCATTAGAACCACTTGTACCGGAAGTACCATCAACACCATCAACACCACTTATACCAGAAGTACCACTTGTACCTGAAGTACCTGATGTACCATCAACACCATCTGATCCTGAAATACCGGATGTTCCGGATGTACCGGATGTTCCTGAATATCCACTAGTACCTGAAGTACCACTTGTACCAGTACTTCCACTGCTTCCACTTCCCGCAGGAACCCAAGCAAAATTACCATCTGATGTAGTAGAAAGAACATAACCGGCAGTAGCACCACCATTTGAACCAGTATTTAACATAGAAGCTGTTAAACTATTTGGTTCAATATAAAATGAATAAGTTACACCACTTTGTGTAAAACCTATTGTAGATGTGCTATTAAAAGCAACATTTGCATTAAAATTACTTAACTTTTGACCTACATATTGCCAAGCTACAGCACGAGGACCACCCGTTGTAACACTTTGTATATAAGCTTTTCTTGTAGCATCATTAACTGGTAAAGCCTCAAAAGTCGATTGACTAAATTGAAAACCTAAACCACTATTTAATGCGGTATCAATTGGTGTTTTACCAATATCAAATCTAATCAAACCCGCAAAATAATCAACATCATAATAAGCACTACCATAAGAAATTGGTGTAGTACCATTACGATTATACATTATTAACTCATAACCAAATGAAGGAGCACCCGCCGCGTTAGGAACGTCAGAAGGATTTATTAAAGGTTTAACCCAATTGCTAGATGGAACGAAACCATCAATAGCAGCACTCGGAGTACCAGTATCTATAAACCATGTTTCATAGTTTGTTTGTGTTAAAGGATAAAGATATACAGGAGTAGAAAATATACCTGTGTAATCAGGAGCAGTTGATGAACTACCAACTTGTCTAACAACAATACCGTTTGAATATTGAGAAGCCGATGCTGTAGTAGGAGCATAAGATATCGAATCCATCCATACTTCAGTGGATCTGACATTATGCGCACTTTTATATAGCTCATTTCCTACAAGGTTATTAATTTCAGTTTGTACCTTTCCTAATGAGTGATAAAATGCTGCGGTTCTTTGTAAGTTTGTATTTTGATTAGACATACTCTATATATTTTTATTCCAACTCGATATTATCATATATACCTCTTAATTTGAAAAAAATTTCTTCAAACTGGGTTTTTGTTACAGGAATATTAAAATATTCTGTACCTAATTGAATCGAAAGAATAAAAATATCAGTGCCAGTGTTTGGATCCTTAAATAACTTAGTAATTTTGATATCTGTCATTTTATATTATCTTATTTTTTATTTTTTTTATTTATGATAAGTGAATATTTGTCATATTCAAATTTTTACCTCTTGTAGTACTTTTATAACCAATAAATAACCAAACCTTTTTAACCGTTGCTGGTAAAGTACCTTTCGACCATTGTATCTGTTGTGTACCATTATTTAAATTGTAAGTACCTGGAACTTGTCTAGTCGCATATGTAACCGGATCGCCAGAAACATATAAAAACTTATCAGGTGTATTACTTGAACCACTTGAATCAATACCAACCAATATTGCTAAATCATTTGTACCAGCACTACTCAAAACACCATTGTATTCCAAGTCAGCTTCTGTGAAATTACTTATGAAAGTAAAAATACCATTTGTAAATGATGAAGAATAAGCAGCATCTTTACCATATGAGGTAACATGCCATCTATAACCATTAGCAACTAACGATGTAGTAGCACCTGTGTTAATATTTGTATAAACGGTAAATGTCTTATTAGAACCTGTTAAACCAGAATAATCAATAGAAGCTGTACCATTTACTTTTGGATAAAATTGCGTAAAATTGGTTTGAGGAAATATAACTCTACCAAAAATATATTGCAACTCATCCGATGGTAAAACAACACTTGAATTAAATGAAGATGTACCACTAGTCAAAACACCAGTAGTTGATAATCTACTATTCTCACTATCCAATGGATTATCATTATAAGCAACTGAACCAGGAGTATAAGTGTCAAATAACATCAATCTACTAACAGATTGACTTGTACCAACAGCACCATAATCATAAATTGTAGCAGTTACATATGATGTTGGAGTATTACTTATTGTATTATTAGTTGAAAATCCTGGAACATATGAGCTACCAACATTTGATGTCAATGTTCTTGAATAAGTTAAACCCGATTTATTCCAATCTAATGTCCAACCACTAATAGTAGCACCAACACCTGGTTTACTACCATCAGCATAACCAGCATAACTACCAGAAGTAGCAAGATTTGTACAAGCTAATGTAATTTGATTAGTTGTTGGTATTGTAATATCATTTAATAAATTAATATTTGAAGCAGTAAAAGCAAATGTTGAATTAATAGCATAAAAAGCAACACCTGAATAATAAACTTTAGTAGCAGATAACTCATCAAAGTTAACACCACCTGCTATATTAGCACTTGAAACAGCACCATCATTATCATAGAAAACTGGAGTTACCTTAGTATAGTCATAAACACCAGATGTTGCTGAACCATTATTATTATAACCAGCACCAAATCCATTATAATGTACAACACGCCAGTTAAACTTACCACCATTAGGAAATAAAGTACCAACATCAATTGTACCATTGATAGTTGCTTGATATCTATCATTATCAGGAGAAAATCCTGTAACATTTATAGTTAATCCATTTGAAGATGTAGAACCAATACCACTTATAACATAACCAATTATAGAAGCTAAAGTAGATCCATCATGATTATAAAGATAAAAACTCATTGTTGTACCTGTACTAAAACAACCAAAACTTGTTGATGTGAAAGCTGTTATAGATGATGAGGAATTTAAAACATCTCTTGTTGTACCATTTGTAAAATCTGTTGTAGTAACCCAAGTACCAGTACCATAGTGACCACTAAAACCAGGTATAGCATTATAACCATTTGTAGTAGGTGTAGACACATATCTTGTATAAGGAGCATTATATAAAGTAGGGGTAAAATATCCAACATAAGTAGGAGCTGGAATCCAAACAGTTACAGTAGGCGAAACACCACTAACTAATTCACCAGTAGCTGTACCACCAGGATTAGAACCACTAACAGGTACATCCACAATACCACCTCTAAATATAATATGTTCAACATTACTAAATGTTAAACCTTGATTATAATCACTAACTGATATAGCAGCGCCCGTACTAGCAGGTACCCATGAAAAGCTACCATCATTTGTATTTGATAAAATATAACCCGCAGTAGCACCTCCATTTGAACCAGTATTTAAGGCAGAAGCTGTTAAACTTCCTGGTTTTACATAAGCAGATGCCGATAGACCACCAGGAACACTCTGTGTTATGAATCCAATAGTAGTAGTATCATTAAAACTAACTATATTAGAAGTACCATTAATACCGGATGTACCATCAATACCAGATGTACCATCTTTACCAGATGTGCCACTCGAACCGGATGATCCCGATACACCACTAGTACCTGAAGAACCTGAAGAACCTGATATACCAGAAGAACCGGATGGGCCTGTTAGTCCGACAATATTTGTATATCCAATGCTACCATTGGAATTTAATACAAGAAAGCTATAAGTTGGTGAAGTTGATGTTAAGCTTACATTATAAATGTAAACATAACCATCTGAACCAACAACAAAAGCATCGGATCCGTTATTATTAAGGGCTCTAAACGGAGGTAAACCTTGCTGACCCTGAACAATTAGACTAGTTTGTATCTTTTGAGACATTTCTTGTTTTTATTTTTATGACATTATAACAACTCTACCATTTGAAAAAGTAGCAGTCGTCATAACATCTATTGTATTCAATGATGTTTTTCTAATAGAAGGTATAATTATATCTCCTGTATTTTCATCCCAGAAGTTAAATATTATAGCACTTGTATTAAGATTATGTGATATTGAATATGTAGCATTAGCATTAAATGATTGAGTTGCTGTATATTTACTAACTCCATGTTGCCAAGTAGCATGACCGTTTGAATCTGATGTTAAAACATAACCAGCTGAAGCACCACTAGGTAAAACTAAATTATTTAATACCGAAAATGTCGGAGAAGAAACAATAACTTGTGAACCATCATCATATATTGATGATGTAGCAGTCAACATATAAGATGTCTGCCATCTTGGAACATAATTAGGTTGACCTAATCCATTTATCTGGGCAAAGTAAATATTTGAATAAGTACCATAATCGTTAAAGGTACCTGAACCAACTGTTAAAGAACCATTAGCAACAACTACTTCACCATAGTTATTCAAAGTACCTTCAATATCCATATTACCATAAATCCAATATTGAGTGCTAGGCGGAACTGTAATAGTCTCACCACTAGCTATATAATACTTATTACTCAAACCAGTACCTGAACCACTTGAAGAAGGGTTTAATAACTCAAATCCAGTTCCATCATAAGTAACAAAGTATTGATAATTTGTAGTTAATTCATTAGTTATAATATCTGTTAAAGAAACACCATCTGTCTTTCTTAACGACTTATGAGGTAATCCATTTATACTTAATGAAACGCTTGCGCCAGTATTTGTTGTAGCAAACTTAACAATGTATAATGTTTCTTGGTCATAAGCATTAAAATAAGGACTACTAACAGCTGAGTAACTAGCACCATTTGATGCAGATGCCGCTAAATATCTAACTTGACTTTCTTTTTCTTTTTGCCAAGAACCTGATGAATAAGAACCCTCATATCTATAAATAGCATTATCCTCATCATTAACTCTAACAGACATACCATCTACAGGAAGAGTGTAATTCCAATTATTTAATACTGAACTCCACTGAGCAACAAATCCAGGTGCATTAGATGACCAGTTTGTACCACTAACAACATCTGAAGGTTTTCTACCAACTAAATATCTATCACCATCACTATTACTTATAGGCTCAGTAGTTAAAACAGTTATAACAGGATTTAACCAATCACCACCACCTGAACCACCTGAACCACTAAACTCTTTCCAGTTTAGATTATCAGTTATAACATTTGAACTATACCCATAAGATAACTGATATGTTTTATTATCATTAATAACATAACACATCATACCCCACTCTCTTCTAGCAGTCATAATAGCATCTCTATCTGTACTTGAAGTAGCGGTGTGTAAACCACCCATTATCTCATTTGCAAATGCCGATGCTATCAAATCCAATGAGTCATTGGGTCTAATCGCCGCGGTTACAAGTGTTCCTATATTTTGTGACATATTATCTTATCTTATATTTTTTTCATTAGCTTATTACAAAACTAGCAATTGGTGAATTTTGTGCCGTATTGGATATCCAAACGTCATAATTTACAACATAACCATACATATTTGTATGTGAAACTCCGCTTCCTATCTTAGTAAATGCAGTATTTGGCAAACCATTAACTGTAAATGATGGCGCTCCATAAGAAGAAGGCCAAGCAAATACTAAATATTGACCCGCACCATTAATACCATTATAAGTACCAGCTCTTGATGTAGATAATGCCTTACCAGAACCAACACCGGCACCTGTTGCCCAAGCTGGTTGAGTACCAACAATAGTCATACTAGGTAAAGCAAAAGTTGGTGTTTTACCCCAATAAACTGCTGAACTCCAATTAAGTGATGTTGATGATGAAACGGTACTTGTACCATTAGGTATATCTGAAACTGTCATAGAAAATGTTGTATTTACGTTTTGTGTAGCTGTAGCAGCTTGTGTGCCTGATTGATTATTACCAGTAACCGAAATAGGTGTACCGTTAACAATAATAGATGTTATAGATTTACTACCCTTGGTAGCTGACCAACTTAATGTTAAAACATTACTACCACCAAATTCTCTCGTACCTCCACCACCTAAAGAAGCAGAAGGGGCTATATAAGGGTAAAGCAAAGCATCCCACATTTGTTGCATTGTTTGATTACTAAATGTAGTACCAGCTGGTATACCACCAATAGTATAAGGAGTAGGTGTAGAATTAGAGTAAACAGAAGAAGCTGAGGCTGATTGACTAGCAACCATCTGAACATCTAATATTCTTTCCCATAAAGTATAAACCGAGTTTCTAACATTAATAGCGTCAATTTGATTAGCGGTATTATCTGGTAATTGGTTTAGTAACTCAGGGAGAGTTGAATATTCATTAGCTGATGCACTACCTCCACTATATGTACCTATTATCATTTAAATCTATCTATTTTTCTTATATATTAAATCCTAAGAATCTTTATTTGTTATTTAATTAAAAATATATTATCTTTGCCATCTATAATAATCATATGAAAGACGAATTACTTAAATTAATTGAGGAAAAATCACCAGGTGCTAAACCTCTATATCTTGTTATTAGAGGATCACATGCCTATGGAACAAATGTTGAAACATCAGATACTGACTATGCTGGTGTTTTTATACAATCAATTGATGATATCTTAGGAAATAAATATCGAGAACAAATAAACGATGATAATAATGATACTGTTATTTATGAAGTTCGTAGATTTCTTGAACTTTTAGGAAGTAACAATCCTACTGTACTTGAATTACTCAATACTCCTGAAGATTGTATTATCTATAAAGACCCTGCTTTTGATATAATTCTAGAAAATCGTGAAAATTTTATCACTAAAATCTGTGCTAAATCTTTTGGTGGTTATGCTAAAATGCAAATTCAAAAAGCAAAAGGTCAAAATAAAAAACAAAACTGGGAAAAAGATAAAGTAACTCGTAAAGAAGTACTTGACTTTGTTTATGTAATTGAAGGTGAAAAATCCATTCCTTGGAAAGTTTGGAATAGCGATGGTAGATATGAAGAAAAATTCATTGGTGTTGTTAATGTTCCAAATGCTAGAGATATTTATGCAGTTTATTATGATAACGCTGCTAGAAATATGTTTTCTGAAAGTATTTCAGAACAAGATAGAAATGGTCTAATTAAACTTCAAAAGGAATCTGGTCAACCAATGGGATTTGGTTATAAAGGTCTTGTTAAAACTGGTGAAGGTGCTAACTCAGCCGAATCAAATCAACTAAGACTTTCTTCTATTCCAAAAGGTGAAACTCCTATCTGTGTTGTTACTTATAACAAAGATGGTTATACTCAACACTGTAATGATTATAAATCTTACCAAACTTGGTTAGAGAATAAAAATGATGCTCGTTGGGTAGATGTGAAATCACACGGTCAAAAAATTGACGGTAAGAATATGCTTCATTGTAAACGTCTAATGGAAATGGCTCGTGAAATTGCAGAAGGAAAAGGAATTAATGTTCGTAGACCAAATGCTAAAGAACTAATTGCTATTAGAAAAGGAGAGGTTGATCTACAAACACTAATTGATAATGTGGAAAAAGAGATTGTTGAAATTGATAAACTTTTTGATAATTCTTCACTACCAGATAATGTAGAATTAAAATTTATTCATAATTTAATTGTAAAAATTAGAAAACAAATATATAAACTATGATAGTTAATTACTTATTAGTCCTTTTTATTGGTGTTTTTCTGGGTGGTCTATTAGCTAAGTGGTCAAATAAACTATCCGAAAAGATATCACATAATAAAATCATTCTTGATAAGAATAAGCAATTCAGACAAATCTTAGAAAAGGTTAATACAAAAAGATCTAGATTTAAAAATCGTATAAACAATACTGTTTATATTGGTGTTAAGCTAGAGGACTACGGCAAAGTAGATGTTATTCTTTTTTTAGATAAAAATGACTTGGTTATTTTTAAGAATGATAAGTGTATAATGACTTCTGATTTAGTTGAAAAAGAATTACTATCTAAAGTAGTAGAGTCAATCTATAAAGTACATTATCATAAAATAGAAGATGTTGTTAATGTATTAGGATTAACATTCTCAAGAGAAGATTTTGAAAAGTCATTTGGTATAACAGTTCAAGAGTTGAACCAAAGAATAGATAATATGAAATCAATGAACTCGGATATTTCTGATGTTAGTAACATTATTAAAAAGAATAGTACTAGATTAGATATAAATGAAATTCTTGATAGAATTAATGAAGTAGGTATTGATAATTTAACAAAAGAAGAAAAGGAATTCTTGAAAAATTACAATAAAAATGATTAGACTCATATCAGTAGATTCATTAGTAAATGAAATCTATAAAAGAATTAAGGAAAACAAACCATTTGATAACAATCTAAAACCTTTTTCTCATGAACAAGTTAAAATGGCTTTAGATTTCTTTGAGTATAAAGAAGATTATGAAAAGTGTCAGGTATTAAATGAGTTTATTAATAAGCAATTTAAACACGGAGGTGATTATTTAAAATAAAAATAGGGAAGTTTATCTTCCCTATTTTTTTATATTTTTTATTATCTTATTTCAATAAAGCATAAAACTCATTAAAGTGTTTAATACGATCATCTAAACCAATAGTACCACCATTTACTCTTTTTGTTACAGCTGTTACAGTAGCAACATCAGCACCTTTATCGCAGATAGCCCAAAGTTTATTTGAATCAAAGAAATAAGCAGCAGAAGCTAATGGGTATTTAGTAGCAACTAAATCTGGATTAGCAACACAATCTTCACCAATAAACTTAGTAAATCCAGTATAGTTTGATTTACCAGTTAATTGAATATAACCTCTACCTCTAAATTTAAATCCTTCTCCCGTTGATTCTGAACCATTACCCATTCTATCAGCATATACTTTAGAAGCAATTTTTTCAGGATTTCTAGCATAAGAAGGCGCTGTAGCTGAATTAAAATATCTACCAAATATCTTAACAAGACCATCAGCAGAATAATTTAAGTTTTCAGAAATTGCTTTGAAACCACCACTCTCATGACCACACTGAGCCAAGAAGTGAGCTAATCTTAATGGATTAGTAATGTTGAATTTTGCTGCTGTATCAGGGATTTGAGCGATAACAGCGTCAGGAACGTGTCCTTTTAGATTTTCTAATTTAAATTCACTTGGTGGAATAACAACATTAGAAACAGGAGCCGCAACTGGTGCAGAAACACCACCGAACATTTTACTCCAAGTTCCATCACCAACTAGACCATCAGCTGTTAATCCATTAGCCGATTGCCATTCTTTAACAGCTTTTTCTGTTCCAGGTCCAAAAGAACCATCCGCTGCTAAACCTAATTTTTCTTGAAGTTGTTTCACTTCATTTCCTTTAGATCCTACTTTTAGTAACATATATTTTTATTTTATTTTGATTTATATATTACAATAAGGAATTAAAAAAAATCCATTCAGATTATAAAGTAATTATAATTAGTGTTAAGAGATTATCATGATGTTACATGATTTAAGAAATCCAGATAAAATAACCTTTAAACTCATCTTTGAAATTGAAACCATTGTCTAAACAATCACTTATAAGTTTTTTAGCTAAATCTCCTGTTAAGATATTTTCAATTTTAGTAGTAAAAGCGTCTTCTTTAATTAAATCAGAAAGTTCAATAGAAATGTGTTGAGATAATTCAATTTTCTTTTTAGAAAGCTCACCATATAAATGCTCAACTATATTTGTTAAAATAACATCCATTTCTTCTTTAGAATAAATAACAACTTGAACATCATGATTATTCCAATCGCTAATTTTGAATATGTGTTTATCAGCGTCAACAATATCAATATCACCTAAATTAGTATCAAAATGATCGGCTAATACTTTTTCCATTTGTTGAGTAGCCTTTTCAATACCTTTATAAAGACACTGTTTCATAGAATGAATTTTGAATTCTTCTGACTCAAACATTTTAAAAGATTCAAAAGTAATAACACCATCCTTTTCCATACTTTCTCTATCTTCAATTATATCTTTTAATATAATAGAAGCACCTTTGATATCTTTAAGTTTATTTCTTTCTAAGAATCTATTAAATCTTTCAGAACCAGGTTGTAAGTATCTTTTAAGGTTAGAAGGTCTAATCTTATTCTTTTCAGTATATTCATCCACCAAATCATTAATCATTTGGTAATACTTATTAGCATCTTCTCTATTGTTAATTGACATATTATTTTGATTTATTTAATTCATTCCACTCTTCTTCATGTAATTCCTCTATTTCATCAGAATCACAGTGTTTACAAGACTTACATTCTTCGTCATCTTTCCAGATGTTATCACATTCATCACAACTGTAGTAATAGCTTGGTTTTGGATCAATTTCTTCTTGAGCCAATTCAAAACTTTCATATTTTTTTAGGTGTTTCATAAATCTTTTGTATATTTGTATTGTAGTATATATAAAAAATATTTTACTACTTTTTAAAACAAAAGAATAAAAAAATGATATATAATATTCAATAACTTTAATAATTAAAAACAAAACAAAAAAAACAACAATTATGAGAAAAATCGCGTTCGTGCTTTTAGCATCAGCAATTTTAGCTTCTTGCGGTAGCGGAGCTGAAAAAACTTCAACTTCAACATCTGACTCTACTAAGGTAGCAGTTGACACAACAGCAAAATCTGTTGATACAACAGCTACAAAAGCAGTTGATACAGCTGTTAAAGCTGCTAAGTAATTAGCTGACTAACTAAAAAACTGAGAGACTTAGAGTCTCTCTTTTTGTTTTAAATAATTTTAATATGAGAATAGAATGCCAAGATAATTTAGAATTTATGAAATCAATAGAGGATAATTCTATTGATCTTATATACTGTGATATTCTATATGGTACTGGTCGTAAATTTTCTGACTATCAAGACTTAAAGCCAATTAAATCAGATATAGATGAACATTATATACCCCGTATAAAAGAAATGCACCGTATTTTAAAAAGCACCGGTACAATCTATTTACAAATGGATACTAAAATTAATCATTGGATTCGTTGTATTATGGATGATATCTTTGGATATGATAATATGAGAAATGAAATCATTTGGTTTTATAATACAGCACCAAGAAAAAAGTCCGACTTTGGTAAAAGACACGATATAATTTATCGATATTCAAAAACTGATAAGTATAAATTCAATCCAGTTAGAGAACCTTACTCTTTAACCGCACCAAGAGGCTATGAGAAAGAAAAATACTACCACCCAGAAGGCAAAGTAATTGGTGATGTTTGGCAAATGAATATATTAGGTCAAAATGATAAAAAGGAAAGAGTTGGTTATGATACTCAGAAACCAAAGTCTTTAATAGAAAGAATTATCAAATCATCTTCAGATGAAGGAGACTTAGTAGCCGATTTTTATGCCGGATCACATACTACAGGAGAAGCCGCTCTAGGTTTGAACAGAAGGTATATTGGATGTGATATAAATCCAAGAAGTTTAGAAATCGGAATAAAAAGACTATCAAAATTTTTGAAAAAATAACATTATATGAGTTTAATTTCTCATAATTAGACAAAGACAAATTAATATATACGATATGAATTTGTCTCAATTAAAAGATTACTATAATAAGAAAGATGTTGAGTTCATAGTAAGAGAAAACTATGAATTAGTAGAGGATAAAGAATATATCCCAAGATTTACATTGAAAAATGTAAAGGATATTGCTAACATTCCAATCAACGAGCCAATAAAATATTCTGATTCGATTGCTATAAAGGCCATTAAATATGGTATGATTTTCCTTATTAACTATAAAGGTGCTGAAGATAATCACTTTGCTGGTCATGAGAGAGCCGTCTATTTCATGGTTTTAGGTCGTTCAACCAAAGGTAAAACACTTTTAAGAGGTTGGCACTTAAATGGTTGGTCTGTATCACAAAAGAGACACACTGAAAAAATCTGGCGTTTATTTAGAACAGATAGAATTCTTTCTATGACTTTCACTGGTTCATTCTATAGATTAGCACCGGTTGGTTATAACATGAATGATAAAGGTATGAGAGGTGGTATCATAGCTAAGGCTGATTTCAATGAAATTAGAAGAAATCAACAATCATTATTAACACAGAATAAAATTCAAAACAGAGAAGAAGTTACTTTAGGTGATGAGGAAAGAAAATCGGTAACTATTAGAACAAAAAATACAGAATCAGTTTTAGACTTAAACAAACCATTAGAGAATGCTTATGTGAATAATATAAAAGACATAGCTACAGCCAAGATATCATTTCTAAAAAGTATTTATGGTAATAAATATATTGCAGTGTTAGGTGCTTTAGGTCAACCAGGTAACACAGTTAAGGTTTTAGATGATAAAGGTATAAATATCGGTGTTTATAAGGTTTTAGATTCAACAACAGGTCAAGTTCTTAAAAGTATTAAGAAAGTTAAAGGCAATGCTGTTTATGACCTTTACTTATTCGATAAGAAAATATAATTTTCAACTTTAATATATAATTCAAACCTTATTATATTATGATATTCGATTTTAATAAATTTATTAATGAAGAAATAAGTATCTCTAAACTAGATGATGCAACTTTAAAGTCTACAAAAGAACATTTTATGTTTAGACTTAATGAATATCGTACATACATATTAGCCAATATACATTATAACACACTTACTAATAAAATAGAATATAAAAACTTTGATAAAATTGATATTAAAGTTATAATGAGAGAATTAACAAATGAATATACATTAGAATTTATTCAAGAGTTAAACGTAGAAGCATTTCTTAGAAAAGTAAATCAGATTTTAGAACTAAGAAAAAGAAATACTAAAAGAAAAGTAAGAGAAGCATTTGATGAGTATTATCAATCAATTGAAGAAAGAATTCAACAAGTAAAAAATGCTGGTGAACCTGAATCTGGTGAACAATTTGAGATACCAGGTGGTGAAGGCTCGATTCTTCCAAGAAAACAATATGAATCTGAAAAATACCAAATACAAGTTGAGTTATTAAAATTACAAGAATGGGTTATTAAGAACCAAAAAAGAGTAGCTATTGTATTTGAAGGTAGAGATTCTGCTGGTAAAGGCTCAACAATTAAAAGATTTACAGAATATTTGAATCCAAAAGGATTTAAAGTTGTGGCTTTAGGTCTACCAACCGAAGAAGAAAAGAAAAATTGGTTTGGAAGATATGAAAAGCATTTACCTAAACCAGGTGAAATAGTTTTCTTTGATAGAAGTTGGTATAATAGAGCTGTTGTTGAACCCGCTATGGGTTACTGCACAGAAGAACAATATAAAGACTTTATGGATAAAGTTGTTGATTGGGAAGAAGATTTAATAAGTAATGGTTTAATACTAATTAAGTTCTGGTTTTCTATCACACAGGAAAAACAAATCAAAAGATTTGAGCTAAGACAACAAAGTCCTTTAAAGTATTGGAAATTCTCACCAAATGATGCTAAAGTATTAGACAAGTGGGAAGTAATAGGTAACTTCAAAAACCAAATGTTTACAAAAACATCAAGTAGAATGTCACCTTGGGTTATTATTAACTCAAATGATAAAAAGATAGGTAGATTAAATGCTATGAGGTATGTACTTTCTGATATAAACTATGATGGTAAAAATCCAGAAATTGCAGAATACTACCCAGAAGTAGTTACAGTATTAAAGTAAAAAAATCAATATATAAATTTAATATATAAAAAAAAAATTAAAAACTGAATATGAGTATTAAATCATTTAATTCATTTAATGAAGCAAAAGGTGAAAAATGGATCCAAGATGCTATCAAAAATCCAGGTGCTTTGAAAAAGTCTATGGGTAAAAAAGAAGGTGAGAAAATCTCTAAATCAGAGATTAATGCCGAATTAGCTAAATTAAAAGCTAAAGATAAAGATCCTAATAAGCCAGGTGCTCAATTAGGTAAAAAAGATGCTACTAAATATAAGAGATTAAATTTAGCTAAAACATTAAAATCATTAAAAGAACACCAAGAAGAAGGTAACTATATGTTTTTTGGTAACTTAGAAACAATGAAAAGACTTGTTGATGAGTTGTTAGCTATGGATCGTGAAGATATCGATGCTATCTTAATGGAACATGATTGGGCTTCTGATCATATCTCTGTTGCTACTGAAAACTTAGAGCAAGTATTTGATTTCTTAGCTGGTCATGAAAATCCTGAACACGATATGGAGCACGAAATGGACGAACATGAAATGATGGATGATAATGAAATGGAAGAAGAAATGCAAGATGAAGAAGAATCTGAAGAAATGCAAGATGAAGAAGAAATGAGTGGTATAAAAAGCTTCAATAACTTTCAAAACTAATAATATAAAATTATAATAAAAACCTCTTAGAAATCTAAGAGGTTTTTTTATACAGTATAAACAAATACAAATTTATTTCATAAAAGTAATATGAAGGAAATTGATGAATTTTTACACTTCCTATTAGAGCATGAATCCGATGAAAGAATCAGTTTCACTAAAAAGATGAAATATGGTTATAGATACTACTATATCAGCTTTAATATTGATGATAAACCAGAAGAAGATAACAATAAAAATCAATCCTATGGTTCTATAAGAGGTTATAGAATCTCAGATTCAATTGAAGTAGTTGTTGATAATAGAAATACTTGTATTGAATTGATACATGATAATGGAATGGAAAACATTATAATTGAAGATAAACAGTTAGTAGATAAATGGAGTGGTATATTAGAAGAATATATAAACAAAGATGTTTCTACAAAAGTAAAAGATGTTATAGAAAATGCTTTAAGCTCTTGTTATAATAAGAATTTACACAGAACATATCAAATGAAAAAAATACTACCAGATAATGAATCTTTATAATCAAGAAGAAATAGATAGAATAACCAAGGTTAAAGAAACTAACGATAAGTTAGAAGAATTTTTTAATGATAAAAGAGCTGATTGGAATAAAAATGTTGAGCCGTTATTTAAGGTTTTAGCTGTTGATTTAAGTAACCCATCAAACTCTAAACAAATTTTAGAAGCTCAATCTATTGCTTTGTCGTTTAGACAACAAATTAATGAGCAAATTAACTTTTTCTTAAATAAAAGAAGTAAAGAAACTACCAAGATTAAGAAATTAAGACAAGATAAGTTTGTATTCTATGCAACTGGATTTGGTATTAAAACAAATTTAGGTGAAAAAGGTATTTTAATTGACGGTCATATCGCAGAAAATGATAGATGTATCGAATTAATTGAATCTTATATTGAATTTTTAAGAGATACAGTTAGAAACTTAGAGTCATTAGGATTCTCTATTAAGAATATGATTGAGTTGATGAATTATCTTGGTAGATAATTATTCTTTATCTTTTAATTTCTCACCAATTTTAGTTTTGATACCAGATTTTTCTAACTGTTCGATACCTGAACCACATTCACTACAGAAATCTCCATCTTCTTCTATTATCTTACCATTACATCTATCACACACTTCACAATCACCAGAAACAGAATGTAAGAAGTAACAATCTTTTGATGGTATATTTGATAAATCACCCATTTTCTTACTCAAGAAGCACATAGTATCAATGAATGGATAATTCTTGAAGTCACCGTCTAATTTCACTTTGACTTCACCCATTAAAGGTTTGCCTTTATACATAAACTTAATGTTATCTTCAACATAACTATTATTCTTTTGTTTATAAAGGAATCCTTTTTCTTCAGCAAAAGCTTTGAATTTAATTACATCAGAGTCAGCATTAGTATAAACTCTATCCATAAAGTATTTAGCTTCACAAGGAGATTCTTTTAACTTCCAAACAAGAGCACGACCGTGTATTTTATCATCACTATCAATTAAAATAAGTAATTGAACTTTTCTTGGATTTTCTGTATAAACTCTGAATGTATTTTTACCTTCATCAGCCATACAAGAACCACCTAAAGAACCATGACTTGAATAATAGTTCTTCATTTGATAATATTTGTGAATATCTTCACCGTTAACTAATCTAAATTCTCTAGATGTATCAACTTTAAGAGATTTGAAAGCATTTACAAAATCCTCATAATCTTTATCATTTATAGAAGAATCTACTCTATCTGAAATATCAGCAATTTTAAGTAAAGCTCTTACAAGTTTACCAACTTTAACTTCACTTCTACCTTTTGAGTTATATGGTAAAGCAGGATCATCATCTTGGTCCCAATCTTTTGGTACTTTATTAGATGGTAAAAAAGATATAAAATCTTCTTTATCAGTTACATCAAAAAAGTTCTGTTTAGTATCGACATCTGGAAACCAATCTTCGGACTCAATAGTATCAACAATAGCATTTGCTATTTCACCAACTTTATCATCCATCTCAGCCATCTTTTTTAATTTTACCATAAGCTCGCTAGATGCATACAAGATGTCTTCATTTAATGAAAATAACTCTGCCTTTAATTGTTGTAATAAAAAACCATTATACCCTTTTATCATATAAGTATATATATTAAATTTATTTATACAAAAAATAAAATTCAAATAAACAATTCTTAAAAAAGTTGTATATTTGTAAACAAATTTATCATATCATGGATAAAAACTATACAATAGGAGCCTTAGTAGGACGATTTCAAGTTCATGAACTACACGAAGCTCATCACTACTTAATTGACCAAGTAGTTAAAAATCATAAAAAAGTTATTTTGTTTTTAGGTGTACCAAAAGTTGTTGGTACTAAAAAGAATCCACTAGATTACGATTCCCGTAAAAAGATGATTCAACATCACTACCCAGATATTGTTATTCTTGCTTTACCAGACTTCGGTGATGATAAAAGATGGTCACATGAATTAGATAAAAGAATTCGTGAAGTGTATGCTGTAGGTGATGTTCTTATGTATGGTGGTAGAGATTCATTTATTCCTTATTATAAAAATGGTGGCGGTCAGTTTGATTGTCAAGAGTTAGACCAATATACTTTTGTATCCGGTACAGAAGTTAGAAAAATGGTTTCATCAGAGGTTAAAGATTCTTCCGACTTTAGAGCTGGTGTTATCTACCAAGCTTATAATCAATATCCTAAAGTACATCCTTGTGTGGATGTTGCTGTTGTGGAAAATGATAAAGTTCTTTTAGCCAAAAGGCCTTATGAAGATGCTTGGAGATTTATTGGTGGTTTTTCTAAACCAACAGATACAAGTTATGAACATACAGCTCGTAGGAAAGTTAGTGATGATGCGGGTGTAAACTTAGTAATAACAGGTCTTGAATATATTGGTAGTGCTCAAGTACCAGATTGGAGATATCAAAGTGAAGAAGATAAAATTATGACAATTCTTTACAAAGGAACTAAAGGTTGGGGTAGAATTGAACCATCTGATGATGTTTCTGAGTTGAAGTTTTTTAAAATAGAAGAATTGAATGATGATATGATTGTAAATGAACACAAAATATTATTAAAAATGTTTTTAGAAGATGTAAAAGAGAAATAAAATGGTTTAGTATATTTTATATATATAATATGAATAAAATATACGCACTAAAAGACCCAATATCTGATGATATAAGATACATTGGTAAAACAAAAAATGATCTAAAGAAAAGATTATATGAACATTGTACAATTAGAAATCTAAAAGAAAAAAATCATAAAAATAATTGGATTAAATCTTTATTAAAATTAAATCACAGACCAGTTATCATTCTTATAGAAGAAGTGGTTGATTCTGATTGGCAAGAAAGAGAAATATATTGGATTGAATTTTATAAAAATATAGGAAATAATCTAACAAACGGTACAAATGGAGGTGATGGTGGAAACGGAGCTAAAAGATCAAAAGATTACATTGAAAGGCTTATTGATATAAAAAGGAAAAATGGCACACTTACCAGAAGTGATGAATGTAGAAAAAGAATATCAGAATCACATAAAGGTAAAAAATTGAGTAAAGATCATTCAGATAAATTAACCGCTTATGGTGAAGGAAAAAAGAAAAAAATAGTACAGTATGATAAAGATGGTAATTTTATAAAAATATGGGATGGTATAAGAATGTGTGCTCGTGAATTAAATATCAAACATGAAGGAATTATAAGATGTTTAAATAATACACAAAAATACTATAAAGATTACATTTGGAAATACGAAACTGAAGACTTAAAAAAATAAACATATATGAACGTAAACACTTCTCCTGTCACTTATTCATCCATTGTTGAGATTGGTGAATTGGCGGCAAAATTAGAAAAAGAAACAGGTGATAAATATCTTAAACTTCATCGCGGAGTTATGGATGTCACAACAATCGATTTGAATTCATTTGCTCAAAACATTGACTTCAATCAAAAGAAAATTCAACAATATGGTGGTAATGATGGTGATGCCAACCTTATTGAAACCATAAAAGATAAATTCCATCTTAAAGAACACTATGTAATGACTGTTCCAGGTGGAATGGCTACATTAGATGTTGTTATTAATTCACTATCAGATAAAACATTCTGGGTTCCTAAATATCACTGGGGTTCTTGGAATAAAATTCTTACTATTCATGGTAAAGAAATCAAAACATTTAATGACTTTGATATCAAGAATGTTAGATGTGTTGATCCAATTGAAGGATTTAGCGGTGTTGTAATGTTATGTTACCCATCAAATCCAACAGGGTACGCGCCTAAATTTGAGGACTTAAAAGCTTTTGCTGATATTTGTAAAGAAAGAAATCAAACTCTTATTCTTGACTTACCTTACTATTATTTATTCAATGAAATGTCTGATAAGATATATGAACTTTATTCAGATAACGTAATTGTTATTTCTTCATTCTCTAAATCAGTTGGTTTATCGGGATTAAGAATTGGTTACATTGCTACTAAGAATAAAGAATTGTACGACACAATGAAGATTCGTTCTTTGTATAAGTATAACTCTATTTCAACAGTGCCTCAAGAGATTATCAATCAACTTCTTACTTCTAATCAAGGACAGATGGCTTTTGATAATTATAGAATGAAAACAAAACATCATATCACAAAGAACATTCAATATCTTTCTGATAATGGTTTGTTATTTGATGAATATACCGATATTCCAACTGGACCATTTGCTATCATCAATAAAACATTTGATGAATTACTTTCAGCTAAAATTTCAAGTGTACCTTTGAATAAATTCACATTCAAAAACACAGAAGAAAAGTTGAAAAACGTATCAAGAATTTCTGTATCAGTAGACCATGAAATATTTGTGGAATATTTTGACAGATTATTAAAAAAGTCGTAAATTTGTATAATAAATCTATAAGTTATGTATAACAATAACATTTTAACACTGACTGACAGTTACAAAGCCACACACTGGAAGCAGTATCCGAAAGGATCAACAAAAGTTTACTCTTATCTTGAATCAAGAGGTGGTAAATTTAACAACACAATGTTCTATGGCTTACAATACTTTATCAAACAATATTTGTCTGGTCAAGTTGTAACAGAACAAAAAATTCAACAAGCTAAAAAACTTTGGGATGCCCATTTAGGACCAGGTCTCTTCAATGAATCTGGTTGGAGACATATCCTAGACAAACACAACGGACATTTACCAGTTCGCATCAAAGCTGTTCCAGAAGGAACCGTAGTTAAAACAGGAAACGTTCTTGTTACAGTTGAAAACACTGACCCAGAAGTTCCTTGGTTAACTAACTTCTTAGAAAGTATCTTACTACAAGTTTGGTACCCAATTACAGTTGGTACACTTTCAAGAGAAGTTAAGAAAAATCTTATCAACTATCTTAAAAAAACAACATCTTACAACCCAGAAGAAATTAGTGGTGTGGTAGCTTTCATGTTACATGATTTCGGTTTCAGAGGTGTAAGTTCTGTAGAATCTGCTGGTTTAGGTGGATCTTCTCATATCATCAACTTTATGGGAACTGACACTGTACCTGCTATCTTGTTCGCTCAAGAGTTCTACAATACTGAGAATCCACTAGCTTTCTCAATTCCAGCTTCTGAGCATTCTACAATGACTTCTTGGGGCGAACCATTCGAAGTCAAAGCAATGGAAAATATGTTAGATTCATATCCTACTGGCTTAGTTGCTTGTGTATCTGACTCTTTCGATATCATTCGTGCTTGTAGAGATTATTGGGGAACAGCTTTAAGAGATAAAATCTTATCTCGTGATGGACGTTTAGTAATTCGTCCTGACTCAGGTGATCCAGTACAAACGCTAAAACAAATCTTCCATATTTTATGGGATAAGTTTGGTGGAACAACTAACGACAAAGGGTTCAAAGTACTTGACCCACATGTTAGAGTAATCCAAGGTGATGGTGTTAACTATGAATCAATCTCAGACATCTGTAATATGATGATTGAAGAAGGATTCTCAATTGAAAACATCGCATTTGGAATGGGTGGTGCTCTTCTACAAAAAGTAGATAGAGATACTCAAAAATTCGCCTTCAAATGTTCTTCTATCACTATCAACGGTGAAGAAGCCGAAGTTCGTAAAAATCCAATTGAGATTAACGAGAAAGGCGAAAGAGTACAGTCTTTCAAAAAGTCAAAAGCTGGTCGTTTGAAATTAGTAAATGGTCAAACCGTTGAACATTCACATGATGAAGATGGAGACGAATTGGTTGAAGTATTCTTAAATGGTAAAGTCATGAAAGAATGGACGTTTGAGGAAGTTCGTGAACGTGCTCAAGTCGAAATTCAAATTGAAGAAATGGCTTAAAACTAAAAACCCTCTGATTTCTCAGAGGGTTTTTTTATTATTTCTTTTTCTTTCTAGCTTTTGCGGCTTTCGCTTTAGTCCATAAATCAGCGTCAGCTTTTCTAGCACCACCAGCACCAGTAATAAATGAGTTTACTCTTCCAAAAGCCCACTGGTGTTGAGCTACACCCGGTCTGTGACCAGCGTTCCAAGCTTGCATTCCTTTAGAAAATACTTTTCTTAAAATACCAACTGGAATTCCAGATGCTTTTGATTTCTTTTTTAATGAAGCAGTTACACCAGAATCTTTAGATTCATTAATATCTTCTTCGGTTATAAACTTTGAGTAATCTTCAAATAAAGATTCAAATGTTAATAAGTATTTCATATTATTTTTATTTTTTATTTATCACCAAACATTCTTTGGTATGCTTTTGTAGCAGCAGATTTTTTAGTTTTAACTCTTTTGCCTTCTCCACCTTTACCAGATGTGTAGTCGGCATCCCAGTCTTTTTTATATTCTTTCTTACCTCTGAATGTGTCAATTTCTTTTTTCATTTTACCAGGATTCTTAGTTAGATATTTTCCAGGTATTTTGCGACCCTTATATCTTTGAGCTTTTGGTCTACCCTTTCTTGATTCTGATATACCTAAAATAGATTGAATATCCTTTTCTATGATTTCCAAGCCTTCATCAATAGACTCAACATTATTCTGAAAGTCTATTTTACCACCAGCTGTTTTAGTTACATGTAAATCATCAATGTCAAAGTCATATCTGATAGATAATTCACCCATTGAAAAAGTAACCGTTAATTCGTGGTCATTTTTATTTTCCCATTCGTAGATTATGTTATTACCATCAGTTGCGCCGTCAACAAGGTCTTTCAACTCTTGCATTTTAGCATCAATATAACTTTCACTTTCTACAAATTCTCTAATAAACTCATTCCATTTTTTAATCATACCTTATATATTAAAACTAAATAAACAAAATTGATATTTTTGAATATATCATGTAGTAAATTATACCTTAACTATGGCAAATAAAGTAAAATTCAAAATCAATAGTGATAAGTTCTCAGACTTTATCTCTAAATTAGATGATTTGACCAAAATCGAAGACACTATCAAATTAAAAATTGATAATGATAATATTTTAATGTATTCTATGTTAAGTAGTGGTCAAACCATGTTAGCTTTTAAGAATTACTTGGTAAACACAAGAGAGTATTTAGAATATGCTGACGATTTGGACTACTCAATGGATGTAATTATTGCTAATGCTAAAAAGTTTGTTAAGAATCTTAACTTTGTTAAAGACTCAGAAAAGATAACTTTAGAGATATCATATAAAGAATCACCAGATGATGACACTATTATGAATGGTCGTTCTTTGCAAATTGTTGGTGGTAAGTTAAAAGTCAATTGGATTGCAGGTGAGCATTATGAAATGAGAGATATTAATAAAGGTGCTTTAGCTCAAAGATTAAATCTTAAAAATAGAAAATGGTACTTTAATATCAACAAATCAGAATTCTCTGATGTTAAGAAGCTATCAAGTATTAACTCAGAAAGAATTATCAATATTGGTATTTTGGAAGGTAAAGTTACTTTATCAGAAAGAGCCGCTTGGGAGTTAGAAATCGAGTCTATTGATGATGATAGAAATGCTAGTTTAATGCTAAATAAAAAGTTCTTGAGTTGTATAAATGAAATGGATAATATTGAATTTAGTATTTTTGAAACATTTATGTTAGTTAGAGATGATAATTCAAATCTCATGCTCTCGTTTGAGCAAGATTTTAGTGATCAAGATTAATCCTTCCATCTATTGCCTTTTGAAATGTTTTCTTTCCAAAAAAGAGGTTGAAAGTTAGTATAATGATTTAGTTTATAAACATCTTCCTCACATTAAATAATAAAAAATCATTTTTGAGCAAGATTTTTCAGATGATTAATTTTTCCTTATATTTGTAAAATGGATTATAAACACAAATTTCACATATCGGAAGGTAATACTACTATTTTTTATAATGATGGTGGTGGCCAAGAAGTTCGTGAGGTAAGAAGATGTTTAGTGGAAACTGATCATTCATCATTTCAAATGTTATTTGATGAAAGATTTAATGAGATTGATTTTATCTATTCTGATAATCCAGATGATCCATTTAAATATTCAAACCATATTGGTAAATACTTAAGATCTAAATTTGAACTATTCAAGTCTTCTGACTTTAGATTTAGAATGGATAGTGGAATTGAAGGTAAACAAATGTGGTTAGAAGATTTTATTAACTTCTTGAAATTAGAAAATAGAGAAACAATAATTAATAATATACTATGTTAGGCAGAAACGACAGAAAAGCTCTTAAAAGAAACAGAAGTGCAGTTTCTTGGTTATTTTTTTTATGTATAGGTTTATCGGTTTGGATAACTAATTTATATAATGATATTTCTTATAATCATGAAATGATAACAACCATCAGACAGGATTTATCAAATACACAAGAAATCGCTATCAGAAGAAATTCTATTATAGACTCTTTGAACAAGGTTATTAAAGATATTAATCAACCAGACACAACATCTAAAATTCTTATCAAAAAAGATAACTTTCATAGATTTGATTCTTCTTTATTACATACACAACATCCGGTAAAAATTAAAGATTCCTCTACAAAAGATACTTTAAAACCAATAGTTGTGCCATTTGTTCCTGTTTTAAATCAAATTAAATAAACTTTTTTAATTATTATTATAAAACTCATGTTTTTTATACATGAAAATTAACAGAAACAAAACAACAAGACACAAGATTAACGGTGATGTCCGTTTTCCACAAGTAAGGCTAATCGGGTTCTACGATGAACCAAAAATAATGACTTCATATGAAGCATCTAAATTAGCAGAATCACAAGGGTTAGATTTAATTCTCATTAACGAGAATCAAAACCCACCTATTGTAAAAATAGAAGATTACAAAAAATTTCTTTACCATTTAGAAAAATCAGAGAAAGAAAAGAAAAAGAACTCTGTTAAATCAGTTACTAAAGAAATTCAACTTTCATCTGAAATATCAGATAATGACTTAAATACTAAAATTAAAAAAGGTATTGAGTTTTTACAACATGGTGATAAAATCAAATGTGTTTTACAACTTAAAGGTAGACAGAAAGCCTCACCCGAAAGAGGCGAGTTAGTTATGTTAAAATATGCCGCAGGTGTTGATGCTTGTGGTGTTCCAGAATCACTTCCAAAGTTAGAAAATGGTAGATGGCTCATGATGTTGAAGCCTTTTTCTAAGAAATAATCCTACAAACTTTATTAATTTTTTTTAATATAATCTCTACTATGACAAAAGAGGAGAAATTAAAAAAGATTGAATTACTTAAAAAGAAAGCTTCTGATATTAAAAAGGAAGTTGATTATTATAACGCACTACAACTTGCGTTAAAATTAGTACTTAATGGTTCTTATGGTGCATTCGCTACCTCATATTTCATATTATATAATAATCACGTTGCTGGTACAATTACGGCTCAAGGTCGTGACCTTACCAAAACAATGGATAAAGTTAACGAAGACTATTGGTATAAACAATGGCAAGATGACTTTGAACTACATTCTAATGTAGGAATTAAAAACGTAACACCTATACCAAAAGAAGAACATGTTAGTATCTATGCTGATACTGACTCGTTATTTGTTTCTTTTAAACCAGCTATTGACCATTGTGATTGGAAAAATCTTATTTTTAATAAATATTATTTAGAATCATTTGACAAGAAATTTATTATTCTTTCCAAAGAAGAAATAAAAGTCAATAATACTAATTTTGTTAGTCAAGCTCATAATATTGATGAGTTAAAAGAATTGATTAAATTAGATTATGAAGTGGTTCTAATAGATGGATACTTTGTTAAAGATAGAGAATTAAATAAAATGATTTCTTCCGGTGCATTCACTGGAGAGATAAGATGGAATTGGTCTTGTGAACTTGACTTTATTCATGGTCTTGACCATTTTAGATACGGTGGTTACTTTAAGAAATGTCTTGAAGATTATGCTGCTTCTTTTGGAGTTGATAATAAAGAAGATTTTGAATTAGAAAGAATATCAGAATCAATTATATCAATTGCTAAAAAGAAATACATTCAACATATCTTATTTGAAGATGGTATTCCATTTGAAAGACTTGGTTATATATTCCCTAAAGGTGTAGAACTAGTTCGTTCATCAACACCAGCATTTGCTCGTGATAAAATTGTAAGTATTGTAAAATATCTATTCTCTCATCCAGATACATTCAACATTAAAGACTTGTTAAAGTTGGTTAAAGGATTAAGAAAAGAGTTTGAATTAGCGGATATTGATGATATTTGTATGCAGTCTTCTGTTTCTAACTACGAAACTAAAGTCTTGCATGATAAATCTTTACCTTTACAATTTGTTAGCGGTGCTCACTTTGCTGTTAAATCAGCGGCTCACTATAATTACTTATTAATGAAGAGTAAAGATTATCAACAAAAGTATGAATTCATTAAATCAGGTACTAAAATTAAATACTACTGCTGCAAAGATAAATCAGTAACAGATATGTTTGCTTATATCAGGGGTTCTTATCCTATGGAGTTCGCACCACTTATAGATTATGACGAGCAGTTTGATAAATCAATCTTATCACCTATTAACTCAATTATTGAACCATTGGGAATGCCAGAAATCACGAAACGTTTGAGTGTTGTGATGGATATTTTCTCAGGTATGGGTGGGAAAGGTGGTTTTTAATCTTTATAAATAACACTTGATAAAGAGGCGATGAAAACATCACCTTTTATTTTTATTGGGTCTGTAGATACATTTTTAATTATTAAATATTCAGTAGCTGAATAAAGCATTAAATAATTAACAGAACCAACTGATAAAGAACCAGCTGACTTAGCGTATAATTTATCACCTATAGTTTTGTACTCACTAAATGGTTTGATTTGAATAGTGAATGTTCTACCATTGTGTACAAACTTAGCATCTACACCATCAACATCTTCAGCAACCGTAGGATCTGTTATAACTATATTTAGATTTTTTGTATTAGCAAATTCAATAAATTTCTGTTTACATCTAATTTCGTTACTATTTCCTTTTCTAGTTGTGTTTATTAAAATAGGTAAAGTCTGTCTTTTGAAGAAACTACCATTATAGTGATAAACATCATCAAATTTAGATTCTAAAAGGGTATAAAATGTATTTTCATCTTTGATTTTATTCTCTCTAATAAATGTTTTGAATATAGTGTAGTTATTAACCATTTTAGATATATACTCACCACTTATTAACTCACCATTTACAGTTACATCATAATTAGCTACAGTACCTTTACGAGGATAAGAAAATCCTAAAGGACCATATACTTGATGAATATAGTTATAAATCTTCTGATTCAAATTAGCAATAGAATTAGGACCATATTTATTGGTATAAAAGCCTGGGCCTTTTTGGTTGTCATCTAAATAAACTCTTTGGTCATCAGATTCATTAATATAACTTGAGTATTTTTTAATCATAATGGTATATATTAAAAGTAGATATATAAATTATGAAAAATGATGAAATATATCCTTATTACATAGACTACTTAAATGATAGATTAAATGAGAGTAAAATATCAAAAGGATCTCTTGCATTATTAAAAATGAGCAGTAGTTCATTTGAAGACTTCAAGTACAGATTTGAAAATGATGAACTTTTTCATAAAAAAGTCATAGAATTGCATAAGTCTGAAGTAAGAGACAAAAAAATTGATGATATATTTGATGACCTTGATTGAGGAAGTAGAACAAAAAGGAGTAAGCATTCGTTTTTACGACGGTGTTGACTTTGATATTTTAATTAAACATAGTAAAGATGGATCCGATGGGTTCATTTATTGTTTTATGGATAGTTGGATAAAAGAAGTACAAAAATATAATAGAGATAATAAAATAAAATCAGTTATCAATAACACAGAATATTCTGATTTTGACTGGGAAGATATAGATAATAATTACATATGTATTTACCAAGCTGATGGAATTGGCATAGACATATTATATCAAGCTATTAGAGAGAAAGTTATAAATAATTACAAACCGACAGCACCATATTTACAATTAACAGAATATAATGACAATAGAGTTGTAAAATCAGGAGGAGCTTGGAAAATTGAGGTTAGAAAAAGTGATGATTGATTATTGAATATATACATCAATGATTATTATGAAACATCTAATGAGATATGAAGGATATACAGCTCAACAAAGAGTAGATGACATATTGGATAAAATATCTAAATATGGAATGTCTTCATTGCGAGATGATGAAAGAGATTTTCTAAATGCGCATAAGTCAGGAAATCAAGAAGAAGTTCATAATAAGATGATTGTTGATGAAAGTGAGAGAGTATTTGAAGATGATAATGGATATTTCAAATTTGAACACACCGAAACAGAAGATTATGGTGATGAGGTGCATTATATAGGCACTTTGTATGTACCAGACTTAGTATTCCCAAGTGGTAAAAGAATTGAAGGTAGATTAGAGGGTAGAATAGTTGTTTTTAATAGTAATCAAATATCACCAGATTTTTATTCAGTGTCTAAAAAACCAAATGAAGAATCATATGATGTGTTTGAGTTTTGTAATGGCCTGGAATATGAATTAGATTCATTTTTAGATTATGTTGTAGGTGAATTAGAAAGTGAAAAAAATAAAGATTTATAATTTAATATATACTATCTATAATATACAAAAAATAATATTATTATTATGATTAAAAGATATACAGACTTTGTAAAAGGTAAAGTAAATGAGGACTTCGAAATGGAACATGAAGTTGAAGCACCAGAAATGGATATGCATGAAACAGAAATGGATAACACTGAAATGGAAGAATCAGAACTTCCTGAAGAAGAAGGTGGTGAATACGAAGGTCAAAAGAAAATGGCTGAGTTAGCAGAAATGCTTGGTACTGAAGTTATAGATAATAAGATTGAACACGATGGTAAGACTATTAACTTCTTCTCAGAAACTGAAAGCTTTCACGTTGATAATAAGAAATTTAAAACAGCTGAAGAAGTTGTTAACTATTTAGAGAAATCAACAACACCTGAACATACACACAGTCATCATGAAGTTGAAGAAAACGAGATGGATAATGAAGAAGAGATGATGAATAGTGAAGAGGAAGAAGAAAAGTTTGAGTCTAAAAGTTACAGACATACAAGACTAAAGAAATTCGGTAAATAATAAAAAACCACTCAATTTGAGTGGTTTTTTTAATTTTAAATAATATTATAATTATTTAGTAGCATTAGGATCTGTTGAAGTGCTAGGATCTACTGGAGTATCCGTAGTTGTATCAGCTGAAGTATCCGAGTCAGTATTAGCATTGCTAGTAGCAATAGCAGCATCTGCTTGATGTTTAGACATAGTTACTTTACTACCTGTAAGATTCTTATAACCAATTAGTGCAGCACCAATCATTGTAAAAGCAACAGCTTGATTTATAACATCCATTGATTTATCAATAAACATTTTATCAACAACACCAAGTAAGAAAGATAAGCAACCAACAGTTACAATCATAAATCCTGATGTTGATGTTACTGATGATTTTCCATCAGGGTTAGAAGTCATTTCACCAAATGACCACTTTTTAATGTCTCCAATTTTAGGTAAATTCATAGTGATTAATTATTTTTTATAATTTATATATCTTTTTAGGAAAGTGGTATTTTTCAATATATAAATCGTGAAGAAATTATGAGATTGATTAAAATATTAAAATTTATATACAAAGCCGAACACCCACACTTCTTATCAGTTGATAAAGAAACTTATTTTAGATGGGGATTTTTAATCAAATTAGTGGTTGGGTTAAATAAAAATTACAAGTCTTGTGAAATATTCCGTAAGAAGTATAAGGTTATGGAAGATTTTGTTGTTATAGGACTTAAATACAATGGTAAAAACGTTAAAAGAAGAACTAGTGGCTTTGCTAAAGATTTCTTAGATGATAATATAGGTGCTAATTGTATCTATTGTGATATAGAGTTAGATAAAGAAAACGCTACGGCTGACCACATAATTCCAATTTCAAAAGGTGGTAATAATACACAAGTGAACTTAGTTGTTTGTTGTAAAGATTGTAATAATGAACGCGGAAACTTAGACTTTGATGAATATTTAACATTAAAGAATAAAAAGTATAGAAAGTTAAAAAATAAATTCATCTAAAAAGGTGGAGGACACTTTTTAATATATATATAATATGAAAAAGTGTAAAAAATGTGGATTGGAAAAAGATATATCCAATTTTAATAATCGAAAAAAATCTAAAGATGGTCTGGATTACACATGTAAGGAATGTGTTAGCGAATTTAATAAAAAGTATAATTTAGAAAATAAATTAAAAATTAAAATTAGAAGGTCTAATTTTTATAAGGAAAATAAAGACAGATTAAATGATATAAGTAATTTATACCATGAGATAAATAAAGATAAAATTAAAGAGTATAACTCAAAAGAATCTGTAAAAATTAGATATCGAAATTATAAAAGAGAGTATAAGAAAAAAAGAAGTAAAACAGATATATTATATTTTCTCACCGAGAGAATAAGAAAGAATATACACACACTATTTAAAACAAATGGATTTAAAAAATCTAAAAAAACTGTTGATATTTTAGGATGCTCATTTGATGATTTTAAATTACACATAGAGTCCAAATTCGAACCTTGGATGAATTGAGATAACAAGGGTCTATATAATGGTGAATTCGACTATGGTTGGGATATCGATCATATAGTTCCATTATCAACGGCTACTACAGAAGAAGATTTAATAAGATTAAATCATTATACAAATCTACAACCTCTTTGTAGTAAGGTAAATAGAGATATAAAAAGAGATAAACAAAACTATGAAGTGTAATTACAGAAATTGTAATAAAGAGATTGTCATAAACTGCGATTTCGATAAGTTAAAGAAGTATTGCTCAATAAAACACCAGAGAAATGAAAAAAAATATAGAAGTCGAGAAAAGCCAAAAGAATTACTTAAAGATTTTTGAAGTTGGCAAACTTCTTATTGTAATCAGTTTCTTCCTCTGTCTTTTTTCTTCTCCTAAACTTAGGAATCCACTTAATATCCATTATATCTTGACTAAAGAAGCTATCTAAATCAAGTTTTTTATAAGGTTCCGGAACCAATTCAGCTAATTTATTAATATCTTTTACCTTACTAATTCTATGTAATAATCTATATGGATCTGGTGCATTCTTTTTATTAACAATATCTTCAAATAATTTCTTCCATAAGAAAATAGGATATCCTTCTTTTAGCTTTTCTTCTGATTTCTTATAACCAGCCTCGTCATTATCAAAGAAATATTGTAAATCTAAGTTATTATTCTCTAAAAATCTAAAGTCAGTGTTTACACCAACAAGACCAATTGAGTTAGGAAAGAAAAGTGAGTCAAGATAACCTTCAAATACGGTTATTTTACTTTCAAGATTAACATTAAGTATATTGAAGTAATAAGATAGCTTATTATAAATAACTAAATCATTCATATCCGGCTCAGGTAAATCTTTACCAAGACTAACCCACTCTAAAAGATTCTCATAATTATAGATTTTAAATGTTCTTCTTTTACCTTCTTTTAAGTTACGAATCTGCATACCTAAAACTTTATCACCTCTACGATTTAACAGAGCGATAATCCATTCAGATTCATCTTCATTCTTCCAGTATTTAGCTTGATAGATATTCTTATGATATTCTGGTGGAATACCACGACCTACTAAATATTTATAAACACCACCATTCACTTGAATTGGTTTGAAGTCTGAAATGGGGGTTAAATCTTGACTAAATACTCTTTCAAGTTCGGACATATCAATTAGATTTTCAAATCTGGCATCAACAAAATCACCTTCATAGTCAGAGTAAGTCATAACACTATTTAAGTGTTCAATCATTTCTAACTTTTTATCAGGATCTAATTGTTCATTGAAGTCTTTACAGAATCTATCAAAGGTTGTTTTCTTATCACAGTTAAAGCAAATGTAAATAAGACGATTGTAGTAGAAGTTACCTCTTTTTTTATGGTCTGATTTTCCATCACCACAATATGGACAACATATATTCAGACGATCTGTATATGGAACTATTTTTCTTCTATGTGTAGAAGAAAATTCCTTATTAAGAACTCTTTGGATAATATCTTTTATATAATTCTGATCCATATTTATTTTTACAATAGGGGCACACGATTTTAATATATATTAAAAAACACAAGATTGTTTATGTATTTGTTATTCAAAGATGCTAGAAAAGTTGTCAGAAAACAAAGATTAAAAAGTAAAAAAGAATGGGATAATTGGATAAAGGGTAAGTCAAAGATTTATAAAATTCCATCAAATCCTAATGTATATTATAAAAATGAATGGGTATCACTGTCAGATTGGTTAGATTCAGGTATTGAAAGTTATAATAATAGAGAGTATTATGATTATGAGTATTGTAAATCAATAATTAGTGAGATGAAATTTAGCAATAGGGGAGACTTTTATGAGTTCACTAAAGTAAATATTGATAAAAAAATACCAAATAGACCAGATCATGTTTATAAAAAGCAAAATAAATGGGAGGGTTGGCAGAATTTCTTATCTATTAAAAAGACACCACCTATACATAAACGTAATTTATTTTTAACATATGAGGAAGCTAAAAAATTTATAAATGATATAAAATTTACACAACAATCTGAGTATATAAATTACATAGAAGATAATAATATAGAGTTTTTACCCAAAAGACCCGATTATGTCTATAGAGACAATTGGAAAGGATATGTGGATTTTTTAGGATGTGAAACTAATAGAAAATCATTTGGTGAAAAAAAGATAAAAGAATTTCTAGATAAAAATTCAATTAGTTATATAAGAGAAAAGAAATTTGAAACTTGTAAAAATATCAAAGAGTTACCATTTGATTTCTATTTACCTGATTATAAAATATGTATAGAATATGATGGTGAACTACACTATAGACCGTCTGAAATATTTGGTGGTGAATTGACACTAAAAAGAATAAAAATAAATGATGATATTAAGAGTAATTGGTGTTTAGAAAATGATATTAAGCTAATAAGAATATCATATAAAAAGAAAAACAAAATATTTAAAATATTAAATATTGAAATAAATTAGTATATTTGTATATGAAAAATTTAAGACAAGTTTATGAGGAAGGTAGAAACGTTAGAGACTCTGATATTCCGGAAATCTGGAAAGAAAGTTGGAATCAATTTATAATGGGTCAAGCTTGTCAAGCCGAAACTAACGAAGATGGTACAGTAAAAGAATTCATTTATTACTCTCATGATTTTCGTAGGTGGTATCATATGAATCAACAAGCAATCGAAAGAGATATTAAAATAGATCAATTTATAAAATAATGCAAAAAGGTAGATTTTTATACGAGGAAAAAATAAAAGACCATTCAAACATAGGTGTTTATGGTATATTCTCAACTACAAGAGTAGAATGGAAGTACTATGTTATTTCATATGGTAATACCAATAATAATAGTCTCAAATTAACATCTGAGTTATGTGATTATATGCAAGAAGCAACTTTTGATAGTATTGCTAGACATGGTAAAGAATATAAAAATTTGGAAGATGCTAAAAAGTTCATTCAAGAATATAAAGTAAAATGGGAAACAGGCTCTAATAACACCACTCAAGAAGTTAGAGCTAAGAAACTTGATGATATATTAGATAGTGATAAATAAGTATCTAAGATAAATTTCTTCAGGAAATAAAGAATAGTCAAAGATATAAGCGGCTTTAGTCATATTTCTTAATATACCTTCTGATTTAAATATATTGAACTTCTTTTCACTTCCTGAAAAGTCTTCAATTATTGTTGTCATAAGTTTATTCCAAGTTAAACTCATAAATTGTACATATGGATTAGACATAGGATAGATTGTTGGATAAGCTTTAATTACCAAAAACATATCTTCTTCAGTTGGCATATTATCTTTATGTAATCCCCAAAAAACATTTCTAACACTATTATTCCAAATATTATTGTTATCAATAGCTTCTTTTATATTGTCTGTGATTTCAAAATCTTTCATTAGATTTTTTAATTCTACTCTTACTTTTTGAACCAATGAATCATGTGGTTTACCATTTCTATCAGTGTTTTTATCATCTAATACAATATCTAATTTCTCAGCTATTTTTTTATCTAAATAATTACTAAATTTAACACCATCTATATCTTCATCTTTGAAATGATATTCACCAGTAAAAGGATTTTTAATATAGTTTTCTCTTAGGTAATATCTAGGTCTTTCATCTACCCATCCTATTATATAAAGATCGGTTCTTGATTTAACACCCCAATCTGTATCACCATCTGAATTAATTTGTATATCTATAACATCTTTACTATCTGGATATAGTGTATCATTCATTAAATCAGAATAAACAGTATCATCCATAAGGAAATACTCTGAGTGGTATTCTGAGTAAACAACATCATCATTTGGTGCTACCCATATATCTTTATATTCTAAATATTTTGCTTCATCTCTGTCTAACCAATCCTCGACATTACTACAATAAACCGCATTTTGTCTATTGATATATTCACCATGCCATTCTGAATAAACAACATCATCAGAGGAAAATCCACCATTCGTGCTTTGTAGTTTAATATAACCATTATTAGGCCATAAATCCTCATCATCTTTTAAAATTTTAGTTTTTGGATTATAAACAACAAAGGTATCCATATATGGATATTTAGTGTATGTATGATCCCCTAATTGAACAGTGATATCAAATTTATCTTCGTGTAAGTTCTCAATATTGTTTTTCTTTGCATAGTCTTTAAATAGAAATCTATCAGAATCATTTATAGTATAGATTCTATCCATATAATAAGATCCATCTATTAACTTCCATACCAAAGCTCTACCTGTAATTTTATTTGGTTCACTTTCAGATTTTAAAATAAGTAATTTACAAACTTCAGGATTTTTAACATAAATATCAAAATAACTTTGACAACTAAAGTACCTCATACAAGAGTTTCCTAATTGACCTCTTTTTTCCTCATAATTATTCTCATAATACCATTTTCTAATATCCTCTCCACTAACCAATTCAAACCTTGATACATCACCACCATCAAAGGCCGCCTTGTATAAATTAACAAACTCTTCAATTTTAGAATCCAGTATAGTTGATTTATGAACTTCGGTAAATATTCTTCTAACCCATCTACCAATACCTATTTCAGTTCTTGCTTTAGTCCAAAATTCACTTCCTCTTTTCTTATTACGAATGTTATATGGTAATGTTTCGCCTAATTCGGGATTGGCTCTGGTTATTCTATTTACTTGTATTAATGAAATTGTATCATTCTTTTCAGTGATATCTATTAGAGTATAGACATCAGTCATTTGATTAGAATCTTCTGAGCTTAATAAAGCTTGTGCAATACTTGATTTATCTTGAAATCTTCTCAACATATCTCTAAACTCATCTGAGAAATAAAGTCTCATTTCTTGTTTAGTGACCGCCTCAAAAATAAAATCTAAGTAGCTTGATAAAAATTTCATATTCACTATATATTAAGTTTTGATTTTTAATATATACGTTATAAATTAAAACTTAATATATGGCTATATATGATGTAAAATATAACCCAAGTGGTACTTATATACCAGGGGCTACACAAATAGGAACCTTAGCTATTGCTATAGGACAAGTTGACTATACAACTGGTGGTTGGTATGGAGGTGTTAGTGATGACGCAGGATATGTAATTTACTCTGATACAAGTTCAACAAATCTATATGGTAGACCAGCTGGTAATGGAAATTCCACAGCATTAGCTTATAAACCTACATTTTTTAGAAGTAAAGGTAAAACAGATGCTGCTTTATTAGAACTAATCAATAGATTACCAGGTAATACTCAATCATTTCTTGATATCAATTCAGCAAAAAATTGGCTAAATAATAGTGGTAATTTTGGACTCTTAAATCTTGGATCAAGCGGATCTTCTGGTTCAAGCGGATCTTCAGGATCTAGTGGTTCAAGTGGTTCATCCGGTACTTCAGGTAGTTCAGGTACATCCGGATCAAGTGGTTCAAGTGGATCTTCAGGATCTTCCGGATCAAGTGGATCTTCCGGATCAAGCGGATCTTCAGGATCTAGTGGTTCAGGTGGTACATCTAGTTTTATAATAACATTAACTCAAATAGGATCTGATGTTATTTTAATAGGTACCGGTAGTTTTAATCTTGGTGATTTAACATATATTGATAATATTCCAATCGGTCAAGGAGGTATAGGACCTGACACAGGAACATTCTATAGTGGATCTTGGTATAATGTTGATAGATACACAGGACCATCACTAGGTACATTTAGTTTTGGTACAGGTTCTGGAATGGGTGGTTCTACTGGTTCGGGAAGTGGATTTGGTTTGATTGGTGATGGGCTTACTAGTAGTAATAGATATTTAGTTGTACCAACTGGTTATACAAGTGGTGTAATTTCAGGTAGCACAACATTTAATAATAAAACACTATCTGACCTAGGAGTAACAAATGGTGATTATGTTTACCATTGGGGAACTGGTTCTAACTATGGGTCAATGACGCTACATATTGGTGGCTCAGCTGGATCATCAGGATCTAGTGGCTCGTCGGGATCTAGTGGATCATCAGGTTCTAGTGGTTCGTCTGGTGCTACAGGTTCTTGGTTCTTCTATCAATCAACTGAGGGTATTATAACAGTAGGTCCACCTATTAATAAAAGCAATGCTATATTTGTAGTCAATGGTGGTACATACAGTTCTTACAACACATTTAGTCCAAATAAAATATCTGGTGGTGCTAATAATAATCTTTACTTTAATGTTATAGGAAATAATGGAACAGATTACACAACACAATTTAATAATTTAAAATCAAATGGTGGTACAATATCCATAGCTCAAGGTTCAAATCAAGCTGTTTATACACTTGGACAAAACATTGCAAGTGTTGGTGGATCTGGAACTCAATCCTACCTTGCTATACCAACTCAAAATGCTACTATGGTTGCTAGTGCTTCAACTCCATTCACATATGGACTATCAATTGACTTAAATATAATAATATCTGCTTCTGGTGGCGGAGGTGGTGCATCATCTGGAACATTTACTTATCTATTATCAGGTACTGAAAGTGGCTCATTAACTACACCTAATTCAGCTGGTAAAATGACTATGAATAAAAATGGGGCTACAGGTATAGGATATGTCAATACATTGAATCCAGACTTTAGAACAGAAAATGGTGTAAGAGCTCCATATAATATCTCACTATTTGGCTATGATATGTATAGTGCGGATGCTTCATCTGTTTTAACATCCATGGATGCTAATGGTGGTACATTAACATTGACACAAGGAGGACATTCAGCTATCTATACGGTACCTGCTGCTAATATAATATACACATCGGGTTACCAAAACCTAGGTCAATTTATAATGACAGGTGCTACACAAATACAAACTGCAGGAGCACCATTTACAGCTGGATCACCAATAACAGTAACATTAGTATCAAACTAATACTGATATTAAATAAAACAAAAAACCCACTCAAATTGAGTGGGTTTTTTTATTTATTAACTGGATTAACTTTATAACCTTTTGAGATTTCAGTTAATCTTTTTTTTTACGTTTTTTATCACCTAAAATTTCCTTTGATGTTTTAGTTAGATATTTAGTTTGTCTTTTGAATTGATTAGCAAAATCATCTTGTCTTTGGTCAGGGCCTTGTGGGTATAATTGACCTGTCATATTTCCAAATTCTGTGAATTTAAGAACTGATGATTCCAAACCAGGAGTTTGTTCAGATGATTCCATAGTTCTGATAGTTTTAGTAATATTTTTAGGATCCTTAGTTCCTTTTACTATAAACTCAGTAATATTTGGAAATCTTTCTTTTGATAGGTTAGCATATAAATCTTCAATGTGCTTAACATTCTTTAAGTCATCATCAGAGAAACCAATTTTTGCTTTAAGACCTCTTTTTGCAGCAAATTCATCAATTTTATGTTGAAATGTAAGAAGAGCTTCTTCTTTAGACTTTTCCGGATTTGCAGGCGAACCACCTCTTGAAGGTGCTGACACCCCAATAAAATCACAATTGTCTAAATATTCTTTAACCAATTTATTTTCAGATGGTTTACCAACTAAAACTCTTTCTTGAGATTCTCCTCTATCCTGAGAAAAATGATAAGCATACATCATAAGATGATTATACATACTATAAACTTGTTCTTCTGTTAGAATATTATCTATTATCCACTCTACTCCTTTTCTCATAGTTTCAGACTCATGACCACGAGCTGTTATGATAGCAAATAAAGAACCATTTGATAAACATTCAATAAAATCATGCCAAGCTGGACCAAACTTACCAGCGGATATTGCCTTTTTAGCATCTTCTAAAAAGATAGAACCACCTTTTGGACCCGTGTCTCTAAAGTCAGAGAAAGCGTCATTTGTTAGTCTATAATTTTCTTTGTCATTTCTAACTTCTGCAAATTTAGAAGTAGAAACATCTTCTGGTACCCACTCATTACCTTCTTTTCTTTCCATGTGGATTACAGTAGGCATATAAAGTATATTATCATCCCAGTCAAAGGCATAGTATAGCAAGTAATCAGAATTACTTTCTGAAATATATTGATTGAATTTTTTAACCATTGTTAAAAATTACTTCTTTTTATTGATAAAAGATTGGAATGATTCTAATTTAGATTCTTCTTCCTCTTCACCATCTTCCATTTCTTGAGCGCCTTCTTCAGATTCTTCATCTTCCATTCCTTCTTCATCTTCTTCATCACCGAAGTCTTCTTCTTCACCACCAAAATCATCAAATGATTTGATACCTTCTTCACCTTGAGCTTCTTCTTCACCTTGAGCTTCTTCACCTAAATCTAAAGTAAATTCCTCTACAGTTTCGTCATCTTTCATAGCAGTAACGGTAACCATTTCTTCAGTTTCGTCAATAACTATTTGATAACCTTTAATTTCTATTGTAGTTTTCATAATATTATATTATTTTTTAGTATATATTAAATATGTAACCTCATTTTTCTCTTTTATTTACATAGTAAACTTTTATTATATTATTGAATAAAAATAAAAAACTCTTTAGATAAATGAATGATTTTAGAAAATATGCAATGCAAAGTATTAGTGGGACAAAGATAGATGACTACTTTAGAAAGTTAAATAAAAAGAGTGTAAATTCACATCTCATAGAATCTAATGGGTTACCAGTAGATATCTTTTCAAAATTATTAGATGATAGAATCATTTTTTTATCCGATGAGATTGATTCGGATGTATGTAACATCATCAAAGCTCAACTACTTTATTTAGAAAGTGAAAGTGACGAAGATATTAAAATTTATATAGACTCACCTGGTGGGTCAGTTTACTCTGGTTTAGGTCTTTTAGATGTTATGGAATATGTAACACCAGATATTGTAACAATTAATACTGGTCTAGCAGCATCTATGGGAGCTGTTATTTTATGCGCAGGGGCTAAAGGAAAAAGAAAAGCACTTAAAAGAAGTAGAACGATGATTCACCAACCTTTAGGTTTTGGTGGTTGGATGCAGCAAGCTTCTGACATGGAAATTGAAGCTAAAGAAATCAACTCATTAAAGAAGGAATTATATGAAATAATTTCCGAAAGAACTGGTCAACCTTATGATAGAGTTAGTAAGGACGGTGATAGAGACTATTGGATGACTGCGGTTGATGCTAAGAAGTACGGGATGATTGATGATATCGTGATAAAAAGAAAATAAAAATGATACAAGTTTCACATTTAACTAAAGAAGAAAGAGTTGTAAAAATAAATGAAGAAGTTTGTAAAAAGACATCAAATAGTATGAATTTTTCACCCTTTCAATCTGTAATTGAACCATCTATTTTGTTTGAAATAGCTAATTATATAGAAGATAGAGTTTATTTCATATCTGAATCACCAGCATTTGAGTTCAAAGGAAGAAATTATACTTGTTTATCGTACAAATGTGACACAATTGGTGATTTTAAGATATTAATGTCTAATAATCCCAATAATTTCTTTGTACTGTATAACATTATGATTACAAACGATGTTGTTTCTAATGCGCCAAATATTTCTCAAAATCAATCCTATATGATTAGAGGCGTTTTTGTAGAAGATCCATTAATGAAAAGAGAACAAATAATAAATCAAATCTTAAACGAGAAATAGCTTTTGAGTATTTAATATATAAAGAGATGAAAAAATTCTCTAAACTTATATTAGAAACTAAAAGTGAAACTCGTGAAATGAGCCCACTTACAAATCCGGTTGATTGGGAAGAGATATTCAAACCTTTAATAGATCATATTGAATCTAATCTACAATCAAATGTTCAAGGACCAGGTAATGGTGTTTTTACGAGTAAAACAAAATCACTTCTTGACCAATTTATTGACCAAGTAGAAGAAGATTATAAAGATTATTTCCAATATGAAATACACGACGGTTCTCAAGAATCATTCCTACAAGCTTTTAATATAAATGTTGATTATAGAGATATAATGGATTGTATCCAACCTTTGTTAGATAGAACAGATGACGTTGAAGATTCTGGTAACTTTGACTTTGGTGCTTTTGTTGTCGATATAGTTAGTATTAAATATAACACAAATGAAGAAATAGTTGAGGATTTATTAGATGTTCAGGGTAAATTAAAAATGTTAGATGCTGAGTTTACTATGAAAGTAACAAAATCTAAAGAAATGAGAGAAACAGAAACTATATCATTAACAAAGACTTCAACAGATATTGATGATTTATTGGATTTATTAGAAGGTGAAAAGATATCTAATATTATAATCTATATTTACAATAAAGATACGGTTCAAGCCGCTGATTTAGATTAATCTACTTTCTTTAATGTGGCTTTAATAATAGCCATTTTCTTTTCACCACCTTCACCTTTGAATCTATCCCAATCACCAAACACACCAAACGCAAAACAATCCGCAAAATCTTCTCTTGGATTTCTAGAAGTATATTTTCTACAGAAAAAAGCATCTTTTTTATGAATCCAGTTTGATTTTTTAGGACCAGCTATTTCTCTACCTTTTCTTTCTTCCACATATCTAACATATCCTTCTGGAACGGGTTTATCTCTATCTAGTCTTTTCCAACCAGAGATAGCTTGCCATGTTTTAGAATAAGAAACTCTTTCAACATGGTCAACACAATGACCTATCTCATGAACAATAACAAACTCTTTATAAGGGATATCTTTAGAACCATTCTCAAACTCTTTTTTGAATTTGAATATAGAAGGATTAAGTGTCATTTGTTTTTTAGTCTTTGTTTCCGACCATCTACCATGAACACCACCCAAGTCATCAAGTATTATTTTTTCAATTTTATTTTTGATAAACTTTTTATCAAAAAATTCAAAAGCACTTTCAATCAATTTTATTTGGTCAACATCAAATTTTTCATCTAATTCAGTACCATACTTTTTCTTAAAAGCATCGATCATTTCTTGAGACTTTTTAGAAGGCTCTTCTTTTTTAGATTCAAATAATTGAAAATTCTTTAAGTGTTTCATTAATGTATATATTAATTGAGATATTTATTTTTTCTCAACAACAATTAGTTTAACCTTAACATTATAATTTGATGCTATTGAATTTTCTAAATTAATCATCATTTCATTAACCAATGAGTCAATTATATCTGTTCCACCTGAAAGTGGTGCTCCCGAAATTGGACCTATTGTATTACCATCAGGGAAACCAGATATTATACCAGTTGCGGTATATAATAAACCTTGTCTACTAATAGTAACCGTACCAGAAACTTTTTTACTAGCTTCTGAAGTTGGATTTAATATACCAATAGTAAACTGAGTTGGACTACTAGTGTTAGTATTAATAACCGAACTTTGAGTAGCGGTAGAAGCAGTAGCGGTAGAACTTTGAGTACCACCTAAATTACTAGCATCGGGTTGAGGATTCACACTTTGAGTGGCTGATTGAACTGTTTGACTTTGAGTTGGACTTAAATTATCAGACTTCTTATTAGAGTCGATAGCTTTAACCGCTTCATCCCAATCATTCTTAGTTGCTAAAGTATAAGTAAATTTATTATCATATTTTTCTTTATGTTTCTCACAATATCCAAAGAACTCATTTAAGCTTTCAGCATTAGAGAATACTTGAGAACCTTCAGACCAGTTTCCAACTTTTTGACCTCCCGGATAACCTAAATGGAATTTAAGACCATTATCAACAAGGTTATTAGGAGTTAGTAACTCAGGTGTTGTATAATTATTAGGATTAAAAATATCTGGATTATCAGTATCACTATCTCTCCAGACTAACTGACTGGCTCCATTTATAACCAAAAAGGCTTTAGCTCCTTTATATTGTGATAAATAATATAAATCAATATATTGAGAAGGTACTAAAATAGGTAATCCGTTTTTCAAGTTAGGGTCACCATTAACCGTACCAGCATTTTTAGCATACTCTTTCATAAATATTTTCTTACCAGTTGAGCCAACCCAAGGACTTATATTAGTGAAGTTCTTTTCTGATAGCCAACTATCAGTTACTGTAAATTCAAGACCTGGTACTGTTGAAATCATGTATTGCTTTAGTTCCCAAGAACCATCTTCTTTTTTGAACATAGCGTATAATCTATCCGAAAATAAGTCAGTATATTTATCACCAATTACTTGACATTGATTTCTTATAGCAATTATATTAATTTTCATTACATCTTCATAAAGAGTGTAATTCTTCATCTTTAATAATTCTATAATAATATCAACATCTGGATTTTGCTTAGGAGTAGGAGTTGAAGAAGTTAAACCAGTAGCAACAGACTGAGTAGGTGATAAAGGCGCATTAACTGGTGGTTGGTCAAAAGTAGTATCTGTCGAACCATCAGTTGGTTTGAAATTAACAGGCTCTTTAGATGTTACTTCATTATCTTTAACTGTAGAAGCCCAAGTGTCACCTTTTTGACCCTCAGCAATTCTATCTAGTTTAGCAACATTTTCATTATCAACCGCATAAACATTTTTAGATAAGAATTTAGGATCTTTTAATTGTTGATACAATTGTAAACTACCAAGTAAAGCAGGTGTTGCCACAACAGGAGCACCCAAGTTACCCAAGAAAGGACCACCTTTAGAACCCATTAGAATACTAACAAAATCATCAAACCAATTTAAGAAGTTATCACCAAGGATTGTTCTTTGAGTTGAATTAGCAGTACCTAAATTGATTTTACCAAAGTTATCTTTAAGATTTATATCAATGGATTTTTCTTTAATATTAATAAGGTTGAACTTATGGTCTAGTTTAAGACCTTCACCATCATTAACATAAACTTGTGTCTTATGGTCAAAGATAAGGGACTTCGTTGATAAGTAATCAGATTCTCCTAATTGTGATAATTTCTTTTCTAAATTAACATTATAATGATCCGAAAAAATAAATTCGGGATTATTACTATTAGCATTTTCAAAAACAACGGTAACTACTTTCCCTTTATCAGGAAGTGCAAAATGATCACCTGATAAATCCTTCCAAGGATTAGCCCAAGGTATATCAGCTATAGGTGTATTATCAAAAACATCCAATACTCTAACTTTAACTCTACCAAGTTTTTTAGGATCGTTGTTATCTTCAACTACACCAACATAAGTTTTACCACTTTCAACTTTCATAAATTATATATAAAAAAGTATCACTTTTGGTATTAAAATAATGTAGTGTTATTACCACCTTTTAATATTCCACCTAAAGCACCACCAACTGACTCACCAGCAAAATCTCTTAGTGAATTATGAACATCAAAGAAAAAGTTAGATGAAATACCTAATGGATTACTATATGTTTTATAAACATTAGTTGGTTCTCTCATTCTACCTATACCAGCTTCATTTCTAAGCTTATCTAAGGTGTTATTTAACAATCTAAGTCTTATATTAACTTGACCTTGTAATTCCTTTATAGCTGCTTTTTCTAAATTTTTTGCTAATTTAATACTAGCTTTTTTAGAATTGTCTATAAAGTTTTGAAAGTCTGTTTTCTTTTGAGGTGTTCTACTATTATCTTTAGGAGCTGTATTAGATGTATCATTTGGACCAGCACCACCATCTGTTGCATTAGCACCGGAAGTTTGTGCTTTTGATATAGAATCAGCTGATATACCATATGCTTCTAAAACTAAAGGTATCTTAACACCATTTTGACCAAATTGATTAATATTTGATGTAAAGAATTTAGGCACAGAGTTATCATTAATCGTACCAGCATTATCAGTTGACTGAGTTCCTCTAGATCCAGGATTACCTATCTTCCACATTGCACCGTTGTCATAACCAGCATACATACCCCATCCAAAGCCATTAGGTACCCATCTTTCAAATTTAGAGCTAACAAATTTATAATCCATAGTTACTACGAATTGATCAAAATCCTTAGTAGGTTGCGATAGGTCAATCTCACCTTCGTGAGCAGGTTGGTCAAAGTATAACTGACATTCTTTCAACGAGTAAACATGTCTACTTACATTATCTTTAACAACTTCTAAATTAAGAGTGTCTAATGCTTTTCTAACTCTATTTAAGTTTCTAACCTCTGATACTATAATGTTACAATTAAATCTTAATAGATTGTCTGGTATAACATACTTACCATTTGCTTTTGACCAATATAATAATTTATAAAGATGTGCCAAAGTACCCATAGATAAAGAGATATCCTCAGCGAATGTCATTTTAATAACATCATTTCTATAATCTGTTAAATATTTCTTTTTAGATGGTGTATTTGACTCTATAAGCATTTCCAAACCAGCCACCTTTTTTAGATAATAAGATAAATAAGATAAATGACCAGCCATTGAAATGGTTGTTTGTTTATCATCACCAACATATTGATTTTTAATTGATGTTTTTATATCCACACCATTATCTCTAAATATTTTACCCTTAGTCTTAAATAACTTACTAAATTGTTCTTTAAAATCAGCAATAACATATTTTCTAGCACCAACCTCACTTATTGAACTAAATTGATTTATAAAATCTTCAACTGCACCATTTAATAAAGGTGAACTAACAGCGTCTATAACTATTTCAAATCCAAATAAAACAGGGTCGTTATTCTCAAAAGGAGTAGTCTTAAACTGAGCTAATCTTAAAGGGTATTCTTCTTTACCATCCCAGACTTCTCTATTATTTTTATCAGGTCTTAATGGTGTGTATTCATATAAACCATGTTTAAAATAGTCTGTTGATAAATCGCCAAATAAATTATAGTAGTCTCTTGTAGAAAAATGATTAGAAGGATCTATTATTTCACTTGAAAAATTTGGATAGGATTTTGACTTTTCAAATCTATCTATTGTAGATAAAGGTTTTGTATTTGTGGTATTAGTACCAGAGTAATCAGGGTGAGTGCTTAGTAAAACACCAAACCAGGTATCATTAGAATGACCACTTGATGTACCTTTATTACCTAAATTAGAAGCATATGATTCATTTGGAGTAAAACCTGGCTTTTCTCTAACACCACCTCTACCTATTAGTGAGATTGGACTAATACCATCAGTTTTACTTATTCCGTTTATCGAACTAACAACGCCAGTAACTGTGCCTTTTGCGGCATCAATTGCATTTGAACTTATTGAGCTAACCGAATCACTACTAAAAATACTCATAAAACTATATATTAAATTTATTAAGCTATATAAGTATTAGCTTCATCATTTCTTCTTCTCTCTAGACCAGCCAAGACAACACCTTTAGAAGTTTTTGGACCACTTCTTATTTGTTCAGAAGCATCCTTGAATCTACCTTGGTTTGTCAAATCAATAGCTTTTAAGAAACTAGGATTAGCAAAACCTGTATTAAATCCCATAGATAAAAGAGAATCGAATTGATTTTGACTTACTTTAACTTTTAGCTTTTTATTTAAACCGTTAATTCTTTCTTGTAAATCTTTTAATAATAAATTATCTATCTCACTATCACTCATTGCACCTGGTTTTAGGAATTTACTAAATGCTGATTTTTCATTATTTTGGATAAGATGACCAACTCCAATAGTTGGGAAACCAATACATTCATTCCAGGAAGATATTGATTTACCCGTTTTGTCATCATAAACAGTACTCCTAGATCCTTCATGTTTTTTCAAATTACGCAAACCTTGTAAACTAACAGTCATACTACCATCTTTAGGTTTGGTTATTTCAACTGGACCATCTAGTGATTTTGTATCAGTAATAACAGCTTGTTTATCATCAGGACTTGGGGTGTATTCTAGTTTAACGGCAGTTTCCTCAACACCAGAAAATTGACTCTCAGTATATTCATCTCCTAACTCATCTTCAGTGTTATTATTAATACTATCATTAGTTATATAAACAACACCATCATTTGGAACAATAGTGAATTGCACACCACTCATAGAACCACCAACGATAACAAATGTGTCTTTCTTCTCAACATTAAATGTATAGCCAACTTCTTGAGGTTGTTGAATCTTATCCAAAGGTGGATTTGTAACAGGTGTTGTAATATTTAAACTTTGTGTTGCCATTTATTTATATTATTTTATAAGCTAGTAGATTGTGTAGCTGGGTTAATTGATGTATTTGTACCAACCGGTGATGTATTAGGACCACTAGCCGAAGCACCAACCGGCGATTCTTTTAATGTACCAGTAACCTGTAAACCATCATCCAAAAGTTTAGTTACAGTAAGGTTATACAACTTACCATTCTTATCCTGTACTAAATAAGTCTGACCAATATTGTAGACAGAATTTGGTGCTGGTACAACAGATGATGTACCTGTTGGGTTAAAGTTATTTTCTTTAACCTCTGGTTTTGTTTGAACAGGTGGTGCATTTTTAATCTCATCCGGTGTTTTATTAAGTTCTTTTCTAACTAATCTTAAATTTTGAGACATCTTACCCTTACTCCAAATATACTCTATATCAGCTATAATATAATAGCCAGAATATCTATGATCCATAATACTAGGGTTAGCAAATGTCGATGATTTATTAATTAACTGAACATCAACTTTTTGAAATTTATATAAATTCCAATTAGCATTTGGTAGATTAACATTAAGTGCAATCTTATTTAAATTATTTAAGTTTATTCTGTTTTGAGTAGCTGAATAATTAAAGTTATTATGAACATTATCTGTATCTATTTTTCCTGCAAATTTGTGCTTAACATTTGCTTTTTGATACTTATCATCATATTCAGCACCTTTAAGAATTATGGATTTACTACCGTCTGATGTTGTTGAGTCAACTGTAAAAACTAAAAACTGCTTTTTAATCCTATCATAAAACTTGGTCACAGTAGCATATCCTTCTTTTAATGACTTTTTAGTTGAATCATTTACCCTAACGACAGAACCAATAAAATTAGATGATGATGTTTGTGCTTGATCATTTGTCAACTTTAAAGGTACAATTCTTTGAGTCTCATCAGCATTGGATTGCTCAGAAAGACCCGCGGTGTTTATACCAACATCATTTGAAGCATCTCTATTCATTTCTTTTTCAATATCAACATAATTAAAACAGTAGTAGTAGTCTATGTAACCAACCATAAAAGACTCATCCGAAATATAAGACCTTGATACAATATCATCCATGAATTCGAATATCTTTTTATTTGGATTTCTCCAAGCCATCTTATCATCAGTATTTGTTATATTTGAATTAAAGCCTATCTCTAATTCACCGCAAATCTTTCTCAAAGAATTAAAAGATGTATCGTTATATGAATTATTACCAACAAGATAAAGATTGGGAATATTAACAGTGCCTACAATAGTATATTTTTGACTTGCTTTTTCGGCACCTTGGTCAAAACTTTCAATTTTGAAGACCATATGAATCGACTTTAAGTTTTTTGAACTTGAGTTCAAAAATAAATCAATGGTAGAATCATCAGTAGGTGTTGTTGTGCCTTTTAATATATCTTTAGTATCCTCAAATGTAAATTCAATTTTAGGAACCAAACCAACATGATATAATCTTAAAGTAGAAATATATCTTTCTTCTATTGCAAATCCTTTATACCAAATAAGTGGGGTATAACCCAGTCCTTTTGTATAAGCACCCTGACCACTATTACCAGTTCCGTCCTGTTTAATTGTAATAGGTGGGACTTTAATTGTTGGTTTATCTATTTGAGCTATAATTGGTCTGTTACCATCTATTGGTTTTTGTTCAGTATTACTACCTTTACTTTCTGGCTGAGCAATCACAGCATCTGAGTTAAGAACAGTAACTTTTAATTCCATTGGTTCTACTTCACCTGATGTGCAAGTTATAGACAAAACATAATCACCAGGGTCGGTAAATTGTAGACCTTTGAACGTCACGTTTGTTGTTCCAGTGTTACCACTATCTGATAGTTCAAGTTCAGTCACACCAGTTATTTCACCTGGTCCACTTTTCTTTGTGATTGTTACTTTACCTGTTATGAATTTATTGATTGGCTTTTTAGGAACAACCGCATTTGCAGCACCACTAGCAGAACCACCCACTTGTTGACTAGTTGGTGGTGTTGGATCAGAAAATGTATAACCATCAATATTTATTTTAGCATCCTTTGCAATATCAGCCTCTGGTCCCGGTCCAATCCACTTACCAGCACCGGTCCAAAAATAATCACCAGCTACTATGTAAAATAGTTTATCTGATTTCTTGAATGTGAATCCTGAAGTATCAGCATAGTTTTTAAAAAGAACGTTATCTTTGAATAAATCAAAGGTTATTTGAACTGGTGGAACACCAACTGTTGATATTAACTTGGCACTATATACAGCCATTTCTCATTCTTTTTATTTTGATTTATATATTAAAAAGAATGAACTCTGGGTATCTGTTAAATATTAACTTTAATTATTTTATATGGATATCCTCTCTTGATATAGAACTTCTCACGTTCCTTAAAATGTTTGTAAAGTATATTAGACATCTCCCTACTTGAGAAAACATCAACAAGGTCAAAGATATTTGCTTTCTTTTTATCATCATGTAAACGTAATGCACGACCTATTGATTGAATTATAATTTGTTCTGATTTGAATGAGTCGGCAAATATTACATTAAAGATAGCATTGATAGAAACACCGGTTGATAAAGTGCCATAAGAAGCAACAAGTACTTTAACTTTACCATCAGTTACTTCCATTAGTTTCTTAATCTCTTCTCTTTTCTTACCCGATATCTCACCATCAATATAATAAAACTCTTTATCGGTTAAATCCTTACTCAAGGTATTAAATATTTGTTGACCATACTCAATAGTATGAAATAATAAAAGAGTATTAGAATCACATTTATTAACAATCTTCTTAATAAATTCTAATCTTTTACCGGATTGATGTATGTAATCTTTTTCCAATTCAAAGGCTTCTTTACCATAACCACCTTTTCTTATTTGAGTCATTCTATCGTCAAATTCTAAGTCCTCATGATTCATAATAACAACACGAACATCCATTGGAGTGATAATACCTTTTTCTTTAAGTTCCATAGCAGATACCTCAGTAATCTTAGGACCTAAAACAGATTGAATGGTTAGTATCTCACAAGTGTTTTCTTCAGGAAATGTACCAGAAACACCAAATCTTGAGTAAGCTGAATGAAAAGTATGACCTAAAATAGTTGTTATTGTTTTTGCTTTAGCACCATGAGCCTCATCAGTAACAACTGTGTGAAATTGTTTGAAGAACTCTTTGGGCCATTTCTCCAAAGATTGATAAGTACCAATATAAACATTAGCATCTAATGTACCAGACCACTTACGAGGTCTTTCGGACATTACTTCTTCAATTCTAATATCGCAAGGTAAGTGAGAATCATTTAAGATATGATCTATTTTCTTTTCTCTCATCTCTAAGATATTATTAACACCCATATTATATTCTACAATATTATCATAAAATTGAGTTACTAGTGTAATAGAAGGAACTATAATTAAAAATTTAGCCTTAGGGTTTATATTTTTAAGTGTGTAAAAAATAACAATTGATATGATTAGAGATTTACCACCTGATGTAGCAACCTCAGCCATACAGTATCTATTTTTTAATATTTTATATGCTGATTCAATTTGGTGGTCATACGGCATAAATGGAACCCACTCACCTGACTTAGTTCTTACTTTATGTGTTTTAAAATACTCTTTACAAAATTCTCTAACACCTTCTAAAGTAACATCTCTATTTAGAGGAAAGTCATCTTTGTTTTCTAAAATAAAAGGAGCATCAATTTCTTTACAACCTCTCATTGCTTCTTTCCAAAGACCTAAGTTGATACGACCATTTTTGAAATAAGATTGTTGACCATTCCACACACCCATCTTAAAGGCGGGCATATATCTATACCCCTTTACATGTCGTGTTAACCAAAGACCTAATTGATGATATTCAATTCTTGTGGCCTCAGATACAACTATTTCTTCTTTTTCTTTGTCATATCTAAATTTCATCTTATTATTATATATTAAAATAAGGCTCTTGTTTAAAATTGTGGTTTTTATGAGGTTTTTTATAGAGGGAAGAAAAGAAAGTGAATATATAATAAAAAATAATTTAAACTATGAGTATTTGGAACACAATCAAAGGTTGGTTTAAGAAAGCTGAAGAACAAGTTGAAGCTAAAATTACTCCGGTTATTGCTGAAATAAAAACGGAAGTGAAAAAAGATGTTGAAGTATCTAAAGTTGATGTTGAGTCAGCTACAAAGGCTATAGAAACTAGACTTGCGGAGATTGCTGAAGAAAAAAAGGTTACAGCTAAAGAAATCAAAGCTAAAGTTAAATCAGTAGCTGAAAAAGCAACTGAAGAAGTTAAATCAGTAGAGAAAAAAGTTACTAAAGCAAAAACTACTACTAAGACTGATAAAAAACCTAGTAAGCCTAGTAAGCCAAAAAATTCTAATAAGAAAACTGATAAGTAAGTTTTTTATTAAAAAATTTAACCCACTCATTGAGTGGGTTTTTTTATGCAACAGCACTAAGATTTTTTATCGCTTGTAAGCCTTTATCATTTAGTCTCCAAAGAGCAACAGAATTTACATCAACATGATTTTGCTGTATAGCATTTTGCTTAAAGTCACTTTGCCAACAATATCCAGTATAACATTGAATGTGACCATATTCTTTACCAACATAACCCATAGCTATAACATCACCTACTTGCCACTGACTTGAATCTGTTAAATAAGTACCTTTCCATGATCCACTATTTTGTGATATTTTGACTTTTTGATTATAATAACCAGTGTTAGATAAATTTCCTTTACCATCACCACCACCTGGTAGAGTAGGAGATTTAAATGAGAACCAGTCAGCATTACCAACTAGTTGTCCAAGAGCCTTTATACCTGTTAAAGCATACAAAACTGCTTGAGTTCCCTGAGGACATAAACCATGTATTCCAGGTGTATAACCTTTCTTTAAGTTGTCAGCATTAACTCTATTATTTTTACCAAGTTCTCTAGCACATCTACCAGCTAAATTCATCAAATCGTTATAAGTTGTTGTTAGCTTAACATTAGCAGGAGTACCAACTTGTGTAGGTGGTTGGCTACAATCTTCCTGACCATTTGAAACAGCATCTTGTACTTTCCAAGTTTGATAATCAATACCAGTTTCTTCAAATCCAGCATAACTCGACTCTGTATATTCTGGGTCTAACTCACCTAAGTTATCAAATTGATCTATTTGGTCAGCTGGTTTAGGTATAGGACCAGTCCAGACAGTAAATGTGTCTAAGTCTGTTTTAGCTTTTACTTGTATAGTATCACCAAGACCATCTATTGTGAACTTTATTTTAGGTATTGATTGTGTAGGACTTGGTGGAGTCTGAGCAGCTACTAATTGGGCATTTGTACTCTTTGGGGCTTCTAATGGACTTTTATATGTAATAATAGAACAAGACTCTGTATCAGGAGAGCAAAGTTTTAAATCATATTCACTTAGACCATGTAAGGTTTTTACATCCGACTGAAATCTAGATATAATAATGTCAACAATTGAATGATCTTCTACATAACTTCCAAAGTTAGATATATTACCAATATTAACCTTATCACTATAATTAAAACCATTTGTTGTCCATACTAAATAACCTTTACCATTATTTTCAGTGAATCCACTTGGTAAATAAACTGTAACTACCTTATTAGCAACATTTGGATCGTTAATATCACTTTGTGAAGTAATAACTGGACTTGAATTTGCATATCCTTCCCATAATATATTTATACCACAACCGTTATTTATATAGTAAGGACTTTTATCACCATTACCATAAGTTCTTTGTACAAAAGGGTCTTTATAAGGATCTTGAATTACTTTAAATGTTTTATTATCATTAGCATATTTAATGTTGTAAATACTCAAAGCTTCCTGTATAACTTGGTCATCTGTTAATGAAACATCATACTTTTCACTTTTTGTCATTTCCGAATCATAAAAAAGTGCGTACTTTCTTTTTCTACCTTGCTGATAGACCTCAAGTTTTATATTATCAGTAATTCTAACCGCTTTTAATAATTGATCTGCCATAACTTAATTAATTTAATCCACCGATAACAATATTACCATTCTCTAATCTAACCGGTGATTTGGTCTCATCCAAAACAACAGGTGGTAGAGAGAATCCATTATCAACAAATTTCTTTCTACTACTATCCTTAACCGTTGTTTTATTAGGAACAGCAAGAGCTTGTCTAATATTTTGACCTGGTGTGCTACCTTCTTCAAACACATATCTATAACTATCTAAAGATTCTTGTGGTGGGTAGTAAAGAGTATCACCTTCATAAATATTTAAAGGGTTATCAATACCATTAATAAATAATATAACATCAATGCTACTCAAAACCGAATCATCGTTGTTATACATAGATAACATAACCAAATCAATTCTCATCTCTTCACCACCCTGAACAACATATGTATAAAGACTACTCTTAGTATAAATAAATTGAGGATAATAAACATTAAACAACTTAGTTGTTGAGTTGTAATTTAATTGAGATAGTGATGTTATGTCCATTCTATTTTATTATTTTTATTTATTATAAATACTTTGTGAAGCATCTTTATTCATAGTAGCATTATCTACTTGTTTACCACCTTTTGCCTTGGTAACATTATTTGGATCTACTGATGTAGTAACTGGATTACCTGTAGTAGAATCCGTACTAACAACACCACTAGTTCCACTATTTGATGGATTTGCATTTGTTCCTGATTGACCAGCACTTGAACCAGACACACCACTAGATCCACTTGAACCGGTAGTGCTAGCTGTCGCATAGACAAAATCATTAAGTGGTAATATACCAACAGGCTCATTATAAGTAACATTATCAGCGCCTGTTACTTTATTTGTTTCATAGAATGATTTTTGCACATCAACTGTTCTTAAATAACCACTATTAAACTTAGCCATTATCTCTTGCAAACCCCAAGGTCTGGCGTTAGTCATGTTAAACTCAACACTTATAGATGATGGAAGATCATTAAAGGCTAATATTGGTCCTAATCTTACTTCAACTTGCTCAACTAACATGTCACCTGAGCAAAATGTAGGTCTCATTGGATTACCAACTGTTATGTGCCAAGGTGTAGATGGTAAACCAGTTAATGAATTAATAACACCTATTATCTTAACCCTATATTTTTGAAGTAAGCCAGAAATTATATCAGTTCCAATTTTACCAATTGTACCTTCTATACCCTTTAATACATTTAAGGATTCGGCTTTTTGTGCCTCGTTTGCTTTATTAGCCGCTGCTTGGTCACTTATAGGTGCTGGTTTCTCCTGTGTATTATCATTTACGGTATTTGATAGAGATTTATTCGCCTCTTTGGTTGCGTTATAAGCCTTCTCGATTGCGGCTTTTATTTCATCAACTATTCCTTTTATAGCATCAGATATAGCTTGTGCAGCATCACTTATTAACTGATTAGGATTATTAGCCCAAGTTATCATTTTAGCACCAGCAGATTTACTCAAACCATATGTTTCACTATTAGAAGTACCAAATCTTGTAATCATACCAAGTAAATCCATCCAAACAATTGTAGGATCAATACCAGATATGTATTTTAATTCATACTCACAAGTCATTTTAATATTAACAGTGGTTTTCAAACCAGAACCCGCATCAGAGTAACCCACTAATTTTCTTCTTTTAGATTGTTTAATTAAGTTAGGATTACCAGCTGGTATTGAATTTTTAGCATCATTTTCTATTAGACCTAATTTAGCTAAAAAATTTCTTTGAAATATTTCAGTAAACCCAGGTAAAGGTAGAATATTACCAGCAGCGCCGGATATACCACCTAAATTACCCAAACCAACATCTTGACCCAATGATGTAAGTATATTGGTGAAATCTGCCTCTGAATCAGTCCACTCTTCACCAAATGTAAATGATAAAAAGTTTTCATTTTCAGGAACCCAACTTATTAAAGTAGCAAATGATGATAGTTCAGAATCTTTTTTAGGAACCATTATATTATCATCAACAGGAGAAGCAAATCTTCTAGCTATCATTAATCTATTATTTGGATAAACACCAATATTTTTCAAATAAGCAAAGTCCGCTGGTCTTAATTGAGCTTTTGTACCTGATAGCTTCTCAATTATATTAAGAACACTGGTATCATAAACAGAATTGTTATGTAGTTCTCTTCTTGTAGACTTGTCTTTTTTATTAATATAATCAATATCATTCAACCCCTTTGGGTCATCAGTACTAACATTTGGCCAAGCTCTTAAAACTCTATATCCAGAAAATAAACTATTACCATATAACATACCAGCTGAGCTGGATGTTTTATTATAATCAGGTACCTTAATATTTCTACTTTTACCCGCATTAAATGTAGATAATCCATTAGCATCGTAATAACTTCTTACACCAATGAGACCAAGAGGAGAGCCACCTAAAATAGATCTATTAAAAGCCATGTTAATAATTTAATTTTTATTATATATTAAACTATTAGTAATCTCTTATTATTTGTGAGTTTGAAAATTTGGAAAGGTTTGAAAAAACATCATCGATTATTTCCGGGTTTTTTCGGAATTCATTATAAAATATTAAAACATTGAAGTTATTCTCACCGAGAATCTTTTTAAGATTGAGTAGTTTTTCGATTGAAAACTCGTTTTCGAAGTCGGGTATGTAGTAGATGTCTTTCTTTTTATCTATTGCCTGCTGTATCTTTTGAAAGATTAGCACCTTCAGATACATCTTATCGTCTTCAAAACTAACCTCTTCTTCTTCCATTATCTTTTTTATATCGATAATGTACTTATTCTTTATTCGGTTAACCTTAATAAACTTATCTACTTTTTTGCGGGTTTTACAATAAACACAAAAGAACTCCACTTACTATTAATTATTTTTATAATATTGAAATATATATAAAAAACATATTGTCCCTCCTGATTTTAAGTAATTTAATTTTGAGAACTTGATTTTAATATATAAGTAATATGAAGAAGTATTCGGATAAATTTCTAAACCAATCAAATAAATTAAAGCATGCTCGTGTTGGCTTTGAATTTGAATTTTATATGAAAGAATTATCTTTCTATAAAGCAATGGAGTTATTAAACCAAGAGTTAGCACCTGTGAAAGTTTGGGGATTTAGAGAATACCACTCTGGTTTCACACCAGATGAAAAGAATTTCAAAATTGAACCGGATTTATCAGGTGGTTCAAACATGGTTGAGTTAGTAACTGGTCCATTAAGCTACTATGATGCTAAATACTATTTAGTTAAAATAGTTAAATTTATTCAAACACATGGTCAAACTAATGAAAAATCATCTATTCACTTTAACTTATCATTTAATGATGATGATAAGAATCTAAATGATTTGAATATTCTTAAACTGATTCTAAATACTGATGAAGAAGAAATTTATAGAGTTTACCCATCAAGAAAAGATAATGTTTACGCTAAGTCAGTAAAGAAAATGATTCCTTATAAAGAATATGACTTCTTTAATATCCCAATTAGTGTTGTAAAGAATAATTTAAGAACACCAAATGATAAATACTACGGTATCAACTTCTTACATATTAATAACGATAAGGACTCTCAAAGACTTGAATTAAGATATGTTGGTGGTAAGGATTATGAAAAGAATATAGGTAATTTAATTTACTTCATGGACAGATTTATCATTAATGTTTATGACGCAATTGATGTTGATTTTAATGCGGAGGATGTTAATAAACTTGAAGAACATTTAGAAAAGAATATTTCTACATTTAAAAATTTCTCAAAGTATGATAACTTTATTATAGACTTTCCAACCATTCAATTACAAATTGACCAAAATATGAACTATGATATGGTAACATCATATTATAATAGTATATACTCAAAACTCTATAACTTAATAGATTCAACATCTGAATTAAAAGAATGTATAGTAAACTATGTAACATCAACACAAACAATGGAAATAGTTGATGCTAAAATAAAATCAACATCAACACTAAAAGGATATGATTTAATAAATTGTCAAGTTGAGGGTATATTTGAAGATTGCTTTTTTGTAGGGTCAGAGATTAAAAACTCACAAATGACAAAATGTAAATTACAACAATCGTCAGCACAAAACTCAAAAGTTCTTAATTGTAAAGTAGAATCTTCTGATTTAACAGGTTGTTACTTTATGGAAGGTTACTTGAATGGTGATATGTTTGGTGGTGTTTATCGTTCAGGTAAATTAGGACCTTATGCTACTATGGATGCTGATGTTAAAATAGTTACAGATAATAATAACTTCTTTGATACGAAATTTGACACCGAGACTAAAGGTGAAACCAAAGGAACTATAAAAGGTTATGGAAAAGGATTGCTTGGTAAGAAATAATGAAATACTTAAAAAAGTTTGAAAATATACATCTATCACCTGAATCTAAGTTAACACCTGAAGATATTGAATTTTTATTCACTGATATATCAGATAACGGTTGGATAGTTGATGTTAGATTTTTAAAAAAACTATTTGATTTTAAAAACACCGATGAATCAGCATTAAAATTTGCTTTAATTACTTACATTCAAATTAGTATTGGTAAAAACTGGGGACCTTTTCAAGAGAGTCTTTGGAAAATAAATAATGAACTTACCAATTTGAAAAACTCTGAAGAGTATAAAGAAATAATGGAAGTTGCATCACTAAGATTAGATGATTTAGGTTATTATATACATAAAGAATACATTGAAAATAAACACTTGAATATATTAATATATAGAAAAACAGATCAAAATTATATAAAATAATATGATAAAAAAATATCAAAATTTCCTAAACGAGGAAGTAGGTCTTAAAAACATTTCTAAGATAGCAAAGCTTCATAAAACTGCAGAGATTTATTTCCACAAAGACTTAGATGGTGTTACATCAGCTATTGCTATGAAAGAATTCTTAAAGAATTACTATCAAATAGAAACTGTTGATTGTCATATTATACAATATGGTGGTTTAGAATACGCTATTAAGCATCACCAAGAGGGTAACCTTTGTGTGCTAGTTGACTTTGCTCACGGTAAGCCAATGTTCCACATTCAATCAGATCATCATGATAAACAAGTTGGTGCTGAAGATACTAAATCAACATACTTCAAACATGCTCGTTCAAATGTTGAGATACTTTCTGGTGAAATATCATACTCTGATATTTTTACACCTCAAGATATTGAACTAATTAAAACAGTTGACTCAGCTAACTTTTTAACATATAATATCAAACCAGAAGATGTACAAAAAGCAATCTTTACACAAGATAGAGCTGAAACACCAGCTAAGAATAGATTTATGATGGGTTTTGTAGTTAATAGATTATTATTGGCTTATAAAAATAAAAGAATCACTGTTAAATCTTTAGATGGTAAGAGAAATCATATTAATAAAAATATTCTTGAATGTTTAACTTTGGATTCTACAGGTAGTTTATACTCAATGTTTAACAACATTAAACATTATATTAGTAATGCTAAAACTTCTGATAAATTAGGAAGATTAGCAACACCTGAAGAAATTACAGATAACTTAAACTCTTACATTGATAGAATGAAGAATTATAGTTTCATTGAAGATCCAAATACAGGTGATGTGACCGAATATGATCCAACAAATTGGAGACATAAAAATCTATTATCAACTGGCGCTAAAATTGGCAAAGGTGTTAACTTTGACTCTGATTATAAAATCGTTACTCAATATGGTGGTGGTAATATGATTAAAGCTGGTTCATATGATAGATATGTGGTATTCAAAAACAACCCAGAGGCTGACTTTAACTGTATTGCTTGGCCAATGGGGTTATTACAAGTTTCTTGTAATCCATTCAAAGAAAAGAAGTTAAAAGAAATTAACTTAGGTGAAATAGCTAAAGAAGTTTTAGCAAAACATGAATCAGTATTAAAAAGATTTTATGTTTCATTAGAATCTCTTAAAAAAGAATTTGAAACATCTCAAGATTGGAAAGCAATGCAAAAAGCAGAAGGTGAGGATTATGAAGGTGTTGGGTTTAGATGGACTGATTTAGAAGCTTTTTACAAAGATTGTATGTATGAGAAGAAAGATGGTAAAATTGTTAATGTTGATATTAACAATCCAGAGTTGAGAGAGTATATGGATGTTTCGTTTAGTGATTTAGCTCCTGACCAAAAAACATATTTAAGTAATATCAAAATACCTGCATGGGAACTTATTATTAGAAACTCAGGTGGTCACCCTTCAATTACAAATATCTCTGGTTTCAACTTCTTAAAGTATAATAAACCAGCTCTTAAAATAGCTTATAATACTGAAAAGTATGTTGATGTTCTTAAAACAGTTGCTAAAGATTTTGTTAATGTATTAAAATCAAAAATAGATATAGCTAACCAAGGTGGTGAAGTTGAATACGACACAAAAGGTGTTGAATTATTAGGACAAGACACAAATGAAAACTTTGAATATAATATAGTTGATAAAAAGACTGGACAACCAGTACCTGTGACAAGAGATGAATTCTTAAAGGCTGGTGCTACAAAAGGCATGAAACCAGATAGAAAGAGTTTAATGACTATAGATAATGTAAACAAGAAAATAATAGCAAAATTTGAAAGCTATATAAACAAAAAGAATTAAGATATAACCTTAATTCTTTTTTCTTTTTCAAATGTATCATTTAATATAGAATCTAATTTAACATTTCTTGATGTTTGTCTATCCCAAGAAACAATAATTTCATTTGGCGGTAAATGTATATCTAAATAGCAAATAAACTCACCAATCAAGCCAACTTTAATTGGACCATCATATGTATTAGCGGACTTTTCTAAAGATATAAAACTATCATTTATCTCTAAAAGATTATAAATACTAACCGGTATGATTATATAATTATGTTTAGTTGACATATTAATATTTATTCTATTAAGCTCAGTTAGTAGTTTATTACCTTTTACTCTACACTCGTCTCGATAACTACCGGAATGAACAAAAGGTATATCTGACAAATCAATTACCATCTAATATTTTATTAATTTTATCGTGCCTCAATCGAGAGACATTTCTTATTGATAATTTATATGAGTTGAATTTACAATCATATAATTTATAACTTATTGTGTGATTCCACTCAAAGTTATCTTTATCATTTGGAACAATAGAATACTCCATATTTTGTATAGAATATACTAAACTCTGTATAGACCTATCAAAAACATACAGAACCATTTCATCACTGTCTTCTTTTATAAGAGGTGAATTAAATACTTCTATATTTAGACCAACATACTTGTCTATACTATAAAAGTATGATGGGAAAGCACTTGTATTTGTTGAGAAGTTGCTACTCAAACCAAATAACTTTTTACCTTTATCAGAACAAAAAATATAATTTGCTTTTATACCTAATTCAGATATTTTATCAAATAGATTTCCTTGTTTACCTAAGCCAGCTATAGATTCTTCTGGTATCACAAACTCTTTAGACTTACCAACCATTATATCAAAGCTTTCTTGATATATGTTAACTATACTATTAATCATAAAACTCGGTGATGTGAGAGGTGAGTTTTTAATTTCAGTATAGCTAGAATCTATAGACGAAATAACATCACCGTTATATAAATAACTGATGTTCATTAGATTTTGTTCTAATGTTTTTTTATATTCCGTAAAAGATTCTCTCACGATATTTTTATCAAATTTTACAATAAAAGTTTAATATGATAAACTTTATTATACTTATTATATACAAATAAAAAAAGAATAATCAAATGATACAAAATGGAAGCACAGTAAATGTGCATTACACAGGAAGACTCACTGATGGTGAAGTTTTCGACTCATCAGAAGGAAAAGCACCTTTATCTTTTACAGTAGGAACAGGACAAATTATTCCTGGTTTTGAAAATGCTATTATTGGTAAAAATGTTGGAGATAAAGTAACTGTAAGCATTCCACCAGCTGAAGCATATGGTGAAGTTAGAGAAGACTTAGTAGTAAAGGTACCAAGTTCTCAATTACCTGGACCAGTTGAAGTTGGTATGTCATTACAAGCACAAGCTGATAACGGTATGCCAGTTAATGTTATGGTTAAAGAAGTGCATGAAGATCACGCAGTGATTGACGGCAATCACCCTTTTGCTGGTAAAGAACTTATTTTTGATATTGAAGTTGTTTCAGTTCAATAATCTATCAAAACTAAATTAAAAAAGCCACTCATTAAGTGGCTTTTTTAGTTAAAAATAATCTCTTGACATCTAAAGTAATCTTTTAGTTTTAATAACGCTTCTTGATTACTTGATAAACTATTATATTGTTCGTTTGATTTTAATTCATAAATATCTATATTACATTTACAACCATAAAAATAATCCTGCATTGAATCCATAAATGGTAAAAAAATCTTATTAGATGACAACTCTTCATTGGTGTTAATTAATCTATAAAGATGTTTTTTTGATTCAATATTTAGATTTCTGGTTATACTAGCCATAGATATACTTTTTTAATAATCTATATATTACATAACTCATTATGTAAAGAATTGGATAAATTGATAAACTATTAAAAAATAAAGCAACTATAAGAACAACCCAAAAGTTAAAACAAGGCACACATGTTACTAATCTCGATAAAAAGCTATTGTGTTTTTGTCTTATATATGAGTGATATGTAATTGATGGATTCGATTCTTTTTTATACAATTCAAAATCATCAATCTTAAAATACTTACTTATCTTAAATATTTTTGCATACTCTATAAAGCCATCAGTTTCAAACCAAATGAATAGTATAAAATTAACCCAAAATATTTGTGAAATAAACATAGTGTTTATAGACACTAATAGCAAAATTGTTTATCTACCTTGACCTCTGTATTTTTTCTTATAGTTCTTTGATGTTTTATTAGAACTTTCTTTTTTAGAGTACTTGCCTCTTTTCTTAGGTTTAGAAGAAAAAGATTTAACAGGTTGTGTAGTAGCTTTTGCCATAGTGATTAATATTTTTATTTTATATATTTTTCTATTTTTTTAAAAATTTTTATTTATATATAATTAGACAAAAATAATCACTACGATGAAAAAAATATTATTTATTTTACTAACACTACTTACAATAAAGACATACGCTCAAAAAGAAATCACACTTGATAATAGTTTAACAGGCATGTATTCTCAGTCTAAAACCGGTGAATTATTTGGTGCTGAATTTATAGGTAATAACTCAATAAATTTCAAAAAATCAATTGGTTTAGATTTAGGAACTAACTATAATATTCAATATAACCCTAATCTTAGCCAAAATGAGTTTATACAAAAAGCCAATCTTAGTTGGAATAAAGAGCATTATGATTTTTTTACAACATATCAATATAACTATTCATTATCAAGAGGAATATTAGCTGATAACTGGTTAGGTATAGGTTGTGGAGTTAAAGAAAATTATAGTTGGGGTAAAATGTCTTTATCATATGCTTTTCTTTATACACATACTGACTATGTTAACGATCCAAATGGAATACTTCCATCATCAAAAGAAGCTTTAAGACATTCTATAAGAGGTAGAATTAAAATTGATGGAAAGTTAATTGGAATATCAACAGAATACTACTATCAACCAAATATAAATAACCCAAGTGATTACATTGTTTATGGTACTACAAAACTATCTATATTCCCAAAAAAACCACTTAACTTTATTATACAAGATATTGTCAATTATAGAAGTGTGAGTAATGTTAAAATGTTACAAACACTAACATTTGGCTTTGCTTATAAGTTTAATAAAAAATATGAAAAATAATTTAATTTTTGCTAAACAAAGGAATTTTTTTTAGATATATACAAAGATAATTAATTTGAGCCAGAGCATTTAGTTCTGGCTCAAAAAAAAAATTTCATATGTCAAAAGAAAAACGCACAAACATTAACAACTTAAAAACCTATCATGATCTCGTACAAAAAATGCGAGAGTTTTTTTTAAATAAAGGTTTCATAGAAGTTGCAACACAGCCAAATTTAACAATATTATCGGCTTGTGAAAATCCACACTCAGTAACAAAATTTGATTATGTAGGTGAGGTCTGGCCTTTACCACAAACAGGTCAAATGGTTTTAGAAGAAGTACTACTTAGCAACCCACAATTACCAGGATGCTTTTGTATCTCAACTTCTTATCGTCAAGAAAAGAATCCTATTCCTGGAAGACACGAATTAATCTTCCCTATGTTTGAGTTTGAATCAAAAGGTGGAATGAAAGATCTACTTAAATTAGAATCTGAAATTTTGGCACACTTAGGATTTGATAATCCAGTAGAAGTAAACTATGATGATGTTTGTCAAGAATATGGTGGTGTTCAAATATTAGAAGATGAGCATGAAAGTAGAATGTGGAAAGAAAAAGGATCTGTAGTTTCTTTACAACATTTTCCTTTAAGAACTAATCCTTTTTGGAATATGAAACATAATGAAGATAGTATCTTTAATAAAGTAGATGTTATTCTTTATGGTCAAGAGACAATCGGTTCTGCTGAGAGAAGTTGTGATGTTGAAGAAATGAGACACAATTTCTACACAATTGAAAATGGTGGATATTGTGCTAAATTATTTGAACTATTTGGTAAAGAAAGAGTAGAAGCTGAACTAGAAGAATTCTTATCTTATAATTTCTTCCCAAGATTTGGTGGTGGAATTGGAATGACAAGGTTAGCAAGAGCTTATCAGTTGTTACAAGAAGAGAAAAAAACAAGTCAAAAAGCTAATATGAATTTTCCAGTGATTACACTGGCATAATAAAAGAAAAGAGAGTCAGTTACGACTCTCTTTTTTCTTTTTAAATTTCTTAAAATTGTGAATTATTTTGTCTTGCCAAATGGTTAATATAATATCTCTTATCGTAGTAAAAGGATTATTACCCGAAAAGTAAAAATATAAGCCAAAGCAAAATGCCGCAAGGCAATACAAAACTAAATTGGCTCCTAAGTAAGAACCAGTTAATTTCATTAGCATTATCTGAATAGCATCGAATCCAAAGGGGTTGAAAAACATCCCCAACATTAGGAACAATGTCGCTAGTTTTGTTTTTGTCATCTTTCTTTTGTTTTATCGTGGGACCAGGTTCCATAAATTAAATACTTTTTGACTTACGCCTCGCACTCCTCACCATCAAACACACATAAGACGCAGTTATAATCTATATATTATATTACAAATATACAAAAAATAATTTATTTTTTCAAGAAAATTTGATTAACTAACGTTCATTTTATAAATCTCAACCGTGTCATTTTGATATCCTTCAAATAAATTCCTTCTATCTAAAGTACCTCGACTGACACCTAATGTATTACCAGAATATGCAGAAAATAACTTACCTAGGTTATTAAATATTTCTATTCTACCTGTAAGTTTCCACCTAATACATATTAAAGTTGAGCTTCTCATTTCTATTATAAAATAAAAAAGAGAGATTGTTTTAATCTCTCTCTTCCCAAAGTTCACCAACTCCTAAAAGTCGATGTTTAGTTCCAAACATTGTGATATTATCACTTTTATGAAAATGACCATAATAGTGATATTCAATGCTATTATTTAATTTTAAGATTGTAAATGCTTGTGTTAAAAGATTTCTTTCAACAAGTAAATCAGTTCTTAAAGCTTCATCACCAGTATCTTTGATAATACCATTTACAAAGCTACCTAAGCCCATTTTATTATCAGGTATACAATAATCAGGAGCCGTATGAGTTACTACGATATCAATATCTCTATATTGACCAAGTTTTTCAATATCTAAAATAAATACTTCATCAGGCCACCAGCTTTCAATACCTAAAGTTGGACCTTGCGAAGTTCCTAATTTTTGAGCTCTTGTGTAACGCCATTCACGATCAACACTGACAGCTCCACCAATACAAAGAATATTCTTATCTGCTAAATTAAGTACGGTATAGTCAGGTACTAAGTGAATATTAGTAAAACCAAACGGATCATTATCAAAGTGAGGTTTGTAATCATGATTACCACGAATGCCCCAAACATGAACATTATTTTTTACAAGTTGAGGGTGATACATTTCAAGCATACGCTTTTCTTTTTCTATGGTACCAAAACCAACACCAAAATCACCAACTTGAATTATATGCGCGTCAGTAATACCATACATCTTTACATATTGATGTATGAGATTAAAGTTACCATGTATGTCACCCAAATATAATAAACGCATAATTACAAATATAGTTAAAATTTTCAGGGTTTCCAAATTTATTATTTATATAGTATCATCATGATGTTACATGATTGCTAATAATTTTTAAAACACCTTTATCTTTTATATTAATTTATATATAAGTTTATATGAGCAAGACAAAAAGTTTTGACGGCATTGAGAAGATAGGTACTTACTTAAATGATTTAGTCAAAAAAGGTGGAAAAATGGCATCAGATACTTGGGAAGCCACTAAAATAGAAGGCGAAGAAACCAAAATATCAATAGAAATTTTATCAAGAATGATAAAAGGTGAAGAAGTATCTGAAAAAGAAAAGAATTTTCTTAGGGCTCACTCAATAGATATTATTAAAATTCTACCATTGGTTGCTATAGCAGGAATTCCTATTCCTATCCCAATAACCCCTTTATTAATAATGTTAGGAAAAAAATATAATATTGATATTTTACCAAAAGACAATAGGGGCTTACTAAAAGACAAAAAAGACGTAATTTCTTAAAAAAAGAAAGTTTTACATATCCGATATATAGAGATAGAATATGAAAACTTCTTTAATCTATAAAATATCCTTAGCAGTATCAGCTATAATAATGATGTTCTATTTTGGACTTGAATCATTAGTAGTTTTTCAGTACTTAAAATATACAGAAAATATTGGCATAGCAGGGTATGTTTGTTTTTTACTATTTGTTCCTTTTTTTATAATTGTTGTTTATGAGTTTATAAAAAACAATAGGTTAGTAGTTAAGAGGAATGAATACTTGAATAAACTAAATAGTGTTATTATATCACAATCACATAATACACTTTTCTATGAAGGAAATATTTCAGATGGTGGTAAGTTACTAACTAAAGAAGTAACACAATCAATAGGTGCTGATAGATGTTCTATTTGGTTATATAATAAAGATAAAACATCAATTGTTTGTCAACAACTTTATATTAAATCCGAAGATAATTGGTATCAAAATATTGAATTATTCAAAAAAGATTTTACAGAATACTTTGATCATCTTTTAGTTGATCCTATCATTGTAGCTAATGATGCTGAAAAACATTCAGCAACTTCTTGTTTCACTGAAGGTTATCTTAAACCACTTGGTATAAAGTCAATGTTAGATGTACCTGTTATATTCAGAGGAAGTATCATTGGTGTTATTTGTATTGAAAGTTTGACACTAAGAGAGTGGAGTGATTGTGAGGTTGATTTTGCTCAGATGTTATCATCACTTTATTCATTTGCCTTTTCAGTTAAAGAAGGTAATAAAATAAGTAAAAATTTACTTGATTTTGAAAAATTTGTTGATAGTTCTGTTATAGTTACCAAAACAGATAAAGAAGGTCACATTACTTATGTTAATAAAAGATTTGAAGAGGTTTCTGAATGGAGATTGAAAGAAATAAAAGGTAAAACTTTAAATGTAGTTAGCTCAGGTGAACACTCTAAGCTGTTCTGGAAAGATATGTACAGAACAACATTAAAAGATAAACAAATATGGCATGAAGTTGTAACAAACAAAACCAAGAATGATGAATTATATTATATAGATACTTATATAAAGGCAGACTTTGATGAAGCTGGTGAAGTTCAAGGGTTTATGTCAATTGGATATGACGTAACAGATGTTATTAATAGTACACAAGAAATTCATAAAAATATAGAAGAGATTAACAAAAAGAATACTTATTTAGAACACGCGGCAAAGATTTTAAGACACGATATGCACTCTGGTATCAACACATATATGCCAAGAGGTATAAACTCTTTAGAAAGACGTTTAACACCAGAAGTTATAAAAGAATTGAAGATAGAATCTCCACTTAAAATGATTAAAGAGGGTCTACTACATACTCAAAAAGTTTATAAAGGTGTATATGAGTTTACCAATTTAGTTAAAAAAGATGCAGAGCTTAATAAAGAGCTACATGATTTAAGACAAATCTTAACAGATTATCTATCTAACACATCTTACTTTAGTCAAGTTGCTATTGATTATCTACCAAAGATAGAAGTAAACCAAGCTCTTTTCTGTACGGCAGTTGATAATCTAATTCGCAATGGATTAAAATATAACGATAGTGAATCAAAAATGGTGGCTATTTTCATGGAAGATGAAGATCATATTGCTATACAAGATAATGGTAGAGGTATGACACAAGCAGATTTTGATTATTTATCACAACCATATACAAGAAAAGAAGGACAAAAAGAAACCGGTACTGGACTCGGACTTAATATTTGCGTTGCAATTTTGAATGAACACGGATTCAAAGTAACATGTGAAAAGAACGAGGTAGGTACAAAAATAAAAATAAAATTAAAATAAAAAAAAACAAACAATTATGGCAACTTACAAAATTGACCCGTTTCATTCTGATATCGCATTCAAAGTGAAACACATGATGATCTCAACCGTTAATGGTTGTTTCCAAAAATTTGACGCTACAATGGAAAGTAGTACAGAAGATTTCACTGATGCAAAAATCACATTTGAGTGTGATGTAGATTCAGTTTATACAAACATAGCAGATAGAGATGCTCACTTGAAATCACCAGATTTCTTTTCAGCTGAAGAATATCCAAAAATTAGTTACACATCAACTTCGGTTGAAAAAGATGGTGATGAGTATATTGTTACTGGAGATTTAACAATTAAAGGTATAACTAAATCAATTGTTTTAGATGGTACTTACAACGGTAATGACGTTGATATGTATGGTAATACTAAACATGGTTTTGAATTAAGTGGTAAAGTAAACAGAGCAGATTATGGCTTAACATTCAATGCACTTTCAGGAAAAGGTAATGCAATGGTAGGTGGTGAGATTAGATTATTGATAAGCATTCAAATGCTAGAACAAAAATAAAAAACAAAATGATAGAATCAATTTTATTAGTAGATGATGAAGATTTGTTTCACTTAGTATTCGAAGATGCTTGTAGTCTTTTAGATATAACTTTATCTTTACAAAGTTTAACAAGTTCAGATGAAGCTGAAAAGCTTTTTAAGAAGTGGTTTAAAGAAGGTCCTATAGAAGAAAGACCAGAGTGTGTATTTGTTGACCTAAATATAGTTGGGTCATCATTTGACGGCATTGAACTTATCAGAAAAATTAACTTTGAGTATGGTAACAATGTAGTTATTGGTATTATATCTTCTTCAAATGAATCAGAAGAACAAGCAAAAGCAGTTGCTGCTGGTGCTCAATTCTGGATTATTAAATCAGATGATATTGAACCAAGACTTATGGAATTTAGAAATGACTATGATGGCTACAAAAAAAGAACACTGCCTTTCAAGATTTATAAATAAATTTTAATGATGATTAAGATAGATAAGAACACCAAGAGTCAATTACTTGAACTTTACAAGACAAAGAAAATTTGCCTTGAGGGGAATATTTTAAAAGTAATTGACTCTGATGGTGATCCTGAATTTGAAAAATACATACAAGAAGCTACTGAAAAAGATAAAGAAGTTCGTAGAAAAAGATTGGATGTGACTAGACAAGTTCAAAGTCAAAATACAGATTTAGTTAAATGGAAAAAAGAAAATGAAAGAGTTAATAAGCAATTAACAAAAGCATTAGAAGAGGCAGAAGACTCAAATCAAGCAATGTTGGCGGCTAAACAAGAAGCAGAGTCAGCATTAGAAGAAGCTCAAAAAGCAAGAGTTGATGCTGAAAATGCAAGAATTGAAGCAGAAAAGGCTAGACAAGAAGCAGAACAAGCAAAGAATTTAGCAGAAAATGACTTAGAACTAATGCAAAAGAAAACTCAATTTGAGTTAATTGGTAATATAGTTAAAGTAGCACTCTGGGTTATTATGGGTGTTGGTGGTGTAGTAACAGCTGTTTATTTAATTGCACTATTCAAAGGTCTAAATACGGATGTTATCGGCTCAACTTGGACTAATATAGTTAGTATATTATTAACAAACTCATTTAGTATCGTTGGTACTATCATGGGTGTTAAATATGCCAATCAAGATAATAGCAAAGATAAATCTTAGTCTTTATTCATCAAATACTCAACAACTGATTCCCAATTTGGGAATCTTTCTGTTTTAAAGTGGATCCACTCACCTTCAAATTCTTCTTGACCAGCATTACCCATATCATCAATAAGATAATCACCTTTTAAGAAAGACTTATTTGGTGCCATAATTGTTTTTTCAACGATATCAAAACCTAAATGGTCCCAAACCCATTGAGCTTTTTCGGTGTAACAATTAACATTTCTAAATGAAGGACGTGTTAAAATCCAAACATCATATTTTTCTTCAATTTTTCTGAAACCTTCAATAGCACCAGGAATTTCTTCTAACTTCAAAAAGAAACCCCATTGAGATTGTGGATACTTTTGACTTGGATTATCTGTAAGAGCTTGTTTAGCGGCTTTGTAAAAGTTACAAAGAACGCCATCCATATCCACGTACACAATTGGTTTATTTTTTATATATTTCATCTTTATATTGTTTAAATTTTAGATATTTTCTACTTAGGTAAAGATACGAAAAATTATCATCATATATGTAATTTAAAAAATTAAAAGCATCTTTATATAAATAAAATCTATATGTTGAATAAAATAGTAAATGAATCACATATTATATCTTTATTATATCTAAGATGTACATGTAGAAAGTCAGTTAGTAATTCTAAAGTTATCATTATCTCATTATTGTTTGTAATCTATCTGGTCCTACAGATACTCTTGTTATTGGACAATTTGTTTCTAATTGAATAAATGCAATATAATCTTTTGCTTCTTTTGGAAGTTCTTCAAATACCTTACAATTAGAAATATCTTTCATCCAACCTTTTAACTCAACGTAAATTGGTTCAATTGGAACTGAAACATCAAATGGAATAGTATCTTTATAGAAGACACCATCAGCATTATATCCTACGCAAACTTTTATAGTCTCAAACTCACTTAGGATGTCTAATTTCATAATGTTAAGTTCAGTGACACCATTTATCATACAAGAGTATTTAAGAGCCGGTATATCAAGCCAACCACATCTACGAGGTCTTCCTGTTGTAGCACCAAACTCAGAACCAATCTTTCTCATTTTCTCACCAATTTCGTTATCTAATTCGGTTGGAAAAGGACCTGAACCAACACGAGTTGTATAAGCTTTGAAAATACCAGTCACATTGCCAATAGCATGTGCTGGTACACCGAGACCAGAACAAACACCAGAAATTGTTGTATTAGATGATGTTACAAAAGGATAACTACCGTAATCAACATCAAGTAAAGAACCTTGAGCACCCTCGGCTAAAACGGTTTTTCTTTCTTTTAATGACTTGTTAATGTAATATTCAGAGTCAATGAACTCAAAACCTTTAAGATATTCAATAGCTTCAAACCATTTTGATTCTTCTTCTTTTAGAGGATAGTCATGTAAAAATTTAAGATGTCTATCCATAATTAGATAGTGTTTATCTTTTAGAGTTTGATACTTAGATTGTAAGTCATTGTTGATATCACCAACACGAATACCGTTACGACCTGTTTTATCCATATATGTTGGGCCAATTCCTTTAAGAGTTGAGCCAATTTTAGCATCACCTTTATCTAACTCAGAAACTTTATCTAAAATTCTATGAGTAGGTAGAATAAGATGTGCTCTTTTTGAAATCTTTAGCTTTGAACGAACATCAACACCAATACCTTCTAATGTCTTGATTTCCTCTACTAAAGCAATTGGGTCAATTACAACACCAGCTCCAATAATATTAATACAATTATTTCTAAAAATACCTGATGGTATTAAATGAAGAACATATTTCTTACCATCAAAGATAAGTGTGTGCCCTGCGTTAGCTCCACCTTGGAAACGGGCAATGATATCATAATTTGGTGTTATAAAGTCAACTAACTTTCCTTTACCCTCGTCTCCCCATTGAAGACCTAGTAATACATCTACTTTCATTTACTTGATTATTTTTTCTAATTTGTGATTTCTATCCCACTGAGTCATTAAGCTTATCATGTGTTCGCTCATAAACTTATCATTTGATAATGACATGTCTTTATTTAAGTCAAACTCTTCAACTTCAATATCTTTGAAAATTAGTATTTCACTATATTGAGAAGTTCGTCTTGAGTACTCATATGATTCTTCCCACTCACCATCACCGAATTCTAAATCTTCTTTTGTTGGTTCCCAATTTTTTGGTTTATTGAAAACACTATATTTCTTTTCTTCATAGAAATCTTCCCACTTTTTAGCAACTTCATCAGCCACTTTTTTATCAGTGAAAAGACCAATAATCCTCCAACTTGAAGAATCAAAGTCCTCAAAGTAGGATCTAACCATGTATATTTTATCCATTGAATATTTCGTCTAAATTATTATCACGCATTAAGCCAGAATCTTTCATGATTATTGACCAAATTTCATTGAAGTTATCAGCATTTATCTTTTTAAGTTTAGCTTTTATTTCACTAACAACTTCATCATACATATTTTCATCTATGTAATTGGTTTTTAGATTGTAGCCTTTATTGATATGAAACCCTTCACCTTTTGAAATAAAGATTTCAATATAATCATCTTCTGCTATTGGGTAATTATTATTTGAACCATGTTTTACTTTTTTTAATGAGCCAATGTCACTGGCAGAAATATTAATTCTTTCTTGTGTGATATTGATATTCAAATTGTTTCTATAGTTAACTAAGTTAAGTATAAATTTTTTGAATTTTTCACTTACTTCTGGATTATATTCACTCCAGTCATAGTCACTGCGACTTTCTTTAAGCATGACCTTATCTTCTCTTCTATTTCTAATAACTTCATCGTGAATTAGACGAGCAAGCTTTTTCATTTTTTTAGATTTCATGTAATAAATTAATTTTATAATCTCTAAGTTCCTTAGTAGACCATTCAATGAATCTTTTATCAGAACCAAGTATTTTATTTAATTCTTTACATAAAGTTTCAAAAGTCATATCTTTTAGTTTATGACATGCATATAAATTAACACCACCAATAGTAAAATCTACACACTTTTCTTTATCACCATGTTTAGCATAATAAACACGAATTTCTAGTTTACCTAAATTTGGTATAAATATCTTATAAAGAGATGGAACTCTATTGTATATTTTACCATCAATAGTTTCAACCATATAAACATTTTCATCCTGGAATAAACCAGAAGACGTTATAAACTTTTCAAGTTCTACTCCTGTCATGATAATACCTTCTTTAATTTAAAATCTCTAACTGATTCTTTCAATCCATTATTTACCTTAGTGTGATTAACTTCAGCATCGTGGTCTCCACTCATATTTTCATAATGTAGTATCTCCCAGTATAAAATAAACTTCTCCCAAGAGCCATATTCACATCTTAACTTAGGTCTATGGTTCTCAGTTGTGACTTCTATCATGCCTTTAGCAATGTGAGGCATACTGATTAAGATCATTTCGTAGATTTCACCATTGATAAATCCTAGTGAATCTTTACCTATAAACTTTGCTTTTATCTTAAACATATTACAAATTTAAAATGTTATTCAATCTTTTACTACGGTTTAGTGTTTTTAACTCAGCATTAATTTTATCAATACTTGATTTATATGAATTTCTAGATTCTTGATTTTCATCTTCATAGTGTTTAATGATATAATCCCAGAAAAATAAAATAATGTCAGTAGCAATTTTATCCTCTCTACTAACTGATAAAGAAGTACCACCAGCTCTAATATTACAATTAGATAAGAAAACACCATCACCATAATCTCTCAATCTACAAGTCATAGATGATTTTTGGTCATGTGATATAATATTAACCACCCAACAACAATCACTACCAACTCTGAGACTATCTTCCGTTACATCCGCTTTCCAACCTTCAAGTTTAATATTTTCCATGAAATCATAGAATGTTTTCCAATCTGGTTCAACATCTTTGTAATAGACCCTTTCTGGAATTTTAGCCAGTGTGGTAACACCTTTGTATCTCTCTATAATATCTTCACTTTTCTTTTTAACCTTACTAAAAGAAACAATCTTGGTGATACTATAAACCTGACCGACAAATAAAAGCAATAAAATAAAATATAACATTTAATATATAGATTTAATGAATAAGATTAGCAAATATAATGACTTTCTTTTAGAAAAACAATTTAATTCTATAATAGATGATATTTTTAGAATTGTTGAGGAAGTAGAAGGTAAATGGACAGGTCCAAATACGATGACTTGGGATTATAACGATCAACCTAAAAAAGAAACACCAAAATATAGTGACGAAAAGCCAGTTACATTTGAATGGATTGTAAATAGCGACTCTAATACTATTAAAAGTAAATTAGAAAAGTTTTTACAAAATCTACCTAAAGAAAAGATTAAAGAATACTTTATTAAGATAATGAATAAGATTAAAAATCTACCATCATCTTTAAGAAAAAAATTAATAGTTGGTATTACAGGAGTCTTCTTAACATTTGTAAGTCTTAGTTATCTAATCACACCATCAGCTGGTGCAAATAATCAAATATTTAAAGGTGGTTTAAGTCAAAACCAAACTGAAGAGATAGTTCAATTAAATAAAGATAATATAAAACACGAACATAAAAAATCTTCATTTAAGGAAGCTCAAAAACTTGTTAAGTTAGCAGAGGCTGGATATTCAGATGATAAAGGTGATAGAGGTAATTATATTGATATACCGGGCGGTAAAAAAAGATTTATTGGTACAAATCATGGTATATCGGCTCGTATTTTAGCAAAGTATTTTAATGAAAAAGGAATAACTCGACTTCTTACTAAAAAAGATATGATGAATCTTTCATATCAAACAGCTCTAAAAATATACAAAATGAACTACTGGGATGCTCAGAATTTAAGTGAGATTTCAGATCAAAGTGTTGCCAATGTTATCTATGATGGTTGTGTAAACCAAGGTATCGATGGAATGAGAAGTGTTTTAAGATCAGCTTTAGAAGAAAATGGTGTTGAAATAAGTGATTCAGATAACATTTTTTCTAAAGATGTTTTAGATAAAGCAAATGGTGTTGACCAAGAAAAATTGTTCAACTCTATTAAAAAGTATAGAGAAGAGAGATATAGAGATTCACAAACATTTGACAGACATGGTGAAGGTTGGCTAAACAGATTAGGTTCTTTTAGTTATGTACCTACATCAACATCACCAACTTCTAGCGTATGATATATTTAAAAACATTTAATGAAATGATTAAAATACCTATTAAAGTTGGTGATACGGTATTGGGTGGTCGTTTTAAGAATAAAAAAGTTGTTGTTAAGAAAATTGGTAAGAATGATAAAGGTGATATTACTATAAATGATAAACCACTTCTTAAATTTAGGATTGTAAAAGAATCTGCTTCTTATGATGATTTAAAAAATAATGTGGAAGATTATTTAGCACACTTAAAAGATGATGGTTTCAAAGTTGAAGTAGGAAGTACTCAAGTTGCTGGTAGACCAGCAAGAGATAATTTTCATGTTAGAGTTTGGTTACCACAAAGACCTGTTTCAGATGATGGTTCATCAACATCTTGGTTAGATTATAGATATCAAAGTGCTGGTGAATTTACTTGGTCTCAAATAGAAGATGAGATTAATAGATTCATTTCATTTGCTTTAGATTTTTGGAATTTAGACTTTTTATATGTAATTAAAGATACGGTAGATGGTTCAACATTTATGAGACAACAATTCACTATAGATGAATTACTTAGCTTACCTGGTGATTTTAAAATCAAGTCACTTATGATAGGACTTAGTAATGATAAATAAAAAAAGTAAATTTTAAAATAAATATATAGTTTATGAGATATTTAAAAAAGTTTAACGAAAGCGAATCTACCAGTATATTTGAAGTAGATTGGTCAAAGTTTTTACCAGAAACATTGACAATTATCACCGAGAATGGTGAATTTGAAGTTGAAAGAAAACCAGGTTTAAGCCCAGGTACTAATCACTCAATTGATGTTGCTAATTTGATGAATTGTATTCAAATTACTTATGCACATAACACCGTAGATTCAGAAGGTGGTGACGTTTTAGCTGACGGTGAACCAGATCAATTAGAATTTGACGTTACTATTGTTAAAGATAATGATGGTGCTCACGCAAATCCAGCTGATAAACTTAGATTAAATGTTGAATTAACATATGGTGATGCTATGGTTTACCACTTCACTATTGATTATCCTAATAAAGTAGAAGTTATACACTATACAGGTAAAGGTTCTTTATATGATGGTGAAACTTATTTTGGTTTCTCTGACGAATCATTACAAAATATAGTTAACTTCTTTAACAGCTTTGGTTTTGAAACATCACCAAAAGATTATACATTTATGGATAAAGACCTTGATAGCTTTGAATATGAAGCACCAATTGAAAAAGGTACCGATCTTAAAATGATGATAATGGATGATGATGAAAAAGAAGAAGTTGATGCTATCCAAGGTGGTAATAAAATTGTTACCTACAAAGAGTTCTTTAATACAACCAAATATTCAAAATAGTATATAACTCATAAAATATTAATTTTATGAAAATATCTATTGGTTGTGATCACGCAGCATTTGAACTTAAAGAAAAAGTTAAACAATATCTTTCCAAAAAACAAGGAATAGAATTAAAAGATTATGGATGTTACTCTGAAGAAAGATGTGATTATCCTGACTTTGCACATTCTGTTGCTGAAGATGTTCAAAATAATAATTGTGAATTTGGTATCTTAATGTGTGGTTCTGGAAACGGAATTACTATGACTGCTAATAAATGGTCTGGTGTTCGTGCTGCTCTTTGTTGGAGTTCAGAAATCGCTAATATGGCCCGATTACATAATAATGCTAATATCTTATCAATGCCAGGTAGATATATTTCAGATGAAGAAGCTTTCAAATGTGTTGAAGAGTTCTTAAATACTGGATTTGAAGGTGGTAGACACTCAGGTAGAATTGCTAAAATTCCATTGAAGTCTTAATTAGATTTATAAGCACCACCTTTACGTTTTCTCTTACAATATTGCTTTTGGCTAAAACCCGCGGGGTGTGAGCAGTCAATTGACTTTTTATATTTTACAGACCAACGTTTTTTACCACCAGCTCTTGGTTTATTATAAGATTCATTAATAAATGATTCAAATGTTAAAATATTTTCCATAGTTTATATATTTTTTTCTATATTTGTAAAATGATAAAGTATTTAAAGTTTGCTCTTGTTTTCTTATTGGAAGTTATTAAAACTAATGTTGTAAAGATACTATTCCTCATAGCCACTATAGTATTCTTTCTTAAAGCGGGTACCGTACCCAACTCGGTTGATAGTTATAATGTTGTCGGTCAAGTAAAAATTGATAATAATTACATCTATATTTGTAGAACCTTGTCGGAAGCCCAAATAAAGTACGAGAATATTTGGGATTCTAAAGAAATGCCAGTAAAAGATGGTAAAATTTATATTAGTTCTTATTCTGATGCTAATGTTTTACTATGGATAGGATTTGGTGTATGCTTGATATTTGTTGTTATAGCAACACTTATTGGTATGAATGACGATGATATGGGTTGGGAATTAGAAGATGCTTGGAAAAGCGCATTCGAAACACTAATTTATTGTGAAGAAAAAAATGGTATTTATTATTACTTTGCACTTGGTAGATTAATAGAAAAAAGAGATAGGCAAGTGCCAAGAAATTATGGTATATGTACTGAGTTAAGAATATCAGGGTTTAGAGAACTTTATAGATGTCCTAAATATCAAACAAAAACCCAAAGGCGTGAAACTTTACTTAATAAAATTGGTATAAACTAAAATATTTATAATAATATGGCATCAAAAAATTCAGGAACAGGTCTGAGTTTATCAGCAGTTCTTTTCATAGTTTTCTTAGTTCTTAAACTAACAAATAATATTAGTTGGTCTTGGTTGTGGGTAACTTCACCTCTTTGGATACCATTCGCAATAGCAATAAGCTTAGTTGGTATATCATTTATTATAGTTGTAATACTTTTACTAATCGGTGTTTCAATTGATGATATTAAAGCGAAATCAGAAATAATTAAAAAATCTATAAAATAATTTGTTGTTTTAGATATTTGTTGTATCTTTGTAATAAGATATTGTAATGATATCGAAACCAAAAACAACAAATATTCCGTAATAAGTCACGGACGGCAATCCAGACAAATAACGGACTAAACTTTGCCGAGGTTAGGGGATGATAAATCTGTTGGTCCCGCAGTAGACTTAGTATCAGTCATATCGATACGGTCGAATTAAAAGGTGTATGACACGAAAGAACGAAGATGTGAACTTCTGAACTTCACAAGAAAAAAGACTGGCTAAGATTCGATTCACACGATTCTAAACCAGTCTTTCTTGTTTTAATATATACCCTATGAAATATCTAAAAAGATTCAACGAGGGTGATGATTTCCAAACTTCTTGGGCAGGCTCTTCATGGGCTTTTAACAATCCTGAAATACCAAGAGATCCAAAAACAGAACCAATTCCTCAAAAGGTAGCTTATCCACATAGATGTTTAAATTGTGGTGTTGAATATTACTTCATGAAAGAAGATGGTGAACCAACTTGTCCTAAATGTAAATCAACAGAATCTGAAGATATTTTAGTTGATGGATATTAATATATAATCTAATGAAACACCTTAAAAGATATAAAGCATTTTTAGAAGATGGTACTGCTACCGCTACCGCAACAACTGCTGGTATGGGAGCCGTATCAAATGCTCAACCAGGTGCATTTGCCGGTCAAGCCGGAACATCTGGATCAGGTGATATAACATTTTATTTATTTGATAAAAAGGGTAAAAAAATTAAGAAAGGTAAACCAAACGAAGTTTCTGATATGAGATTTTTAGCACCAGCTAAAGGTATTACTAAAGTAGAAGAATCCAAATTAGATGATGAAGAAGCTAATTTAGTAGAAGAGTGCTTACAAGAATTGTATGATATGGAATTTGAAATCAATGAATATAAAGTTGATAGTTCAGATGAAGAATATGATATTGATGATGATAATGTTGGTAATTTCAAATCTCAAGAAATGAGAATATCATTATTCAAACAAGTTGAAAAAACTTGGAGAGGAAATCTTAATTTAAGATATAATTTTGACAAGAATGAAGTTTATCAAAAACACATATCAACTCTTAGACCAGGTGGTGATTTAGAAGCATATGAGTCAGAAATAGTTGAAGTCGCTGAAGATGCTTGTCATAAATTAATTAATCACTTAGAATACACATCCGGTTTTTTAACAATAACTTTTTTAGTAGCTGGGTCAGGTCAACCTTGGAATGAACCAAGAAATATAAATATAAATATTCATATTATTCTTAATAGAAATGTCTACCCAACAAACGAATCATATAATGATATACAAGAATACACAAATCAGATAATATCTTCACTTGAACAATATAATATAAGACCTGTTGTACTTAATCATTTAATTGATGAATACGAAGATGAGATATCAAAATACTATGAAGAAGGTAAAGATCCTAAGTTCTTTGTTGATGAAATAGTTAAAGATTTGGAATTAGATTCTGGTGGATTTATGGCTCATAAAGTTGGTTCGGCTGGGTATAACAAAGTTGGACTAACCGGCTATAGTAATTCAATTAAATATTTATAAAAAATAATCATAAACATGAAAAAATTAATACTTGTTTTATTACTTTTAGTAAGCTACACATCTAAGGCTCAGAATCTCGAAGCTGCTGCTCAAACATATGTTTCATTTTCGCCTTGTTTGACAAATGAATTAGGTTCATTTAGAACAAAATTAAGTCCAACTATTGAAGTTGGTAGACAATTCCAAGATGTTTTTACGCTTGGTCTTGCATTGGGTAAAACAAATTGTGCTAATAAATCACTTGATGATATTTATTTAGAGGTTAGACCTAACTTAAATGTATTTCAAGTTGGTAAATTTACAAATACAATAACACCAGGTGTTGGTTATGTATTTGGTCCAATACCTAGTTTAATGTTGGAATGGACTTCTGGTGTTGAATATGAAGTTACTGAAAAGATACACATGAATGTGTTTTTTGGTAATTACTATTATAGTAGTTTTAATTCAGATGTTAATGCACCATCACATTTTTCGCCTTGTTTCTGGGGATTTTCAGTTGTTAAATTTTTCAAACCAACTAAGCTAAAGTCTTTAATTAAAGTTAAATAAAATGAAACTTGATTTACACGGAATAAAACACGAAGATGTCGAAAGAAAGCTGGATGTTTTCTTTTGGGAATCGATGCAAAAAAATATCCAACAAGTTGAAGTTGTAACGGGTATGAGTGATAGAATGAAAAATATAGTCACCGATGCTTGTAAACTATATGGATTCAAATCAAATGAGAAATATTTTAATCCTGGAAGTTTAATTATAGATTTAGTTTAAAAAATATTTGGAAGAACAAAACTTTTGATATATATTTGTAGTATAATAATTCAAGACAATGATGTAGATTAGCACATATAAATTTTTAGAAAGACCTCCTTAATAGGAATCTAACCAACCAGCTAATGCTGATGAGAGCGAGCACTCGGTTAGAACTTATTATGGAGGATTTTTATTTTAAACAAAAAACAAAAAAATATATTATGAAAAATTAGATTACAGAACCAAAATTAATTGTTATCACAAGAAGTGATATCTCAGATGGTTACCAAGTAGTACAATCAACCCATTCAATTGCTGACTTTGCTTTTGAATTCTCAAAAACTTTTTCCAAGTGGAAAGATGAATCAAATTCTATTATCTGTTTATCAGTTAAAAATGAATTTGAATTACAAAAACTTTATCATAAGTATAAAGAACTAACAGACGCTGTTATGTTCTTTGAACCTGATGTAGATGAGTTTACTTCAGTGTGTCTTTATGGTACTCCACAAATTCGTAAGAGCTTATCACATTTACCTTTAGCTCTAAAAAATAAAACAAATCAAAATGAAAAAGTTATTTAATATTTTTAAGAAAAAACAAACAACAAAAGTTGAAAAACCTAAAGACCATTATAATAGTGATATAATGAGATACACTATAAATGGTAAAGAATACGCTATTGCTGATAGTCAAATACTCAAAGTACAATCTGTAGCCAATGATGTTCAAGTATATGGTTGGACATTAGAATTTAGATATAAAGATACACGAGGTGAGTGGTATTCTTGGTCTACTTATTGGAATCATAGAATCTATGTTAGTAGAAGTGCTGCTTTAGATGCAGCTACTAAAATCTACCCAAGTCATAGAGATGGCTATGAATTTAGAATAGCACCTTTATACAAGATGACAGAACCTCAATATAGAGAGTATAAAATTGATCAGTTGCTAACTGGTAAACCAAAAGATCCAAAAGTTTATGAAATCAAAGCTTGGAAAGTAAAAGATGATTGTGAAATTTATTATGAAAGAACAAAATCAACTTTTAAGTACAAAAAAGGAACTTTGTTTATTCAGATGGAAGATGGTAATATTAAGTCAATAAAAGATCAAACTACTGGAATAAGACATCATGATAGATATCAATTATTTAATAATTTACTTGAAGAAGGCAAAGCCGAAGAAGTAAATATTCAAAATGAAAAGTGGGTACATCCACATTTATGTAAAGAATTAAAAACAAAAATTAAAAAATAAAACTATGTTGTAGATTACAAAACAAGAATTAATTCAGAGAATGTCTGAATGCGAACAGACCAAAGGTCAATCTGTTTTAGAACACGGTACTTCAGTTAAGAACTACTTATTTGACCTTATTAATCATTTAAGAAATGGTACACCATTACAATATGAATGGAATTTACCAGATTGGGTCTTAGAAAATAAAGACCTTCTTTTATCGTCTTTACCAGATGATGAAACATTAGAACTATACACAATTTATCACGATTGTGGTAAACCATTCTGCTTAGAAATTGACGCAGATGGTAAAAGACATTTCCCAAATCATGCGGAAGTATCTTATAAAGTATTTAACCAAGTATTTAATAATTCAGTTGCTGCTGAATTGATCCTACACGACATGGATATTCATTTATTGAAATCTGATGGTGTTAATCAATTCTGTCAGAATCCTTATGCCTTAACCTTATTGTTAACGGGGTTAGCCGAGTTACATTCAAATGCTCAAATGTTCGGTGGTCTTGATTCAACCTCTTTCAAGATTAAATGGAAATGTATTAACCAAAGAGGTAAACAAATTATAAATCAATTAAAAAATAAAAATTAATATTATGAAAAACGCAGAACAAATCAAACAAGAAATCGTTAATTATTTAACTAAAACATCTCAACACACTTTTGTGAAACCAAAGGCAACTTTTAAGTGGAATGCTGAAGGTAGTTATCACGAATATGACTACAATGAATTCACTTATTTCAAAGTAATTAAAATAAACGAGGACTTTTTCCAACTTGAAAAGATAGGAAGTTCTAACTACAAACTTAGCAAAATTGACATTGATTCTTATATCAAATATTATAACAACAATGCTAAGTGTGTTATCAGTAATAACCTTTTCTTAGAAAAGAAAATGAAAAGTGTTAAAAGTAACAAGTATCACTTGGAAGAGATTAAGAATATACTTGAGAGTATTAAGTAAAAAGAAACCCACCAATTGGTGGGTTTTTTATTTATTATTAATAATATTTTTTATAATGTGTGTAATCAGCCAGTTTTCAGGGTTGTTTACTTTCTTTATGAACTCATATTCATACATATAACATTCCAATTCTTCTTTTTTAGGGGTTAGTATTATATGTTTACTCTTAATATACAAGTGATGAGACTCATGAACTAATATACAAGCTATGTTATTAACTGAGCCTATTTTCATATCTTTTGTTGATATCAAAACGATATCAGAATCTTGAGTTGTTGAAAATCCACCCATCCAGTAACTAACATGTTTACAATACTCAGAAACCTGTTTATAATGCTCAGGGCTGGTCTTTTTTATCAAATTGATAGCTGAGTCTACTTTTAATTTCCAACCATCTCCAACGTCATCTATTTGAGTTTGCGCAAATAAATTACTAGATAGAAGTATAAATAAAAGTATTAAGGCATTTTTGATATACATTCGATGATTCCTTTCTTTATAGCGGATGAAACAGCTGTTTGACTAAATGGTACTTTACCATCTACTAATTCAATTAGGACAGCTCTTACCTCAACTTCAGATTCACCAATACCTTCATATTTTTGTCCTTTGTAGTAAATTCTAACACCTACTTGCGTTAATTGGTCTGTTTTCTCAATACCAGCAATTCTTAATGTTGTTTTTGGTGTTCCAAAATAATAAATCTCAACTCTTAGAGGTTCACCAGAATCTGATAAACAATACTTATTTGATAATTCATCATCTACAATTTGTTTAATACCAAATCTAATGTCTCTTCTGCCTAAATCTTTTGCTTTACAAGTTGAGTAAACTGAATCCACATGAACACAAGATTGTTGTAATTGAGCAAAAGTAATAAATGGTGCTAAAAATAATAGCGTAAATAAAAGTTTTTTCATAATATTTATATATTTATTTTTTTAAAAGTCGTATTTATTTGGATTTAGTTTCTTATTGTTTATAACCTGTTCTAATTAAATATAAATTAGTTGAACCGTTAGATATTAATGAATCAACTACAATTGATTGTACTCCAACATATGTGGATTTCAAATTTAAATTAGATGAGTTTATAACAGACCATTGAGATGATGTGAACAATCTATAAGCTGGAACCGAAAACTGCCAATTTGATATACCACCTGATAATCTATAGAAAATTTGATAAACATCAGCAATGTTTAAATTGTTATTATCATTAACATCCATTCTATAATAATCTTTAGCGTTAAATGTTTGTGATAAAACTTTTTGATTAAAATATTGAGCATCAATTGTAGTTGGAGGCGCAACAGATAAATTATCAATTGCAATTCTAAAGTCATATATGTTAATACTAAGAGTTGATGTTATTGTATATTTACCGTTACTATCAGTTATAAAACTACCAACTAAAGTATATGTAGATTGTGTTTTATCTTTATAATAAAACTTAACAGGTATACCCGCAACACCAATACCTTCTGAGTTATATATGTAACCAGAATAAGCAAAAGGAGCTACTGTAATCATACCAGCTTGTGAGTAAGCATTACCACAAGTTCCACTAGTTAACTGAGCTCTAAATAAAGTCCCGTCAGTTTGGTTTGTGTAACTATATGTAGCGGCTGTATTAGCTATATCAGACCAAGTAACACCACTGTTTGTAGATTTTTGCCATTTAACAATTGTTCCTGTATAACCACTTAAAGTTAGTGTACCTGAGTTTGTAGTAGTCGCGTGAACAGCTGATGAAACAGAACCACCATTTGGCGGTGTGCCAGATGTTACAGTAATTAATTTAGAAGGTGAATAAACAGCGGCACCACAACTTGGTGTTTGAACTTCAACACGATAATAATAACCAGCACCCATACCATCTGTCCAGTTTGAAGTAGTGCCAGTTAAAGCAAAGTTATAAAGAGTACCTGTGTTACTGTTACCACTCGCATCAGTTAATGATGTTTGACCTGAGTTAGAACCATTTGATGTACCTTGGTTGAATTTATAATAAGATGATAGCGAAGAAGATGTTGATACCTCACTATACATATTAGATTGAATATCACTTTGAGATCTTACTACATTCCAAATTCTTAACTCATCAATAGTTCCATTAAAATATTGAATTCCTGTTTGTATAGAACCAATTCTAATATTAGGTGGTGCTGTTCTTGTACCAGTTGCGCCAGTACCAGTTGCTTCTAAAACACCATTAATATAAATTTTCATTTCACCAGTTGAACCATTCCAAGTAGCAGCAACGTGAGTCCATGCTCCTGTATTAATACTTGTTGTTGATTGTATTGTAGCATCTGGATTACCTACACCAAAGGCTAGTTTACCATTTAATAATGAAGTACCAAAATCAGATGTTGAGCCAGCAACTTCAGCATCAACTATACCATTACCATTATACCATTGTGTACCTGTTAATGATGTTTGAGTTGTTTTTACCCAGTACTCAATTGTCATATTATTTAGAGTTGGTTTAGGAAGTAAAACATAATCGTTAGATCCATCCATATTTAAACCATTACCTAAACCATAAAGAGTTTCTGTTAATGAAGTAGTTGTATTACTTATATCTGTCCAGTTTGTATTATCAGATGATCTTTGCCATTTATTTACATTACCTTGTTGACCAGATAAAGTAAGATTAACACTACCACCAGAACAAATAGTATTGTTATCAGCAAACACCGAACCTGACATAGTTGGTTTAACCGTAAGATAGGTACTTGATGATGCCAATGAAGAACAAGAGTAAGGACTTGTTGAGTTTACAATAGCTCTATAATATGTAGTAGATGTGATGTTAGTAACGGTGATACTTGTAGAAGTACTTGATATTGTTGTACCAGTTGTAAAAAAGTTATCTAAAGATGACTCCCATCTAACCACTGAGCCAGTTAATCCATTTAATGTAAGTGTTGTACTGTTACTACCAGAACAAACATTTATATCACCACCAGTTATATAACCACTAGATCCGTTTGTTATCGATATACTTCTTGTTGATATAGGATTGCTTGTTGTTAAGTCACCTGGCATATCACCATATTCACAAATATATCCATTTAAAGTTGAGTTAGGTAAGTCATTCCACATACCATTATTTGATGAGTAGAATTGTCCATAGTTCTCACTACCACCTGAGTTATTTGGTTCACCACCTGCCCAGTTGGCATATTGACCAGTAACAGTATAAGGACCAGCACCACTGTTTCCATTAGAAAAGTTAGTTCCTTTTTCAGGACCAGTTACCCAGTGCCATTTACCTTCTACCGCAGATTGAGATGCGTATGTTGTCGTACCTAAAGCAGCATTAACATATGTATAATCATCCGAAGCACCAAACCAAGCATCAGATGGCATAATTTTCCATATGAAGTTATTCTCAGCAGATGAAGCCATTGTAGAAAGATAACCAGCTCTACCAAAGTAAGATCTACCACTTGCTGATGTATATGCTCCTGTCCAAGTTATAGAACCAGAAACAAACTCATAAAAGTGAGATGTTAGTGGATTATAATAAACAGAACCAGCGGTGAATGTAATTCTTCTTTGATTTGCATAACAAGTTGTACTTGTTGATTTGAATCTAACCGTTCTTAAAAGTGTTTGCCAATCTGCCGCAGCAGCAGTACCTGTAAAAACCAACACACCGGTAGTTGAATTAAAAGTACCACTAACACCACTTAAAGTACCTGTGTAATCTAAAACATCACCAGATGTGTATGTCTGTGATATTTGAACACGGAAGTTTGTTATTGTTCCATTTGCATTAATTGTTAAGTTTGGATCAACAACAGTAGCTGTATTATATGATGCTGTTAAAGTCGATGTTGAACCAGACATAGATATCGATGTAGCTTGAGCTAACACTAAATTCGGAACTAAAAATAATAAAGTTGTTAGTAATAATAATCCTATCTTTTTCATCTTATAAAGCAAGTCTTGTCCCCATCATAACCGTAAAGTTTAAAACATTTTCGCCTAAGGCATATGTTCCACCAAAGTTCACGTTTAGTTTGAATTTTTTTGTTATACCTATATTTGTACCAACAATAGGCATTATGACATATGGGGATTTTAAAACCATGTCATTGTAATAACTGATATAAGGAGCATATATAAATAAATTTGTGAGTTTAATTTGAGTTCTTTTACCTATTTTAAAGTCATACATACCACCAGTGATGAATGCAGTTCCTAAGAATTTTGTACCGTACACACTACCATATGATGATGTCGCCATATATATGGCTTTAAGATTTTTAATCTTTGGAAAACTCCACATCTGACCAAGTGCCAATGTACCATATAATGAACCAGCACCATAAAAGCTTGTTGTTCCTGTTACGGATATAAGGTCAATTCTTCTTTTTTTAATAATAGCATAAAATGCTGTAAAGTTAGGACCTTTATTAGCTGATGTGTAATCTAACATAAATCCATGTGATCTTGTACCGTTCCAATTAAGAGCTGTCCAACCACCGGTTGCTTTACCACCATAAGAAACATCACCACTTTTGAAGTTGAAACCAGCAAAGTCAGAGCTGACAACAATTGTTGGCTTACCACCTTCTTTACTACCTGGACCACCTTTATTACTACTGCTTCCACTTCCGGATCCATTTTGTATGGAAGTCACGGAACCACCTAATATATTTGATTTTTTATCATTATCGGTTGTTGCTGAACTATTTGTAGAATTATCAGGATTAGATCCACCTGATCCTGAACCACCCGATCCTGAACCGCCTGATCCTGAACCGCCTGATCCTGAACCGCCTGATCCTGAACCGCCTGATCCTGAACCGCCTGATCCTGAACCGCCTGATCCTGAACCGCCTGATCCTGAACCACCTGATCCTGAACCACCTGATCCTGAACCACCTGATCCTGAACCACCTGATCCTGAACCACCTGATCCTGAACCACCTGATCCTGAACCACCCGATCCTGAACCACCTGATCCTGAACCACCTGACTTATCATCCGATGATGATCCACCAGAACCAGACTTATCATCTTTTTTATCTGATGACTTACCATCACCACTCTTTGTACTTTCAGTAGCGCCATTTGTATTTAATCCACCGGTGCTACCACCTATGCTGCTAGCAATATCACTAATAGCTGATAATGAGTTCATTACACTTAAAACATTCATGGCACTATTCTGAGCCATACTAACACTTGTACTTACGCCGATTGTAGAACCACAAGGGTTATTCCCACCAAATGATCCAAAAACACCACTAGCCCAGTTACTGAAATTACCATTTGTAAAATCAGCAGGGTTAAAAGTGTGCATTTGTCCAAAATAAGTAACAGTGACTCCATTTGTTGGGACATTAATAGTTTTTAATACACCGGTACAAGGGTCAGCATATGAATAAACATAGTTCTGTGCCCTCACTAAATCAGGTAAAACAAACAATAAGATTGCGAATATAAGGCTCTTGACATACATTTACGATTTAAAAATACCCTTTTTTATCATTCTGGATACAATTCTAGAAGAAGCAGTTTCAAGTGCTTTTTTAGTAGTTGTACCGATTGTAGATTGGTTAAATTTAACCGGTGTCTCGTCTATACCATCAAGTATAGATTCTGTTTTAATAGTTGATGCCTCACCTAAACCAGATCCAACAAGTATTTCACCTGTTTCAGCATCTACAAATTTAACTTGAAGACCAAGTCTTGTTGTTTGTGTTGTTTTAGATTCTCCTTTTATTTTAACAACTTCATCTTCTGACACTGAAAAGTCATAAACCTCAATATAAACAAAGTACTTAGCAAGTTTAATCTTACCTCTACCATCCATTTTATTTTCAGTAAATCCTTTATCAGAAGCTTTAAATTGACTAACCATTCTTTCTTTAATTTCTAATTTATCTTCAGTAAAGACAAATCTATTAGTCATTTCTAAATATTCAATAACAATGTTTGTAACACCTAGACCTACTCTTTTATCTTTAAGCTCAGGGTACATTTCATATAGTTCCGCATTAATACCAATTTTTAATAATTGAATAGGAACTTTAATTGTGTCTGTATAGTTAGACACACTATCAATAGACTGAGTTTTTTCAAACGCAGCTTGATATGCTTCAGTTTTTATAGAGCCAATTTGAGCTCTACAAAAACCGAAAGACAATATCATTATAAGGGTTAAAAGTAGTGGTTTCATTCTTAATTTTATTTTTTTATTCTCCTGATTGACTTCTTAACAATCCACAGTTTTGACATTCTTCAAAACCATCACCATCAGCGTCACCCCAAATGTGTTGACAATTTCTATGTGGGAAATACTCATCAATAGTGCCATCACCATCAATATCATAACCATCAGTAACACCATCGCCATCTTCATCGATTTCTACCTTTGTAACAGATGTTGGTTTTGATTCAACCACTGGTGTTTCAACCACTGGAGTCTCAACTACATCAACTTTTTTTTTCATTGATGATGTATAATCAGGCATTGGTTTTTCAACCTTTGGTGAGTTTGGAAACTCAGCAACATTTGAAAGTGACACACCATCTTCCTCGTCAACTTTTTGAATCAACATTTTATCTCTATCTTCAGAGTTGAACCAATAGTCAACAACCTTGTTAAGATTACCAACGAAAGCACCTAATAAGATAAGTAACATTTCTTTCCAATCTTCATTAATTTTTGATCCTAAGAATACACCAGCATTAATACCTACAATTATAAGTACAAATATACCTAATACTATTGATGTAATTTTCCATCTATTAACTTGCATTTGTTGAAGCATATAGTAGAATCTGTTATTATTGTCTACTTTTACATAATCTGCTTTGCTACTAAAAAAATCTTTAAATCCCATTGTTTTAATTTATTTTTTATTTAATTTTTTAATACTAATTACCAAGGTGAATCAGTTTCATCTTTTTTCTTTGGTTCTGCTTTCTTTTCAGCAGGTGCTGCTTTTTCAACAACTCTTTCTTTTATAATAGTTGTATTACCCGCTGCTGGTTGTTGAGCATTACTATTTGTAATATTAATAACTGGAGCCGGTGCTGCAACTTGTTCAGTTTTGTGTTCTTCTTTTGAATCACTACCGCTAAATAAGTGTGTAGTTACCCAAGTACCACCAGCTAAAATTGCTGTTGATATAGCACCAATGATTGTTTTTTTAAGACTTGACCATGTACCATCATTTGATGATTCCACATTTTGTGTTTCTTCTGCCATAATTGTTGTTTTTATTTTTTGTTTTATTTTTAGCTAACCATCCACCCATTTCTGAGAGGTTGGTTAGGAATTTTATTAGTTATCATTTAACACCGTTTTACTAACAGATATTGCTGTAGCCGATGTCATTGTTGCAAAGTAGTTACCAGCAGCAAATCCACTTAAATTTGATCTGTAGATATAATCACCACTTGGCATATACTCATTTAATATTGTTTTAACAGTTCTACCATTAACATCAACAAATGCTAGAGTAACCATACCATCTGTTGGGTTGTTGAACTTAATTGTAACCTCACCAGTTGTTGGATTAGGATAAACTAAAATCTCATTTAATTTTAATGGTACTGATGTATTTGCCATTTTATAGACAGCATAGATACCATTTGTAGGTTTACAATTCATATCACCAGAACTTTCATCACCAACAAATTTTCTTGTTGTATAAAGAGGTGACTTACCCCATTGGTCTTTAGGTGATTTAGCTAAGAAGTCTAATGTAAATACTGTTTCACCATCGATGAATAGATTCTCACCATTAGTTCTATCATATCCACCCCACTCAACAACACTATCCATTGGATTAATAAAAGACATCCAATTCATAGCTTTTTCACTATTAATAACTTGTTTGAATTCTAATAAGTTACCATCAAATTTAAGGGCTAGTTGTAAAGATCCTACTTTACTGCCACCTGTAAATACTTTAACAGGAAGTTTTACTAAGTTACCTTCTTCAACAGTTAGATTAGGAACATTTACTTCAATAGTAGGTGCAACAAAATCATATTGAACAGTTTCATCAATTAAATGATTAGGAGCATTTACTGGATTAATAATATCAATTGGAGTTAGACGAGCCATATGATAACCTGTGCTATTAGCATCACCCGGAACTAATACATGGTAAATAACTGAATCCGGATTACCAGGTAAGATATCAAATGTGAAATTCGTAACACCTGGAACAGTTGATGTCATATTTGTTGATGGTGATGTAACAACTGTGTTGTATTCAGCATCTGTAAAGAATTTAATATCTTTAACTGAATTTGGCCAAGTAGTGAATCTACCAGCAATTCTACCAAAAACACCATAAGCATCAGAGATAGTTAGGTTATTATCACCATTTACATCACCTGTGTAGAAGTTCCAAGCAGTTGGTGTAGAACCACCAATAACCCATTGGTTAATTAATTGTGCGTCAGCTACAGATATTACACTACCAACACCCATTGTATCACCTTGAACGGCTAAACGAGCATTATAGTAAGTAGTATCTACAATCTCATTGAATGAGAATCTACCAGCAGTATCTGTTACATAAGTATTAACATTTGTCCAAGTTGAACCAGTTTTAGGTTTCTTTTGTAGAGCTAATGTTAAGTTTTTAGCACCTGAACCAGTAACGTTAACAAATCTACCATGATATGATAGATGAGGTAAGATAAAGTTACCACCATAGTTATAAAGTGATAATACGGTATCCATACCAGATTGAGCTGAAGCTACTTGAGTATAAGGATAAGCTCCTGTCCAAGTTAGATTACCAATTGATGATAATGTCTCAAATGTTGTCGCAGTAACATGCGTAAATGTTATTTCAAACATTTGACCATTTGATAGTGAGTATGTACTACTTGAACCAGTATAAACTAGTGTAACAGTAACATAACCATTTGCATTGTTATCTACATATTGTAGATATAAATTTGGAGGTGTGCCAACTAAAGCAACACTTGCAGCAGCAAATGCTGTTTTATCATAGAATACTCTAAACTGAACGCCAGTTGTTTTTGTAACTGTTGTGTTTTGTAAAGTGATTCTTGCTTTAGTAACACCTAAAGTGTTTGTACCTACTGTATAGTTGGTATCGATAATAGCCCAGTTACCGGACGAAGGCGCTGGGGGACCAGTTTGTGAGAAAGCTGGTAAGGAAATGATCATAAGAAGCAAAGCGCTACTTATAAATTTAAGTAATTTCATAGTGGTTAATTCTTAATTTTCTTTATATATTAAGTTTTAAAATGTAAAAAGATCATCAAAAAATGATAAAATTGAGGTATAATTTAGTACCAACCAAGGTTTAGATGGTTATAAATATTTTACGATTCTTTTTCTTTTCTTCTTTTATTATAAAACCAAATAATAAATGGAAGTACTATTGTAGTTATAAGCCATTGCCAGTAATCTTTAACAAAACAACCCATATCGTATATTAAGTTTGATTTAACTTTTATAACTTTATCATAAACGGGTATGTCTTTCTTAACCTTAGTAGCTGGATCAATAACATCAACAACAATTCTTAACAAAACATCACCGCCTTTTATCGGTGTTAATCTCCATTCCCACTCAGTAAACCCATCTTTGTCAATATCCTGTGTTTGTGATGATATATTTTGTATTACCATTTTTGAGCTATCTGATATTAACGATGATGACATAATAGGTTCAACCCTAATAGAAGCAATTGTAATCTTTGAATCTATTGTAACATCACTTATAGGATCACCATCACCTCCTATCAATTCAATTTTATTTTTTTCTTTAGATATTCTTAGTTTAGCTGTATAAGTTTTGCCTACAATCATTTCTAATGGAACAGAATAAGCAACAAGACCTAAATTTGGATTAATTATTTGGTCTTGTGTAGTCTTATCTTCTATTGGTTTATCTTCTATACTACTTGGTCTTCTATTAGCCTTTCTTGAGTGTTCATTACTACCCATACCAGCCAAGCCATCAGCAACATCAACAACGCCTTCTCCATCTTCATCAGGTTTCATCTCCTCTGTTTTTATTTCTTTTACAGAGTCTATATTAATTGAGTTTACATATAGTGTATCTGTAGAAGTATTTTTAATATTATCAACACTTTTAACATGGTTTTTAAACAAACCACAAGATGTTATTAAGGTTAAAAAACATATATAAGTAATTATCTTCTTCATAAAATTATATATTGAAAAATTATTTTAGAAAAACTTTTGTAATTAAAAATAATATACTATCTTTGTATTCACAATTGAAACAAAGGGTGTTGGTATAATACGCAAAACTTAATTATGATAAGCGCTCCCCATCACGAAGGATAAAATCATAACCCTTTTTTTGAAAAAGATTTGGTAGATTAAAAAAGTGTCCTTATCTTTGTAAAACAAATCAGAAACGTCTGATAAGTTCTTTGAAAAAAAAATAAAAAAAGATTTGGTGAAATGAAAAAGTCTCCTTATCTTTGTAAAACAAAATCGGTTTAGAAGTTAATAGCCTGATTATACAGTAATCCTCCCGATTACAGGCAGAAAGGAGGTAAACAACTAAATCGAGATAAAAAAAATTGAAAAAAGATTTGGTAGATTAAAAAATTCTTCTTATCTTTGTGAAACAAAAAACAAATGGCGTGTTCGTCTAGCGGCTCAGGACGGTCGGGTTTTCGCCCGAAGAACAGAGGTTCGAATCCTCTACACGCTACAAAATCCTAACTTGACTAAGTCCTATATGGCAAAAAGTTCAATGTTAGGTAATTATTTGGCCCGTTCGTCTACTGGACTCGCAAGAGAAACAGACGGTCAACAAAACGACTCCAAGGTGGGTTATGAGAAGGTGCCAATCCTCTCAAGTCGTGACCTGATGTTTAGGACGTCTAACTTTTCGGTTAGAAAACAGAGTGTTCGAATCCTCTACGGGCTACTACAAATTGTGGGATAGAGCAGTGGTAGCTCGTCAGGCTCATAACCTGAAGGTCGTTGGTTCGAATCCTTCTCCCGCAACAGAAAAAATATTTTTTATTTTTCTAAACAAAGTAAAAATAAAAACTATAAATAAAGTTCTTTGAAATTAAAGGTTCTCTCACAAGAGACGTAAGTTGATAGACAGTGAGGTCTATTAATCCTTGAATGATATGTTGAATCATTAGCTTCGGCTAATGTGAAGACAACGGCCGCTTATAGTCGTTAAATAAACCTTGAAAGGGGGATAAAGTGAACACAACTGCGAATTGTGTTTGCGTCTTGGGTAACCAAGGTCGAGTAAGCAAGCAGGATATCACTAATCCTGAAGTACTGAGGGTAACTCCGTAGGGAAATGGATTGGTGACTGGGCAAGTGTAGATTGTTCAGTTGAGTTCGGAAGAGCAATAAGAATAACCTGTAGAAATTTTGCGAGAAATGGTGACCCACCAGTTATTATCATCGCGAGTTTCAACTTGAGAGGTGTCTCAAAGTCGAAAGACAATTCATTGTACAGGTGGTGCTGTTAATGAACACTAATCACTCTACCAAGGGTGTAGGTGAGCCGTAAGGTGAATCGTGGTGAAGATATCTTAAAGAGTTGTGATGGAGGCATCACACGGAGTAGTCCAGTATTCTTGAGGCCAAAAGCTTTGGGAGCTGAGAGGTGACCACTACTTCGACACAATCTACAAGCACTAAAATTTACTTTTTGACGTAAAAATTAAAACTTAAATCGAAAGTGTTACCTAGTTACTGATAGAAAGGTGACTACTTAGTTATGGGATGTCCATAGCCACATAAGCTCGAAAGGCGGATGTGATTTCATCGAAAAACTTATAGGGGGTCGAATCCCGAATCAGCCTGCGAGGGTTGAGTAAGCAGAGTAAGTGGAGAGTATTCAGTAACTCAAGAAGTGGTTAGTCAAACTAACCGTCACTGTGGTGATACCATTCAAAAGATGGTGGATAAAACTGGGAAACAATAATCCAGTCAAAGATGCCACACTGAACGTGTAATCTCAGCGTTTTATTTTTAAGACCAAGATTTATCTTGGTCTTTTTTATTTTAAATAGTTTTGATTAATACATTCTATCTTTGTATTCCATTAACCAATCTATTATCTTATCAATTCCAGCTGGGTCATTAATAATTGTTCCGTGTTGATTAGTTTGAATAATGATTGCTTCGGTTCTACCGTTTTTATTCTTAGTAGTTGATAGTTTAACAACCGAGTTTGAATGTGGTGATTTGTAAGCATCACTACCCAAAATACTTAACTCATCATCTTTTTCAGTAATTGTATATTCCCAATCCTCGTTAAATCTTTTAATTCTCATAAAGTATATATTTAATTTTATTATTTAATAATATTCCTTACATTTGTAAAAAATATACACATGAAACAATCGTTTAAATTATTTAATTTCCGAGGAGCACCAGTATCAGTTAGTATTTGGTTCTTCCTATTATTTTTAATGCTACCACCAATTGCAGTCGGCGCGGTCTTTGTTTCAGTTCTAATACATGAATTGGGTCATGCTTGGATGGCTAATCAAAAAGGTTATAAAGTTTATGGAATCACAATTGATATGATTTCTGGTGCTGCTGCAATAGATTCAAATATGCACGACAGGGATTCAATTCCAATTACAGCGGCTGGTCCTATAAGTACACTAATTCTTTCTTTATTGTGTTATTTTATAGAGCCTTATTGTCCGGTTGGACCAATACATGAATTTGTTAATGATATGTATAATATTAATTTGTTTTTATTTATATTTAATATTTTACCAATATATCCAATGGATGGTGGTCAGATTGTTAGAAGTATAGCAAATCTTTCTAAAAATCGATATAAAAATAGAAGAATTGCTTCTTGGTTATCGGTATCATTCTCAGCCTTAATTGTGGTATATGCGGTATATACAATGAGTCTTATTATGGGTATATTTGGTGTTTATTTTGCTTATTTATCATTAAAAGAACTTGGTTATTTTAAATAAAAAAAGCCTCAGAGAAATCTGAGGCTTTTTTATTACTAATTAAATTTCACTAAGCCTTTTAATAATTGTTTCTTTATTCATTCTAATATATCTAAGAACATCGGGTCTCATTTTATAACCCATATTACCAAATACACTCACTGCCCAGTTTTCATCTTGAATTGTTTTATATTCTTCTTTTAATTCAGCAAAAGAAACTTGAGGAATTTTAATAACACTTTTTATATAATCACCTTCATTAATATATCTTGAACTTAAAGCAAGTGAGTAAATATCATTATAACCGCCTTTTGGTGCCACAACAAAACCTTCATTTATAATTCTAAACATTTCTGGTTTATCAACAACATTTAATACAATGTTTGTGGGGTTATCAATATTATCCGGGTAAGCTAAAATCCAGCCATCAATTTCAGGAGTAATAGCGTTCCATATTTTTCTTTTTAATCTAGTATCAGTGCCTCTGAAAACATTTGTTAAACCACCACCATCTATAACGGCTTGGTTTACATTTTTCTTAGTTGTTATAATACTTTTGAATCTGCCAATTTCAGGTGCTTTATTTTTATGGTCTACGAATTTCACACTATATCTTTGACTATCAATTGTTAAGTCGTATTTAGCACCTCTTGTTGATAGTCTACCACCAAAAAGACCACATACAAGACCTTCAAAGTTATGACCTCTTACATCTTTATCTTCAAGTAAAGAATCAAAATAGTCACTAAATCTAATTTTATCATGTACTTTACAAAAGTTAATATCAACATTTTCACCAAGAGTAAATAACTCACCCATTGATGATTGAATAATTTTACTTATAACAACAGATGATTTTTCTTTAGGAACTGGAATAGAACCATATAGGTGTAAAAGTCTACCCATTAATTCATTATAATCCCAAGAATTCTCATGAACTGATTCAAAAAGACTAAATTCTTTTATATGCTTCATACTCTATATATTTAATTAACAACTCGAAAAAACAAATTTAATTTAATTAATACAACTAAAATGAGAATAACACCAGATAATATAAAGAAGCTTGAGACTGGAAACATATTTGTTTTTGGTTCAAATCTATCAGGTCGACATGGAAAAGGTGCTGCTAAAACTGCTTTAGGTTGGGGTGCTAAGTGGGGTCAAGCCGCTGGTCTACAAGGTAGAACTTATGGTATACCTACAAAAGATGCTTCTATTAAAAGAACATTAACAATAACAGAGATTAAACCCTTTGTTGATGAGTTTATTGAATTTGCTAAAAATAATCCTAATTTGATATTTTTAGTTACTGAGATTGGTTGTGGATTGGCTGGTTATAAACCAAAAGATATAGCTCCTCTTTTTATGGAAGCTATCAATGTTGAAAATATCCATTTACCTGAAAAGTTCTGGCACAAGTTAAAATAAAAAAACCTCTCAATTGAGAGGTTTTATTTTTAGTTTTCTAATACTTTATCAATATTAGATTCTCTTACTTTGGCTTTAACCCAAGAAGGATCTTTTTCTAAATCTTGTTCAGTCATTCCTAATTGGTTCATAATCGTTTTCAACAAGTATTGTTGATTTTCCCAACGATAACTTGGTGCTGCTGACATTTCTGCGTCTCCCATAGATTCTATCATATTTTTTATTTTAATTTATTTAATACTTTTTTGGTAATCTTCAGGATACTTTTCTTTAAGATGTTCACACCAAGCTTCTTGTTTACGAGCATTGATGAAGAACCAAGATAAATTTAAGTCGAACCATCTTTGAATCTTGTAAATTAAATTTTGCATACTATTATACTTTTTTAGAAATTTAAGTTTAAATATATAAAATAATTATGAATAAAGATCTTTTAAATTATAATTTAATTAAAATTTCCGAAAAGCTAACTATGCAACAAATATTTTATGCTAGAAGAAATAGAGATTGGGAAAAGTTTGATGAATTGGATGAAGCGGGTAAGATGTTATGGAGATTAGAAGAGTTTCAGATTTATGAAGATTTTTTAAATGAAGATGATAATAATTTTGAAGACTGATAAAAATTAACTATATTTGTTATATGAAGAAAATATTCACACTAACCTTATTTATATTACCTTTATTTACTTTTTCTCAAACCGTAAGTAAAACAGATACTTTAAAAAAAGTCATTGTTGTAAAAACAAATGATGATGAATTAAGTGATGAATATAAAGAAAGACCTTTTAAGGGAAAAGAAGAAACAATAGTAATTGACTCATTTATTGGTTTAACAGACCATGAAATCTACAATCTTAAATTAAAAATGATTGCAAGAAAAGAGTTGAAAAAATCAAAGTAAACAAAATAATTAATATTTACATGGATAATTCAATTAAGGATTTAAGAAGATTTATTATAAGAGAAATAATTAGCAAAGATAGTAAATGGTCTACCGAAGGTAGAACTGACTTCTACTCAAATAAGTATTTAACAATTAAAAAAGATTTTGATGGTGAAGTTTGGTACTTTAAGTTAAACACAGATAGTAAATTCTATGAGCTAAGATCAATCGGTATAAATAAAATATTACAATTTATTTTAATTTTTCTTATAAAAATAAATGTTAGAAAGCAAATAAAACTTAGAAAGAATGATGGTTTACTGCAATCCTGGAGTCAATTTCTATCTAATAACAAAGACATAAAAAGAGATAATAAAATAGATGAAATACTAAAATAGTATTAATGTTTAAGATGTAGTAGTTTTAATATCCTACGACATCTTTTCTTTTTTGTACTTGGCTTTGCCTTTTGTGGTATATTCACCTTCAACGAATCTACTTTAATAATATTTTGTTTTGGTAAAACCGTATTTTCTTTCTTACAGGAAGATATAACCAAAGATAATACCAGTGTGAGTATTAGGAATTTTTTTATAATATTTAATATGAATTTTAATGAATAAAGTTCAGTATTAAAATGTAATTTTCATAATTAATATATAATGTATATAAAATTAAAAATATTAATTATGAAACATCTTAAAAGATTTGAATCTTATTCAGAAAAACAAGAAGTTAAAGTTAACGAAGAATTCGACTTTGCTGCTGTATCTGACATATATAATAACTTTGTACAATGGTTACAACAATCACATTATGATGGTACTCACGACTTAGTTTATAACTGGGAAACGGTATCGGGTGTACTTGGTGCTTTAGGTTTAGTAGGTGGTGCTTTTTTACCATCCTACTTAAAGTTCAGTAAAGAGAAAAAAGATGCGGTTAATAAAAGAATCGCTGATACAATTGCTGCAAATCCTGATAAAGACCCTAAAGAAATTGCTAAAGAAATTACAGAAGAATTAAAATAAATTTTATAAAAAATAAAAATAAACCCCATCTTTTTGGGGTTTTTTTATTATAACTAATTATGATAACTATAACTGAGTCTGCCAAAGAACAAGCTATTAAATTAATGAAAGAAGAAGACCTCATCAATCCATTCATTCGTGTTGGTGTTAAAGGTGGTGGTTGCTCTGGATTATCTTATGATCTTTCATTTGATGATAAATTAAGTGAAGGCGATCAAGAATTTGAAGACAAAGGTGTAAAGATTGTTTGTGATAAAAAAAGCTTTCTTTATTTATTTGGAACAGAATTAGATTACTCTGGTGGTCTTAACGGTAAAGGTTTTACATTTAACAATCCCAATGCCTCAAGAAATTGTGGTTGCGGTCAGTCCTTTTCTATATAATGAACATAACAACAATACAAACTAATATAATCTGGGAAGATATAGATTCCAATCTTAAAAATTATCAAAGTAAAATTGATAATATAGAATCTGATTTAATTATCTTACCTGAAATGTTTACTACTGGATTCACAATGAACCCAAAACCACATGCAGAAAAAATGGACGGCAAAACTACTCAATGGATGAAGCAGAATGCCTCTGAGAAAGATTTAGCGATATGTGGTTCAATTATAATTGAAGAAGAAGGTAAATACTTCAACCGATTTATTTGGGTCAATCCTGATGGTTCTATTCATCATTATGATAAAAGACATCTTTTCTCATTTGCTGGTGAAGACGAACATTATACACCAGGTAATTCAAAATTAATTATTGAATATAAAGATTGGAAAATCTGTCCACTGATTTGTTATGATTTAAGATTTCCTGTTTGGTCTAGAAACGTAGAAGATTATGATGTTTTAATTTATGTGGCTAACTGGCCAAATAAAAGAAAATTGGCTTGGAGAAGTTTATTAGTAGCAAGAGCTATTGAGAATCAATGTTATGTAATTGGTGTTAATAGAATTGGTGAAGACGGTAATAATTTATCATATAACGGTGATACTTCTTTAGTAAATGCTTTAGGTGAAACGCTTTATATAAGTTCACAAAGTGAGGATGTTTTTACTACAACACTATCTAAGCTTGAATTAAACAAGGTAAGAACACAATTACCTTTTATAAAAGACAAAGATAATTTTAATTTATTGTAACAAATTGATACTTGTAACATATAACTATAAATTTTTAATTAGTTAATGAAAAAACAAGCATTTTATTCTTCAGCTGGTGCTATGGGTGATCTTATATCAGCAACACCAACAATAAAGAAGCTATCTCAAATTTTTCAATCACCAATAACGGTTATATCAAATCATCCTTATCTTTTTAAGAATTGTCCTTATGTAGATGAAAGCTTAGACTTTAATCAATATACAGAAGAACAACTATCTGAAAAATATAACCTTCATAAAACATTCTTTTTATTAGGTAAAACAGATTCTCGTGGTATCGAATTCAAACATGCTATGTGTGACATTCGTCAGTTCCACGCAAAAGATTTAGGGTTTATGTTAACCCCAGATGAAATGAATTGTGATTATTTTCCACAATCAGACGAGTCTTGTTTATCAGGAATTCAGCTACCAGAAAAATATGTTGTTATTCACCCAGCTCAATCTTGGGATTCAAGAACTTGGAGTAAATATAATTGGCAAGCACTTATTATATCACTTGAAGAGTTAGGTATACCAGTAGTTAGTATTGGTAAAGATGCTAAAGAAGAATCTGATTATAGTGGAACAACTTTAAAACCAGTATTCAAATTAGATATTAAAAATGGTTTAGACTTGACTAATAAGACAACACTAGACCAATCTTGGCACATTATTAACAAATCGAATTGTGTTATCACAATGGATTCTGGTATATTACATTTAGCCGGTACAACAGATGTAAATATAATCCAATTAGGTAGTTCTATTAAATCCGAGTATAGAGCACCTTGGAGAAAAAGCTCACAGCAATATAAATATTCTTATGTTGTTGGTGGTTGTCAGTTACACTGCGCATCAGATCTTAAATACTCTTTAAGAGATTGGGGTCATATACAAGCTGTTACTTTAATATCAACTTGTTTAGAAAAGAAACCATCTTTTGAATGTAACCCATCTTATGTTCCAGTACTGGAAGAAATAAAAAATGTTTGGGGTAAAACAAATGATGTTATAAAGGTAGAAAGACAAATAACTAAACCAAGAACATTAGTTGAGATTCAAAGTAATGCTTTAGGAGATAGTGTTGGTGCAATGGCTATTATAGAAAAGTGGAGACAGGAATCAGGTAAAGATGTTTCAGTTATTTGTAAATTACCTGAACTATTCAGAGCTTCATATCCTAACCTAATGATTTATAAAAAGGATGAAGCTAATATTAAATTCACACCAGAAGAAGGTATTTGGTATGTTAATAACATAGCTCATAATGAGAAGATTTTAACAACATATAAATTTGATGTTCCTCTTTTAGAAGGTTATGCTAAAGACTTTAATATAAGTGATAAAGGCACGGTATTAAAAGTAGACAAACCAAATGGCGAAAGACCAATAAAAGCTAAGTATGTTTGTATTGGTGTACATAGTACAGCACAATGTAAATACTGGAACCACCCAGGTGCTTGGGATGAACTTTGTAAAATGTTAAGAAAGAAAGGTTTAACACCTGTTGTTGTAGAAAAAGATTTTTCTTTTGGTATACCGGGTCATATGAATGAAGTACCAAGTAAAGCGGTTAGAAAAATAGGTCTTCCTTTTAATGAAGTTTTAAATTATCTTCAACACGCTGAAATGTTTATTGGTCTGAGTAGTGGTTTGACTTGGGTTGCTCAAGGTTTAGGTAAACCAACGGTTATTATTTCAAATGCTACATCAAAAGATAATGAATATATCGATGATAAAACATTGAGAATCTATGAGGAATCAGTTTGCCATGGTTGTTTTCATAAATACCCATTTAATGCGAATGATTGGTTATGGTGCCCAGTCTATAGAAATGATGAAGCAAGAAGATTCATTTGTACAAAAGCAATTACACCAGAATCTGTTATGCAACAGATAGAAAACTTTTACAAGATATAATGGATACTAAAAAAGAATTAGACTTTTACCAATCAATATCAGATAAAAGAATAAACCAATCAAATGATGTTTATTTGGCTTTGAAAGAACATTTTAACTTTGATAAAGTAGAGTGTATTGAGACAGGCGCTAGTCAAAATTTAGAAGATGGGTGTTTTGGATTGTATTTAGCAAAAATAACTGAATCAACATATGGGGTTTACCACTCTGTTGATATCTACGAAGATATAGTAAATAGAAGTAAAGAAATTTTTGATAAGTATATACCTGGATTAAAAATATACCATTATGTATCAGACTCGGTTAAGTTTTTAGAAGGTTATAATGGTACTCCAAATTTAGTTCATTTAGATTCATGTGACTTAGATTTAATGAATCCGGTTCCTTCCATGTTGCATGGTTGGCTTGAATTTGTAGCTATAAAAGATAAAATGCCATCTGGTTCAATAGTGATAGTTGATGATAACTTCCTTAAAGGAACCTGGGTTAATTGGAGCGAACTATCAAATGGTGAATATACAGGTGAATCTAAAAGAATTGATATCACATATGATATAGTTGGTAAAGGTTCTATGATATATCATTGGTGTCAAAAAGAAAATACTGATTGGGATTTAATAAGTAATCACAGAGTTGGTGAAAACATTAAAATAATAATTAAAAAAAGATAGTATGGGAAACAAAAAAATATGGACTTTAGATAAAGAAGGAAATGAAGTTCTAAGAGATTTATCAGAAGAAAATAAAAATTTTACACTAGAAAAATATCACGCTGGTGAGTTTGATGGAAACAATTACATGTGGCATGAAATGTTTACTAATTTCGTTTATGATGATAATGGTTGTGATTATGAAAGATATGGTTGTTTTATTAAAGAAGGTGATGTTGTATTAGATATCGGTGGTAACATTGGTATATTCGCACATAGAGCTGAATTTAGAGGCGCTTCTAAAGTTATATCATTCGAACCTTTAACTCCAACCTTTAATTGTCTAATTAAGAATAGAGGACCTAAAACATTAGTTTATAAAATGGCGGTAGGTGCTCAAAATAAATGGGTAGATTTTAAAATTCATACCGATTATACTCACATTGGTGGTGGTTCATCAAAAGATGAAGCGGTAAATAATAGACCAGTAATACATCAAGAAAAAGCTTATGTAGTTGGTATAAACGATTTATTTGGTACATTTTCTGATAAAATTGATTTCATGAAGATGGATATAGAAGGTGGTGAAGTTGATGTTTTAACAGCAATTACTGATGAAAACTTGTCATCACTTAGATGTTTATCTTGTGAGTTTCACAAACTAAACGAACACTTTGATGCTTTTCAAGAGAATTTTGTTAATAGAATGAACAGACTTGGATTCAAAAGCTTTGTACTTTTTTTAGGCAATGGTGATTTAAGAACCGTAAACTTTTGGAAAGAATAAAATAAAAACTTTATATGAAGATAGGAGTATTACTCACGGTTTATAACTGCGAAAAGTATATAAAAGATTGTTTAGATCCTTGGTTTGAACTAAAGCAAGATAATGAGATTGTGATAGCAGCCAATAGCGGTATGTTTTCTGACTACTATAAATTAGGTATACCATTTAGAAATCAAGAAACACTTAAAATATTATCAGAATATGATATTGACTTTTTAATAACAACAAAAGGTAAAAATCTATTAGGAGAAGATGAGAGTAGAAATCTTTGTTTGAATTTACTTAATAAACAAAATTGTGATTTAATATGGGTATTGGATGGTGATGAATGTTATACAAAAGAGCAAATATTAAATATTATAGACTTCATAAACAAAAATCCTGAAAATGATTGGTATTCTGTTAACTTTAAAAATTTAACAATAGAAGAAAACCTATTCCAAGATTACACTCATGAAAGAATTATAAGAACTGATAGAAATGGAGGTATAAGTTCCTTTTACTTTGATAATCAATTCACTTATAACAATGGTGTTTTATTAAGTGATGCTAATGGTTTAGAGATTCCAAAAAATGTAGCTCATATAAAACACAATTCTTGGCTAAGTAGTGATATTAGGTCTAAAGATAAAATAGTATATCAAAGGTTTAGATATTGTGGATATGATGGTAGTATACCAGTTGATTTAAGGTGTACTTATAATTGGAATGAAGAAAAGGATAAACTTGAATTTAGTGAGGCTTTTCATAAAGGAAGAGGTGTTGAGATACCTTGTTTACACGAAGAGCTATCAGTTTTTAGTCATGATTTTACATTGAATTTTACAAGATATGATAACGCTTTTAAGATAACAAAAGTACAAAGAGATATGAATTTGGTGTTTGAAATTTACAACAGCGATGATGGGTTTTTAATTTATGCAACACCTATCAGTTTAGCTAAAGATATAAACTACTTCATGGCACCTTCATATAATACAGAAGATAATTTTTATAGTTTTTTAATAAAAGCATATGAGAATAACATCTTAATACATGAAGAAAAAATACACTTAAAAATAAAATAAAAATATGGCAGGAATTAAAAATATAAACTTAGGTGAAAATGTATCAATTGTAGAACCAGTTAATTTATATGGTTGTACTATTGGTGATAATGTTAAAATTGGACCATTTGTAGAAATACAAAAAGATGCTGAAGTCGGTGAATACTCAATTATTAGCTCTCATTCATTTATACCATCAGGTGTTAAGATAGGTAAAAACACATTCATTGGACATGGTGTGATGTTTACTAATGATATATTCGATTCTGACTTAATTGAAAGTTGGAAAATGAAGGAAACAATAGTTGGTGATAGAGTTAGAATTGGTTCAAATTCAACAATTTTACCTGTTAAAATAGGAAATAATGTAATAATTGGTGCTGGTTCTGTTGTTACTAAAGACATACCAGATAATTGTGTTGCTTATGGTAACCCAGCAAAAATAACAAGACAAATATGAGAATTTGCTTAATAGGATATGGATATTGGGGTAAAATAATCCATAAAAACTTAATGTCATTGGGATATGATGATGTTAAAATAATTGATATAGTTTTGGATAACTTTAATGAGTTAGATGATACTTATGACTACTATTTTGTTATAACGCCTTTCACTTCACATCATGAAGTTTTAAGTAAAATTGGTCAATATAAAAACAAAAGAATTTGGTGCGAGAAACCTTTAGCACTAACATCAAAAGAAGCTAATGATATTTACTCACTGATGGATAAAAATAACAATATGTTATTTGTTGATTGGGTTTATACTTTTAATCCTTGTATTGATAGAGTTAAAAAAATAGTATCTAAAAAGAAAATCAAACAAGTTATTCTTAATAGAACTAATGATGGTCCAGTTAGACATGATTGTGGTTCTATACCTGATTTATCATCACATGATTTATCAATACTTTACTACATCTTTGGTTTAGATAATTTTGACTTTACTTGGAATGAATTCTCAATTAAGTCAAATGAAGAATTTGGATCTAATATTAGTTGGTATTATAAAGATGGCTTACAAGTTATTATTAACTCTTCTTGGCAACATAAAACTAAAAACAGAGTCGCTTTATTTATAACAGAAGATGATGAGATTATTGTATTCGATGATGTTAAAAAAACAATTGTAAGTGGTAAAGGTTTAGAGGATTTATCTAACACAAAATCACCTTTACATTTAGCTATGGATTACTTTTTTACATCAGATAACTTTATAGAAAATAAGAATATAACATTAAAAATAACAATGAATTTAGAATATGCAATTTAACGATTTAGGAAAACAATGGCAAACAATTAGAGAAGTGGTTCTTGAAAAAATAGACAAGTTAGGACACGAAGGCTCTTATATAAATGGAAAATCAGTAGCAGAGTTTGAGCAACAATTTGCTGAATACTTTGGAGTTAAATACGCAGTTGGTGTTTCAAACGGTACAGACGGTCTGAAATTAGCTTTACAAACATATGATTTGAAATCAAATGACTTAGTTATTATACCGGCTAACACATTTATCGCTGATTATTTAGCTGTTAAGAATCTACCAGGTGATAAACCAAAGGTGGCTTTAGTTGACCAAAATGAATACTTTACTATTGATGTTAATAGTTTAGAATCTTTCTTAGAAAAATGGAGAGGTGTTTATGGTAAAGTTGTTGTTATTCCTGTTCACTTATATGGACAAGCTTGTGATATGGATAAAATTGTAGATTTGTCTAAGAAATACAACTTTGGTATTTTAGAAGATTGTTCTCAATCACACGAAACAAGATATAAAGGTAATCACTTAGGTTCTTATGGTGATATGGCTGTTTACTCTTTATATCCCGGTAAAAACTTAGGTGCTGCTGGTGATGCTGGTATTATTACTACAAATTCAGAAGAGTTAAATACAAGATTAAAATCACTTAGAAACTATGGCTCTAAAGTTAAGTATTACTATGATGAGTTGGGTAACAATCATAGATTAGATTCAATGCAAGCAATTATTCTTTCTGAGAAGTTAAAGCACTTGAAATCTTGGACTATGACTAAGAATGAGATTGTTACAAGATTTCTAAATGAAATGAATAATGATAAGGTTACTTTACCAAAAGTTTATGGAGATTGTACTTTACATTCATATCATATTTTTTGTGTAATGGTTGATGATAGACAAACATTTGAAAAACATATGGCTTCTAATGGTATCACAACAATTATTCACTACCCTATTCCAATTCATAAAACAGCTATCTTTGATAGTTCTATGGATATTGTGTATTCAAGTAAGGTAACTGATGAATGGGCCGATAGAATTGTTTCATTACCAATTCATCCTTTTTTAACAACTGATGAAGTAGATTTAATAATTAATTCTGTTAATAATTTTTAATTTAAATTTTTTTTATTATATTTGTTTTATGAAAAAGTTAGCATTAATATTATTGATTATATTGACTGGGAGTCAATTAGTCAAAGCCGAAAATACACCATCTATTACAATTGAGTATAAATATAAAAACTCATCAGATACAACTCATTTTGTTAGTATGAGATCTGATAATGAATTTTGTTGTAACTTTGTAATAATTGCAAGTCGTTCAGAAAATGATGAAAATGTTACTTTAATAAAGCACACAAAGACAGGCGTGATTTTAGGTACTATATATGGTAAACCGTCTAAAAAATTTATTATGGATATATGTAATAAAATGGGTTACTTAGACCAAAAAAATGTTGATCGTGTTGCAAACGATATGATAAAAATTAAAAACAAATAATATGAAAAAATATATTTTTATACTTTTAAGTATTTGTCTCTTTTCTTGTAAACAAAAGGAGTATAAATATAAAATAGAAGGTCTTGTTAAGGTAGAGAGTAGAAAATACTCTTATGTAGGTAATCAAGTAAGTGATACTGACTATAAGCCAGCTATTGCAATAACAGATACCATTTATGGTCAAAACTCAGACTCTATTTGGTATTATAATTCTAATGGTTCTAAAGTAACAATTTTAGCACCATATAAAGTATTTACTTTTAAGTAATGAATATTATAATAATATTTTTGATATCTTTATCTTTATTAGGCTTTCCTATTTTAGTATCTGAGTTTTTATACAATCATTACCCAAATTCAAAAATGGCTAAATTTTGTAGAAAACATATAGTTTCTGATGTTGATATGGATGAATAAGTGGTATAAAGAGGTAGTCTTGATTTTTATATATACTATATGAAAAACGAGATTAACCATATTTGCCCAAAATGTAACTTTTATATAAAATCATCCATTGAAAAACATATTAATTCTTGTGATGGTAGAGGTCCAAGGAGAAAAATTAAAAGAGGGAAAGCAGGTGGTTGGAATAAAGGTATAAATTATATTGATAAGTTTGGACTTGATTGGTATAATGATTATGTTGATAAGTTATCAAAAGGTATAAAAGAGTCATATAATAGAGGTGATAGAAAAGAAATCAACGAAGAATCAAGAAGAGATAAGATATCCAAAAAAATGAAAGAAGTTGGTGGTGGTTATAGAAAAGGTAGTGGTAGAGGTAAGAAAGGTAGATATAAAGGATATTGGTGTGATAGTAGCTGGGAATTGGCATGGGTAATCTATAATATAGACCATGGTATTAAATTTGAAAGAAATTTTGAATCATTTAAATATATTTTCCAAGGAAAAGAACATAAATATTACCCAGATTTCAAAATAGATGATACTTTTTTTGAGATAAAAGGTTATATAACGGATCAGTCAGTATCCAAGTTGGAAGGATTTAAAAATAAAATAGAGCTAATAGATAAAGATAGAATTAAACCTTTTCTAAATTATGTAATAGAAAAATATGGTAAAGATTTTATAAAACTTTACGACTAACAAGAGTGGCGGAAATAAACATTTTGCTAGCGAAATGTAATTAGCAGACGTGACCTTTTAATGAGGTTGATTGATAGGTAACTAAATCGTGTTGGTGCGAATCCATCCTCTTGTACAAAAATAAAACCCACTCAAATGAGTGGGTTTTTTATTAAGGTAATTCACAACATATTTTAAGTTTAAAACAAGGACCATAGGTTGCATCTGGATCACCATCATATCTAAATACCCATATACCCGCGGGTCCTATTGGGTTACCATCACCATCAAGAGGTTGGCAATTACCATTTTTTAAATCACCTGGTAGACCCCAAGCAGTGGCTAAAGCACCTGCATTAGTCACACCACCACTAACACCGGATGAACCACTTGATCCAGATACACCGGATGAACCACTTGATCCATCAGTTCCTGATGACCCACTTGATCCACTTGATCCAGAACCATTAACACCGGATGAACCACTTGATCCAGATGAACCGCTAATACCAGATGACCCACTTGATCCTGATCCATTAACACCAGAAGAGCCGCTTGATCCAGAAACACCTGATGATCCACTAACACCTGAAGATCCTGATGATCCAGAAACACCTGATGACCCACTTGATCCACTGACACCCGAAGATCCTGATGAACCATATCCATTAACACCAGATGAACCACTTGATCCAGAAGAACCAGATATGTTACCACTATATAACCAGCTACTACCATTCCAATTCCAAACACTACCATCTGAACCAAAATATAATTGACCAAGATAACCACCAGTAACCGGACCATTTGGATTAGAATAAGGACCATTTAATGGACCATCTTTACCCGATGTTCCACTACTACCAGAAGATCCACTCAATCCTGAACTACCAGAAGATCCTGATGAACCACTGCTACCAGAGTTACCCGATGAGCCACTTGATCCAGAATTACCTGATGAACCACTTGAACCGGAGTTACCTGATGAACCACTTGAACCGGAGTTACCAGAAGATCCTGAAGATCCAGATGTACCATCAACTCCTGAATAACCGTTAACACCTGATGTTCCACTTGATCCAGATGAGCCACTTGATCCAGAAGTTCCACTTGATCCAGATGAACCATGTGAACCGGATGTACCACTTGAGCCACTACTACCCGATGTACCGGATGATCCACTAGAACCAGATAATCCAGATGTGCCACTTGATCCACTGGAACCAGAGTTTCCTGAAGAGCCACTTGATCCTGATAAACCCGAAGATCCACTTGATCCTGATAAGCCAGATGAGCCGCTTGATCCTGATAAGCCAGATGATCCACTTGATCCTGATAAGCCAGATGATCCACTTGATCCTGATAAACCTGATGAGCCACTTGATCCTGATAAACCCGATGAACCGCTCGATCCATCAACCCCAGATGAGCCACTTGATCCTGATAAACCCGAAGATCCACTTGATCCTGATAGACCTGATGAGCCACTTGATCCTGATAATCCAGATGAGCCACTTGATCCTGATAATCCGGATGAGCCACTTGATCCACCAAACCCAGAGGAACCACTTGATCCAGATAACCCGGAAGAACCACTCGATCCTGATAAACCTGATGAACCACTTGATCCTGATAATCCGGATGAGCCACTTGATCCTGATAGACCTGAAGATCCACTTGATCCATCAATACCCGAAGATCCACTTGAGCCAGATAAACCTGATGAACCGCTCGATCCAGATAATCCAGATGAACCGCTCGATCCTGATAAGCCAGATGAACCACTTGATCCTGAAGAACCTGAGTTACCACTTGAACCACTTGATCCCGATGAACCAGATGATCCACTTGATCCTGATAAGCCAGATGATCCACTTGATCCAGATAAACCCGAAGATCCACTTGATCCAGATAAACCTGAAGAGCCACTTGATCCATCAATACCCGAAGATCCACTTGATCCAGATAAACCTGAAGAGCCACTTGATCCAGATAAACCCGAAGATCCACTTGATCCAGATAAACCCGAAGATCCACTTGATCCAGATAAACCTGAAGAGCCACTTGATCCAGATAAACCTGAAGAGCCACTTGATCCATCAATACCCGAAGATCCACTTGATCCAGATAAGCCAGATGAACCACTTGATCCAGATAAACCTGAAGAGCCACTAGATCCTGATAAGCCAGATGATCCACTTGATCCATCAATACCCGAAGATCCACTTGATCCTGATAACCCAGAAGAACCACTTGTTCCAGAGGAACCTGAAGATCCACTATATCCAGATGAGCCACTAGATCCTGATAAGCCAGATGAACCACTAGATCCATTAATACCACTTGAACCGCTTGATCCAGAGGAACCTGAAGATCCACTTAACCCAGAAGAACCGGATAAACCAGATGTACCTGAAGACCCATTTGATCCAGAAGAACCCGATATACCAGATGAACCGCTCGATCCAGAGGAACCTGAAGATCCGCTTGATCCAGAAGACCCCGATATACCAGATGTACCTGAAGACCCATTTGATCCAGAAGAACCTGATATACCACTTGAACCTGATGATCCACTAACACCAGATGTACCACTAGATCCCATAAATGTACCATTTACACCGGATGATCCTGAAGAACCACTTAAACCAGATGAGCCTGAGGAACCAGAAGATCCGCTATTACCTGAAGTACCCGAAGATCCACTATTACCTGAAGTACCAGAAGATCCGGAAGATCCACTTGAACCGTTAAACCCTGATGTACCACTAGATCCAGAGGAACCACTAGATCCAGATGAGCCCGTGCTACCACCCCCACCAACTACCGTAATAATATTACCTGACGCATCAACACCAATTGCCTGACCAGTTGAAGTAGGAGTACCTGAAGTTAAACCCAAAAGTTGTATTCCAGAATCTGTTCCTATTTCTAATTTGCCACCAGTGAAAGATGAAGTACCAACAATGGTAAAGAAATTACCAGAATCTGAATGTGTACCACCATTTTGAAAGTTAACATGACCTGTACTAAAAACAGACATCACTCTTTTTGTTGATTGAAACAAAGCAAATGTGTCACCCCCAGTAGACCCTGTATCTGATAAGCCCCAAACTCCATCATTGTAGTTATAAAATAAAGTTGCTCTTCTATTTTTAACACCATCAATAACCATAGCACTAATAGCAGCAACACCAGCTGTGTAACCACCAGGGTAAGCTGTACCCGCGATTACCATAAGTTGTGGATATCTAGCTAAACCATTTGCTGTTGTACCATTATCAATAACACCAACCGTTTGTGGATAATTTGTTGAAGCGCCAATTTTAGTACCACCAACTATTAAAGTATCCGGTATAGGATTTGAGTAGCCATTTGATGCAGTGTTATTATATTTAGCTGGGAAAATGTAAGCAACGCTATCTGTTAATCCAATACCATTAGTGTTATACATAGGAACAGAGTGTGATGTTCCTAAAATAGGACTACTTGTTCCACCTCCACCACCTGTTTGATAGAAAGTATTACCATCACTATCAACAACTACATAGTTTGTTAGACCGGTGGTTGATTGTATATCGGTTATTGTTAAGTTGCCAACGGAAACGGTACCATTTATACTTTGAGTACCTAATGAGTTATCTGAGTTATCTATAATGTATTTAATAGCCATACCCTATATATTAAATTTGATTTTGGATTTATTAAACTATTTTGTATATTTGCCATTATATGGGATATAATCATTTAAATTATCAGAGATTTTGGGGAAACTCAGACCTTTTCAAATTGAAGTTCAAACGTGAACCAAAGGCTTGGACTATTGATGAGGTTCATGAACTATATCTCAAAGCTTTTGAAAGACATTCAAATAGACAAAAACTTGTTATTGATTGTGTTGATAGAATTGTTAGTGAAGTACAAGAATTTGAAAAGGATAAAAGAAAAGTTTATTTCAACCGAGAAGGTAAAATTTATCAAAGAGAGTTAAGTAAGAATTCGGAGTATGATTCTTGGGGAATTCGTTCGGCTGATTTAGTTAAATTCAATACTGAAAAAACAATTAACAATAGAAATGAAAAATTAGAATTTTTACTTTCCAATGAGAAGGCATTTGAACTTGGTGAATTGTATCAATCTTTACAAGGTAACACTAAACATTATCATCTTCGTGTGAGAGAAATTCTATCAGAAATGATAGAGAGTAAATTAAGATTTATTTACAAAGAAAAAGAAGCTCCTCGCATTTCAACCATTTCTATTGGTGATAAAAAATATTATGTTGAATGTGACGACCAGTATAGATATAGTAGAATTTATAAGAAATTTAAACTTCTTAATGAGGTAGTTGAGGAAATTAAATTATGACAAAAGAAGAAATTTTAAAGAGTAAGGAAAAGTCAATTTACATTAGAGAAATTGAAAAAGATCAACATATTACGTTGCAGTTTTCAGAAGTCAATTCTGATGTTCAATTAGTTGACAAAACTCTATTTAAGAATCATTTTGATAAGTATAACTACTTTGATACAAATAGACCTCAAAAAATAGGTCAGTTTTTTCTTTATGAGAAACTGATGGATGGTAGATACAAATCTAATGTACCACATGACCACGAGTTGTTTTATCCAAAGTTAGGTCTTTATCTAAATTCTTTACCTTGTGATCAAACCGTAGAACTTGAGTGGGTAGATTGTCGTAGAACTTGGGAGTGGCAAGTTAAGTATGAATATAAATACGAAGGTAAGAAATATCACCATTATATGGGTGAAGTTGAAACAGAAATTCAACGACTACCAATGTGGCACGATTATCTTTTGATATATGGTGTTTGGGATTCAATGCCTAATTGGCGACAATTAAGACAAGCTTATGAAAGAACTTGGTGGTTTCATAGAACTACTGATGAATTGAGAAATTTACAATTGGAAAGGTTATTAAAATGAGATATGTTGTAATAGAATATAAAGGAAGTCATGCTATATCAAATCCTGATAGAGATTTGATTAGTTATGAGTTTTCGGATGATTTAGAATATTTACGAGATAAGTATTCATTGGCTCCAGTTATAAATGAGTTTGATTGGAAAATCGAAAAACAAGGATTTAGTTTATATCATAAAGATAAAAATTTAGGAATTTTATTAATTGATAAAAAAGTTATTAGCAATGGAAATCCTTATGCCGAGAAGATAATTCCTTTATTAAATAATGCAATGAGGGATTCACAATTAGAAAATTTATTATCATGAGATATGACTACATAAAATACCCTGAAGATAGATTATATCTAAGAGTTGGTAACCTCGTTAGAGAAATACAATATTATACTTCTAAAGTTGGTAATCTAGAAGCATATGGTTATATAAGTACTATTGCTTTACAAATTAAACCGGATTCTAAACCAGAAGATGTTATTAAAACAGAAAAGTTTATAACATCACCTGGTTTCTTAAATAATAGGTGCTTTAGAGAAGATGATATAAATTATATTAAACCTCTTATAAGAGAATACAAATTAAACCAATTAGTATGATGAATTATATACCTGGTCAAATACATGAGAAATTACAAAAAGAGAATTTCTTTTTAGTTAATAATGATATTTCATGGTCAAATTGTAGAGATAAAAGATGTGGTGATATGAGAGATATTAGTGATTGGGATGAAACTGATACTATTGAATTGTCTAAAGGTGATGTAGTAGTTGTTCGCTTTTTCAAATCATCACCAACATCAGAGGCATATGCTTATCTTGAAAGAGTTGTTTATAACAATGGTGATATCACTGAGTATAAAACAGAAAGTATTATATCAAAAGGTCTAATTGAAAAGAACTTAGATACAGGAAAGGTTGAAAATAAAAGTTGGTTATTCACAGATGTAACTAAATCATTTGAAAGAGATAAAAAAATTGAAACAATATTATGTTAGAAAAACTTTGGAAAGATATTAAACTTATTTATGATGGGTTTAACTTCAGTTCGAGATTATTAATAGATGATTTGATTATTGTCTCTCAAGATAATCACTATTTACTTTATTATTATTATAAACAAGATGATATTTCAACACAAATAAGAATTGAAAAGAATTATAGTGTAGTTCAAATGTGGTCAGATACTGGTGAGTTTGATATAATAAATTATAAAATTCATGTTGAGGTTGATAATCAAATATACACATCTGAAAACTCAATGATTGAATTGACATATAAGATTATCACACCATTTCTAAGAGAAGTTAAATTAAATAAGATTGGAGTATGATAGTTAGATGTAAATCAGATAATGATTCGGTTGGTAAACTTAAAGGTCTAACTATTGATAAATCTTATGTGGTAACTGATATTGATAATATTGGATTTAAAATTGTTGATGATGAATTGAGAAATCTTTGGTATACAAAAGAACTATTTTACCCAGTTGATGAAGAAAGAAATAAAAAAATTGAACAAATATGGGAATGATTTTAAGAAAAGAAACACCAGATATCAACAGATATAAACTCAAGAAAGAGTATAAAGATTTGTTAATGGCTATTCAAGCTTTACCAGGAGTTCATGTACAAAGTACAACATTAGACAAATCATTTAATAAAATGAAAAGTGGATGGTATGGTCTTTTAATATTCTTACATATCGAAGAATGTACACAAGAAGGGTTATTTTTTCTCGTAAGATCCATTAATAGAAGATATTGGGAACACGGAAATAAATGGAGAATTGAATTAGATTGTGGTGATGTTGAATACATAAATGGTGACAGACCAATTAGTTACTCGATATTTAGACCATTCCAAGATGGTGATACTGAACAAACTATACTTGATGAATGTAAATCATTATTGGATAGTATGAACAATCATTTTAATATCGATTCTTTTATGAAAGGTTTTAATATGGATAAAAATGAGTATCATTTAGTTGATGAAGTGGCATTTGATAGAAGAGTTAAATTAGAAAATTTAGGATTATGAAAAACTTTATAATATCATTGGTAATTGTTACTATTGCACAATCGTTGGCTTACTTACAATTACAAAGTCAATTCTTTTGGACTTGGGCTAAGAATCACCCTATTTCAATGGCTTTTATTTTTGGATTTCCGATTTCACTTTTACTAATTTATTTTACTAAATATTGTGCTTTAGCATTTAATGGTGAGGTTTGGCCTGGACGACTTATTGGATTTGCTGTTGGTGCTATCGTATTTGCTTTATTATCATCATTTATAATGAAAGAACCATTCACGCCAAAAACTATAGTATGTCTATGTTTGGCCGCTGGAATTCTAGCAGTACAGATAATTTGGAAATAAAAACCCACGAAATCAGAAGAATTTAATATATATCTAAAATTAAATTCAGTATGAAAAAACTATTATTATCGCTTATCACATTATTCTTCGTGGTAGGTCAAGCGTTGGCTCAGATTCCAAAAGACACGGTTACAATTAAACATAGTGGCTATACAACACTTTGGAGTCCTACATTAGATTACCCTCTTTTAGTTCAATGGTGGGACACAAAAGAAAGATGTGGTTGTGACCAAATAGAAAGAAAAGACCAATTTGGACCTGATCCAATTGTTGAGAAAAGTTCAGATATTCAAAAAGAGTATGATGCTGCTAACCAAGCACAAAAAGCTAAATCATTAAAAGGTTTTGATAGAGGCCATATGTGTCCTGCAGCGGATAATGAATGTCCGATTACGGTAGCTGGTAAAAAAGTTGATGCTCAAAAAGTATTAACTGAGTGTTTTTATTTTACTAATATGGCTCCACAATATCACTCATTAAATGCAGGTGATTGGAAAAAATTAGAAGAAAGAACAAGAGAATTAGCTTTACAATATGATTCAGTATATGTTTGGTGTGGTTCATTTGGAACAGCAACAATAATTGATGGTTTACATATCCCTACTAAATGTTGGAAAGTTATTTATATTAAGAAAACAAAAACTTATGAGTATTATATTTTTGACAACACAGCTGATAAACCAGTAGGTTTAGACCACTGGAAAGTTAAGAAAGAAGATATTGAAAAAGCAACAGGTTTCAAATTTAACCAGAAATAATTTCACAATATCAAAAACTTTCGTATATTTGTGTATTAAAAATCATAATCATGAGCAAATTAACAAGAGGTAAGATTTTAGCAATCTTTATTATATTGACTGCTTTATTTGCCACATTAACATTCCTATCAAAAAGTACAACTTCTTTTGAAATATCATTGTTTATAACTATCCTGACCGGTATCGGTCTTGGGGTAGTTATACATGATATTATACAAACCCAACACTCACTTCTTAGAAACTACCCTTTAATCGGTAGACTTCGTTGGGTATTTGAGCATGAAAGAAGTAAAATTCAACAATATTTTATTGAAGATGATACCAACGGTACTCCTTACAATCGTGAGGCTCGTTCTGATGTTTATCAAAAAGCAAAAGGTGATATTAATACAACTCCTTTTGGTACTCAATTAGATGTTTATGAAAAAGGATATGAGTTTGTTAAACACTCAATGTATCCTAAAGATATTAAACAAATAACAGAACCACGAGTTACAATCGGTTCTAAATTCTGCACTCGACCTTATAGTGCCAGTATATTTAATGTAAGTGCTATGAGTTATGGTGCTCTTTCTGATGCTGCTGTTAAAGCCATCAATGGTGGTGCTAAATTAGGTAACTTTTATCAAAACACAGGTGAAGGCGGTTTATCTCCTTATCACAAAGAAGAAGGTGGTGACCTTTGTTTTCAAATAGGTACAGGTTATTTTGGTGCTGGTAAAACTGAAAAAGGTGTTAGAGTTTTTGACGATGCTGCTTTCAAAAGAAATGCTATGTTACCGCAAGTTAAAATGATTGAGATTAAATTATCTCAAGGTGCTAAGCCTGGTCATGGTGGTATCTTACCTGCTAAAAAGAATACAAAAGAAATTGCTGAAATTCGCGGTGTTGAACCAGGCGTTGATGTAATGAGTCCTCCTTATCATACCGCTTTTAATAACCCAGATAGTATGTTACGTTTCGTAAAGAAACTTCGTCAATTAAGTAACGGCAAACCTATTGGTATTAAAATGTGCTTAGGTGATGAACAAGAAGTAGCTGAGTTAATTGCCCATATGAAAAAAATTAACACCTTCCCAGACTTTATCACAATTGATGGTGGTGAAGGTGGAACTGGTGCTGCTCCAATTGTTTTCACAAATAGTATTGGTACACCATTAGTAGATGCTTTAGTTTTTATTGATCAACAATTGAAATTAAATGGTTTAAGAGACCAAGTTAAAATTATTGCTTCTGGTAAAGCTTCTACAAGCTTTGATATCGTTAAATTGTTATCAATTGGTGCGGATTGCGTAAATGCTGCTAGAGCTTTTATGTTGAGTTTAGGTTGTATTCAAGCAAGAGAATGTAATAAGAATACTTGTCCTGTTGGTATTGCTACTCAAAATCCTCACTTAGTTAAAGGTCTTAATCCAGCTGAAAAAAGAGTTCGTGTTTATAACTATCACAAAGCTATTATACACGAGGTTAAAGAAGTTATGGCGGCTATGGGAGTTGATACAACTGATAAGTTAGATCCTAGTCATATTAATGTTAGAATAGATAAATCAACTATCACTACATATAAAGATTTGTTTCAAATTAAATAAAAAAAACCCACTCATTTGAGTGGGTTTTTTATTATTATTCTCCGAATGGTGGAAGATTTAATCCAAAGTAATCACCAAATCTTCTAATATATCCTCTTGGATAACCTTCTAAGTAATCACCTTGAGTTGATCTAAGAATATGACCTCTTGTATTCCTATCTTTTCTATCATCATTCCAAAGTAAACCAGTTACATAATCATATCTTACAAAAGTATCCATATAGGGATAAGATTTATATTTTATCTTACTATTAATCTTAACAGACATTTTAACCTCTATTTCTTTGCCTTTATATTCAATACCTTGTCCACTTGAATATCCGTTAGACGAACGAAGAGCCCACCTTTGATTTCTTGCATAATCTTTTATTATGTTTATTTGATAATCTTTGCTAGTATAAACTCTATCGATATAATATTCAAAATTTAAATCATCACCATCAATCGGGAGCGTGGCATATTCACAAGAATTTATCTTCCAAACAAGTGCTCTACCTATTAGTTTATCACCAATAGTCATTATTAACAATCTACAAACATCTGGGTTTTTAACGTAGATATCAAAAAAGTCTTTATCAGCCATACAAGAATTACCTAAACTTCCTGATTGTGATAAGTAATTATCCTTATTATACCAATATTTAATATCTTCTCCTTTTACAAGACTTATTTTTTCTTGATTATTACTTTGAATAGATTTTAGATTATTTACAAATTCCTCAATTTGTTTATCATTATATTTACCAGGCATTACTTTTTGGATAAACTTACCAACTTTAATTGAGTTAGTTCCTTTATAAATGCCAATGTTCCAACCATCCATTTCTCTATCATACAACAGGTCATTGGTGTAGGTATCTACTTGAACGTCTAAGCCATCAACACCTTTAGTTGTTGGAAACTTTGTGTGTATTTTATCAATTGCTTTAGCCATAGGCATAAAGTGTAGAAATCCTTCATCTTTTGATAAATCAATAAATGTTACATCAGAGTCAAGGTTTTCACCTTCTAAATTCAACAAGTCATTAGTTATGTTATTTATAACTAAACTTGTTGTTTTATTCTTCATCATCTTTAATTTATTTCTAAAGTCTGGTGAAAAATAAAGAATAGACTCATTAAGCAAACTTTCTAATAAAGATTCACTAAAATCATTAAATTTCTTAATCATAATTGTATATATTAATTTGTTTATTGTAAATAATTTTTGTATCTTTGTAACATGACTCAAGATAAATCCACTAAGGTAGCAGAATTAGCATTTAAATGGTGTCAATTAAAATGGGGCTCACCTTTGAAAACCAAAGATTGTGACCTTGTTATTTCTTATGATAGAAGATATAAAAGATACTATGGCTCTTATGTTAATAGAGTTATTAAAGTTTTCCCATTAAATTGTAAAACAAAAAAAGATATAATAAAAACAATCATTCATGAATATTGTCATTTTCTCCAAATGCCTTCACTTCCTGATAATAGAATTTATTGTAAATTAGATGAAGAATGGGGATATGACTTAAATCCATTTGAGGTTCAAGCCAGAGAGTTTGAAAATAAGTATTATAAAAAATGTAAAAAATTCATAAAAGATAAATTAAATGAAGAAAAGTAAAAAAGCAATCTGGTTAGAAAATCCAGAGGAACATGATTTTCCGGCAGCATCAGACTACTTAGACCTACATTTTAATGAAGCAAAAGTAACTAAGATTGTTAAGTCTTTAAGGGAAGCAGATACAACTAAAAAGAAAGCAAAAGATGTTTTGCGAGCTTCTCGATTACCGATGTTACCTAAGGATAATATCCATGTTAAAAAGAATTTAAAGAAAGTAAAGAAAGGTGAAATGTTATCACCTGTGCTTTTAGTTAGAAGTGAAAATCGCTTAATTATAGCTGATGGGTATCACAGAGTATGTGCTATTTATTACCTATCAGAAGATTTAGAAATACCTTGTAGATTAGTATAATATGAATTATTGGATAAACTCAAATAGTGGTGATTATATAACTGAGAATAATGGTCAGTACCATCTTCATTTGCTTGCTCGTTGGGTAGGTGAAAGTGATGATTGTAGAAAATATTTACATCATGAGATAATTGAAATAACACAAGCTCAATTTTCATCTATGAAGGGATTTCTTCCAATTAAAGAAAAGAAACTATTTTCTCGTACATCTGGTATATCAAAGGCAGGTAAATATGCGCCTACATTATCAGATGGTACAAAAGGTAAATCAACCAGAGTTAAATTACCTTCTATACAAGAAGTAAGAGAACAAAGATTAAAAGAATTAGGATTGTAATGGATGTATTTTCTAAAATATTAACTGATAAGTGGAAAGAGGTAATTGAATCAATTAAAGTTGATGGTCACTCTCGTAAAGTAGAATCTGTTAATTTATTCAGAATGGATAAATATTACACTGGTTATCCAGAAATTGAGTTCTGTTACAAAGTTACATTTAATTTTGAAGATGGTATTTCTAATTCAATCTACGATCAAAATAATACAAACCCTTACATTGATAATGCTAAAGATAAATGGCGCAAAACATTAGAATATAGATTCGTTAATATGTTTTGGGATCCATCAGATGAAGTTATGCCAAGAGCCGGTTCTAACTCAGGTGAAACAAAGTTTGAGAATAGTAGAGTTGATTATATGACTAATCAAGGATATCGTTTTATTGTTCAGTTTTATCCAAAAGGATTTTTATCAGAAGTTCGTGAAGAAAAGTTAAAAGAATTAGGAATATGAAACTAAGACAGGATTATATAGAACGTCTAAAAAAATTAGAAGGTCTTAGTTTTAATAATTGGGTTGTTAGAGATAAAAGAATACATCATTTAGGTGATTTCAGTAGAGGTAATCTATATGAAGATGTAGTTCAAATAGATTTGAACGCACTTTTTCCATCTTTACTAATTGGTTTGTTTGATGCTGGTTTGATAGATGAAAAATGGAAAGAAGATATTGAAAGGGTTAGATGGTTTCTTAAAAACAAAAAAGATTTAAAATTATTATCTAGTGTTTCTGGTGATTCTGGTGAATATCAAAAATGGAAAGTTCATTGTAACTCACTTTATATGAAAATTCAATCACCTTATGTGGTTGAGTATATGAATCTATTTTATTCAGATTTGATTGATAAGTATACCGATAAGATAATTTATATAGATGTTGATTTGATTATTTTGAATTTTAAGAAGGTTGAATTTCAAACTAAAGAGTTGGTAGAAGAGTTAAGTAATTTTGAATATGATACTACGTTTATTAATTACTTTTACGCAGAAGAATTAAAAAGATATGCTAAACAAGATGAACATGGTGAAATATCTGTTCAAGGTTATACTGAATCAAAAAAAGAAAAATTACAAGCTCTAATAAAAACAGAAATTCGTAGAAGAAAATTAGATAATTTAGGAATATAATTTGGTTTTATAAAAAACACTTTGTATATTTGTGTTATAAAATAACCACTATATGAAAATATTAATATTCTTGGTAGTAGTTTATCTACTTTTTAAATTCCTCAAAAAGTTACTTTGGCTATTAATGATACTAGCCATTATATTTGTATTAGCAACAAAAGCTAAAGCACAAACATTAGACTCACTTAAAACAGAATATTCTGTTAACACAACTACTAATTATTCAGATTACAAACCAACTCAGTCAAAAGTTGATTTTTCTAATTATAAATCAAATCAACCAAAGAGTGAGTATTCAGAATATAAGGCTTATTCTAATACAAGAATTTATAACTCACAAAGTTACAAAGTTAAACTTAACCCAATTGAAGAGTATAATATGCGCCAAAAAAATACAAAAAAGTTAGGTGCTGTTATAACAGGTTGTGCTATAATCTTTATTGTCGACTTCTTAAAAAACAATCACAAATTATAATATGAAAAATTTACTATTTATCCTATCTTTAATTTTACTAGCATCTTGTGGCTCTAGTAAAAAAGTTTTATTCACAGACACCGTTAGAAAAACATATAATCTGGATTCCAACACACTGGGTAATGTTCAGTTTTGGGTTTCAGAAACAATTTTCCTTGAAAGGTCATCCGACGATCAAGATGCTTCTTTTACATCCAACGGTGAAATCATTTTATCAGATATAAATAACTATGATAAAATTGTTATTAAAAAAGGCACACCTTGTTTATTTGAAGGTCAGGCCGCAGATGGTGTTTATTTATTTCGATTTGAGGATGGTGCTAATAAGGTTTTACCATTTGGTGTAAGTAGCGATGATACATATACACTTTTGGCTAAGAATTGGAATAGAGGTATCGGTGTGATTAAGTATGGTGGAAAGACTTATACAACAACAGATGGTAATGTGCAACTTAAAGTAATAATTAAACATATTAGAAAAGGCACATCAAGTCAGAAAGATGTTTTAGGTAAAAAGATAAGAAATAAAAGATAAAAAGAAACCTCAGAGAAATCTGAGGTTTTTTATTTTAAAAAGGAGCATTATCATCGAAGATATCAAGGTCGTCTTCGATTTCCTCGTATTTCTTTTTCAATTCTTTTTCTTGCTCTTTGTTATTTAATAGTCGGTATGTAGATCCGTTATAAACTATGTAGTTATTTGGGTCTCCACCACCTCGACTCCAAACTTCGGTTACATCATTTTTTTTAGTAATGATTCTACCTTCCATAATTTTAATGGTTCCTAAGTTTTCACTCATAAGATAAAATTAATTTTGATTATATATTGATTTTTATTTTCAAAATATTAATTTTAATATATATTATATGAAATACTTAAAAAAATTCAATGAGAGTTTAGCTGAGAAGTGTCTTGAAATGGATAAGATACTTAAAGATATATTTGCTGAATTAATAGATGATACTACAATTCAAGTTGAATTTTCTTTGGATTCAAATGATATTGAATATCAAGTTACAATAAAACCTTGGACTAAAGAACAACCACTGGGTTCTAAAATGACACCCGAACAAATGGTTGAAAGATATGAAAAGTATCTTGAATTGGTTAAAGATATTAGTGTTTGCTACAAAAGAGCATGTGATGAATTAAAAATTGAAGGTAAATTAATGGTCTCTGTGGATAATAGGATTCATATATCTTTTAGAATACCAGGTGCTGAAAAAACTGAATATCCTTTTTAATGAAATACTTAAAGAAATATAAACTATTTGAATCTTTAGAACAAGACGTTGAGGACATATTCCTTGAGTTAAAGGACGATGGATATGATGTTGATGTGGATATTAGACCACAGGGTCTAGAAATGGTTTCTATTGATGTTTCTCGTGATAAATTATTTAATTGGTCAGATGTTAAAGATTACTTTGAAAGATCTTTAGATGTTATTAGTGATAACTGGAGATTAGGTAAAATAGTTCTTAACTATTATCCACAAAAGAGTCGTCACCATATGTCTCAAAACTTTTCAGGTTCGGGTTGGAATTACTTTAGACAATTTGTTAGTGATTCTGAGTTTGTTCAAAATAATATGATATATGAAATAGCTTTTATCTTTGATAAAAATGAACTCAAATGGATTGAAAAGAATGATAAGTTAAAAAGAAAATTTGAATTCAAAGATTTTAACGAGGCTTTAGCTTTTATTAATAGACTTGCTACTATCTGTGAATCGATGAATCATCATCCAGAAATTAATTGGGTATATAACAAAATAGAACTTACTTTATCAACACATGATGCTGGTGATAAAATCACAGAGTTAGACTATCAATTGGCGAATAAAATAGATGAGATACTTAAAAACATATAACGAATCTTTAGAGAAAAGAATAACTTGTGGTATCTATCTATTTGATGCTAATAATTTGTTATTGATACAACATCCAACAGGATTTAGATCTACCGTTTGGGGAGTTCCTAAAGGTAGAGCAGATAAAGGTGAAACTAACCAATTTGAAGTAGCAAAAAGAGAGTTATTTGAAGAAACAGGTATTGTATTGGATGAGTTAACGATCGTCCACCAGGGAGATTTTAATGAGCTTAAATACAAAGATTCTAACAAATATCTGAAAGGATTTTTTGTTAAAGTTGAAGAAGATCTTTCTGGTTTTAATTTACATTGTGATTCAATGGTTATCAGAAATGGTAAGCCAGTCTTTCCAGAAGTTGATGAGTGGAAATGGGTTACATTAGAAGAAGCAAAACAAATATTCTCATCTGATAGAATGTCTGATTTTCAAATGGATAATTTAAATAGATGTGAGGAATTACTTACTATAAATGAATCGGTTGATACTTTAGTTTCAAGAGATTCTACATCAAGAACCAAAAAAATAAGTGAAGAAGAATTCTTAAAAATATTAAAAGAGAATTGTAAAAACTTTTCTTTTATGAATGACCAACTCTGGCGAAAATCAGGTAGAGATTTTGGTCAATTAGGTTTATTCTTAGAAAAGGAAAGAAAAGGAACTATTGGAAAGTACAATTATAAAACATTTTTTGATTTAAGAAAAGATTATCCAGTTCCAAGATATAAAAGTTTAATTGGCTCTACTACAAAAGAAGGAGCCAACTACTTTGGTTCTGGCTCTGATAATTATTTAGTAATACCATTTGATAATTCACAAATTGTATTTGCTGGCTCACCTGACTTAGCACTTTGGTCAAAGATAGATCAAGAGTTTACAGATGATTTATTTATTATGACCAAGTATTCAAAGGGTTTTGAAGTACCTAAGGAACTTGAAGTAATTAGAGATACTTCTAAATTAGGTAGGTTTAATAAAGCAAAGCAATTTGGATTTGAATTCTTTACAACAAGCCCTTGTTTATTACTACACGAATCAAAAATTAATTGGTTGAGAAATAATATATAATCAATGAAATATTTAATAACATATAAATTATTTGAGTTTGTTGAAACATCACAAAACACACCTACTCTTTACAAAGATGATAATCTTGAAGTTAAGGTGTCTAAGACATTTGATTCTGTTAAGCAACAAAACAAAGATACTAACTGGTGTTCAACTAACCCTGGTCGTTTCTATGGTCATAATAAAACTGCTAATATGTACCGTATTAATTTCAAAGATGGTTACAAACTAAGATTAACTTGGGATTATATTCCTCAAGAAGCATCTGAATTAGGTTCTTATTCTGGTGGAACACACTGGGGTCAAGGTGGTGTGGTAGATGGTGAAAAATTATATTATGATGTTTTTAGACCAAGAAACAACGATGATCCATTCTACATAGATTGGCAATCAGAAGAGAAAAGAGAAATTGTAGATAGAATTAAATCTATTCCAGATGAAGCTAAATTAGCAATGATGGAATATCAAGAAAAAATGACTAAAGAAAAGTCAGAACTAATCACAAGAGCTTTCAAAGAAATAGAATTAATTAAAGTTATAAATGTTGAGCCATCGGATTCTGATTTTTATAAATACTTAATTACCGTTACATACAGAGGCAAAAAATATGAAGTTAAATTATCTGGTAATTTCTTTAGTGCTAAAGAATTAGGTAGAGATATTAAGAATAAATACGCACTTGTTGGTAATGCTTTACCTAAATATTTATTAGATAAAACAAAAGAGTTTCTTAAAAAAAGAAAATAGATTAAAATATTAACCCTCTTAAATGAGGTTTTTTATTTTAAATACTTATATTTGCCCATGTGAATACACATAAAAAATTATTGAGTATGGGGTTCAAAAAATGTGAGCCACATAGAAAGCACTCTGATAAGTGGAATGAACCATATAAAATGGTTCCGGATACACATGAAACAAAGTATCAAACCGTTAATAGAAAAAGTGTGCTTGTCGAGGTTAAAAAAACCCACCCTAAGTGGAGGATGTTTTATAAATTGAAATTTAATGATCTTATTAACATTTGGGTTGATGTAAATAATGGTCAAATACTAACTATTTATTTAGAAGGAAATATAGTCAAAGATGGTGTAGAAGAAATATACGAGTCCTATAAACACGGCTCTATTATTTTAGATAGTAAAAAAGATATTATAAGATTATTTCCTAAAGCAATTCAACGAGACTTTATAATAAATGATTTGTTTAATTAAATAAATTATCTTAACTTTATATAAAATTTATTAAATGAAAAGAATTTTTATTGCTCTTACTATTGTAGCAATCACTGCACTTAGTTGCTCTCCGAAATTTGGTAAGATACCATCAAAGTATAAATTCAGCAAATGGATGGTTGTTGAAAAATATGAAGTAGACACCGAATGTGTTTACTACTGGAATCGTGGTATGAATGTCTTTAACGCACCTTGCGATTTATACAACGTAGGAGACACTATCAAACATCAATAATTAATTAAGAGGTTTAATATAGTTATTAAAGCTATCTTTTAAGCCTCTTAATTCAAATCCCATTGATCTATAAAGATTGTTAGCAATCGTATTGTCGATTTCAGTGTTTAACTCAATCGACTCACACATTCTTTGCTTACATCTAGCGATAGCATTTTCAACTAATCTCTTACCATAGCCGTGACCACGGTGATTATTAAGTACTTCTACCGAATAAATAGAAGCTTTATTTTCATTATAGATTAAAAGTAAACTACCTACTTGTTGTTCGCCTTTAGTAATGAATAGTAATTCGGTATTAAGTGGTTGTACACCAACATTTACTTGTTCATTGATCATTTCGGTTAGTTTTTTCATAAAAAATATTTAATTTGATTGTATATATTAATTAAATTAATCTTATATTTGTATATAAAATCTATTGTATATGGAAAAGCAATTATCCTTAGAATCTGAAATATCAAAATTAATTAAATTTGATAATGGTTGTCACACTCACTTCGAGTATAATAAAAACGAAGATGAAACACTTAAATCAATTTCAGTGATTACATATAATCCTATGAAAAAAGAAGAGTTTTTGTTAGTTGATATTACTTGTAGTGATGTCTTAGATGGTCTAACAGAAGCTTTAAATTGGGTTAGATATCACACACAAACAGAAACATCTTACACCATCAATTGGTCAAAGATAGGTGAGGGTAAAACTTATAAATCTTACTTCCATGCTAAGAATATGAAAGTGGCTTTAGAAAAGTTTTATCACGGTAAAAAAGAACACGAATATAGTATATTCGAGATAAAACAAAACCCTATCTCTTAACTTACCTTTTTGAATACTAACTTACAAGTTAAGTTATGTGATAGTTGTCTTATAAAATTATAAGTAGCCTTCTCTTTGTGCAAAAGAGGGGCTTTTTTTATTATCTCAAAATTCAAATTTTCATCCATATAAATTAAACCAGCATATTCTGGAACTTCTTCCGCTGTTACTAATCCAGTTGGTACAACAAAGTTAAAGTAATTACATGTTAGGTATAAAGTATCTTTAACCATTTGATTATTTTCTTTAATCATTCTGGTTTTAGTTCCCTTTCTTTCAAGCATTAATTTATGCTTGTCTTTATTGAAATCAGCTCTAAAATCAGAACGAGAAATTTTAATTTCATACTCATAAATATAATCTGACTTACTGATGGATATTACATCACATTCAGCTAAACCATAGCCAGTAAATCTTGTTGTAATCGGTGAGTGTTGTTTTTCATACAGATACATAGAAAGTGCAGCTTCTATGTTTTTTGATTCAGAGTTATTTCTTTTAATCTTTTTAATACTTGATTTTCTTGACATAAGTTATATATTCATACTATGTCAGTCTTATAATCCAAATCTTGATTTTACAGCATTAAAGTTTTGCAATACATCAGTGGCTGATAATACAGAGCTATACCAACGGAATATAGCAATATTACCAACGTGTTGTATGTCTTCACTTCTACCTATAGAAAATTCAGTACCAGCTGCTATATTACTAGTATTTGCTGAGGTTGGACTGCTTAGAACCCCGTCGATATAAATTCTGGTTCCTGTTGTACTTGAATATGTTAATACAACTTGATGCCAAGATGTATTTTGCGGAATTGCACCAGCGTTTAGATCTATAACACCGTATTTTGTAGTTTTCCAAGAGGTGCCAGTTCCACTATAATATCCAAATACAAAACCCGAACTACTAATACCCGTACGCAAAATTGCCGGATGGTTGTTAGTACTTTGATACCAAGCTTCAACAGAGATATTATTAGTTACTGAAGCTAAACCACTAGCTGATGAGTACATATTTACATATGCTGCAGCACCACCATTAAATGTCAATGCACCTCCATTACTTGATGTGAATCCTACACCAGTTCCTAATGTGCCTTTATAACCATTAACAAGACTTGACCATGTTAGTCCACTACCTGGATATGATGATAAATCACCAGCGTCTAAATTCATTACCAACCCTGAAGTGACTATTGATGCAATTGCATATGATGTATAATAACCATTTGTGTTTAACCAATTGACTGCTATGGATGCTGATGCAAATCCTTGACCAGTGATGCTATTAGCAAGTGATATAAATTCAGCATCTGTTTTAGTTGATGTTCTTCTGAAACCAACGGCATTACTAATAGTAACTCCATTTGACTTTCTTTTACCTGAAGTATCTGGATAAGCGATAACATACCCTGATGTTTCGTCTGGGCCATACCACCATTGAACAGCACCACCTCCCTTTAAGTCATTAGAAATTGCTAGGTTTCCTGACTGACTAGCACCCGAAACGGTAGCACCCGTGTTATAAGCATATAATCTTGAACTCATATAAAATTATATATTAAATTTTGCAAATTAAAATAAATTACTTATCTTTGTAATACTAATCACTACAACAATAAAATAATTTATATATGAGAACAATTGGTAGTAAAATTTTAAGAAACAAAAGTACGATACTTATGGTACTAGTTATGGCGACTTTTGTCGCGTTGGTAATTTACAACATATTAACACACGGCATATCAAAGTATTAAAAAAACCCACCTTATGGTGGGTTTTCAGTTATTTAGATAAAGACTTAATAACAATATCATTTTGTTTAGCTCTCTTTAAATCTTTTAAAAAACTTTTTCTAGATTTACCTTTTTTACCTTTTTTACTTGCTCTTGCCATTTCGTAGTGATTATTTTTCTTATATATTATTTTGAGAAATTAATTGTTATTCCAGTAAAAGAATAATGAACTTTTTTTCTAAGTGATTCTATCCATTCTTTAGGGTTAATTAAATTATCACCATCTATTAAAATACTTGATAATTTCCAATTATTTGATTCAAAGTAATAAATTAATCTATCAATTACTTCATTAATCTCACCCCAACTTAAAACATCATAATAATCATTTTCATCACTTACAAGTCTTTCCATTCCAATGGATATAAACTCAGGATGAATATTACTATTAATAACGTAAGGTGGATTATAATAACATTTGGTTGTTATACCATCATCATTTAATTCTAAACAGATATCTTTAGCATCTTGTACTAAATCACCAATAGATGTGAATGATTCAAATAGTTTTAAGTATCTCATTAAAAGTATATATTAAAATAAATATATAATCCTATGAAATATCTAAAGTTGTTTGAGTCATTTAATATAGATGAATTGGAAAATGAGGTAAGAGACATCCTTGTTGAAGTAGAAGATAATGGTCTTCAAGTCGAAACTTCTAGATTAAGAAAAGATGTTGAAGGTAAAAAACATTCAGATATTTATTTAGAAATCCGTATTCAGAGACCCTGGGGATCTCCTGACAGAGTTATACCAAATGTTCCAGCTCCTCCTGGTGGTAAATATCCTGGTAGTTTATTTTTATGGAAAGAAGTTAAAGATGCCATCATTAGATTAAATGATTGGTATTATGATTACTCTGGTAATGAATTAACACCAGGTATTAGTGGTAAAACCGCTCAAGAACTTGCTAAAATAGGAATTAAATACAATACTAACTCACCTTTTAGAATGTTTAATAGTGGTATTGAGTTTGGTATAGGTTGGTATAAACCAGATGATTTTAATGGTATAGGTGATTATATTTCTTTTTCAAGTTTAAGAATTGAAATGAAACTATAACTTTGATTTCTCATATAATATCCATATATTTGTGATATGAGTGAGTTATATGGAAATAGCGAAAAGGATCCAGTTTATGGATATCTAAAAAATCCTAAAGAGCTTTTATTTATTGATATGGATGGCGTACTTGCTGACGCTGAAGCCGGTATGAAAGTTTGGTCTGATAAGTTAGGATTATCAGTTGATGATTTATTCAAAAAGAAGTTTTATCATACTCAAGGGTTTTATATTGATTTACCACCAGTTGAAGGTGCTATTGAAGCCTTTAAGAAGTTATCAGAAAAATATGAAGTTTATATTTTATCAGCACCTTGTTGGGAAAATGTTTCTTGTTATACAGATAAAAGAATATGGGTTGAAAAGTATTTAGGTGAAGTAGCTTATAAAAGATTGATTCTATCAAATGATAAAAGTTTATTTACAGGTAGAGCTTTAATTGATGATAGAAAGAAATATGGGGTAACAGAATTTAAAGGAGAACACATTCACTTTGCAACTGATAAGTTTCCAAATTGGAAATCAGTATTAGAATATTTATTATGAAACCGTTAAAAATTAGCTTTGATTTTGATTGTACTCTGGGTGAGGATATCATCCAGTGTAAAGCTAATTTATTGCTTAAATCGGCTGAAGCTTGTAATGTTTTTATCATCACGGCTCGTTGTTCGGATCAAAAAAACCCAGATGTTTATTCGGTTGCTAAGAGGTTAAATATACCAGAAGAAAATATTTACTTCACTGAAGGTGCTTGGAAATGGAGTAAGATAAAAGAATTAGAAATTGATATTCACTATGATGATGTTCCGGAAGAATGTGAATTGATTATACAAAATACTAATTGTACTGCACTTTTAATTTGGGATTTATATTGTAAGGAATCAATTAAACACGATTCATTTGGACAAGGTATATACTAATACTAATCTTTATTACTTATTACAATTCTAATATAATCAATAGGTGCTTTATAATCACCTATGATTGTAGCGTCTTTTTCGGTTAAGCCATCTTTTGTGCTTAAAAAATCAACACATTGTGATTGGTGTATAGTTTCTATTTCAATATCATAATCTTTACTGAGGTATGAAATTAAATGTTGTAAAGCCAGTACAAAATCTTGATTTGGTATATAAGGTATTGAATCATTATTAGCATCAAATTTCTCAATATAGATTTTAGTTATTTCATCAACTCCACCTTTGTTATATTCAATTCTAAATCCAACATCTTCTATCTCACGAAAGATATCTTCGATGTTATCTAGTATTTCTTTATAGGATTCAAATAGCTTATATTTCTTTAGGTACTTCATTAGGTATAAATTCTAATTTTACTTTTGATATTAATCCAGTTTGTTCTTCTAACTCATCAATTGTATCAAAGTTTTCCCAATCAACGGTATATCTAACTGATGGTAAAGTTTTGAAACCTTCAGATAACATAAAATCTTCTATTCTTCTACATGTCTCTATAAACCATTCTGGAAATTCACCAAACCCACTTCTATTATCATCTTGTTTAATTATTATTCTATCAATATTTATTTCAAGATAAAAAGGTATTGTTAAACTACTAAGATGTCCTCTACTTTTAAGTGATATAATATTTAATTGAATATCATCTTTTGGTTCTATTTCACATCTACAATTATTATCTTCAAACTCTTGACAGATATCTTTAATCGTAGAAACAATTTCTCTAAATTCTACAAATCTGGCTTCAAATAATTTATATGATTTTAAGTATCTCATAATGTGTAGTGAATAATTATATTTGTTATTCTTTCATCGGTTAATTTATCTATTCCTCTTGGAGATGGAAAGTTTATATTATTTTTCCTATCTTCATCCGATATATAATTAAGTGGTTTCCTATCTTGTTCACCAACTAAAAGTACATCACATCTCATAAATCTTCCTAAACCAAGATATGACTTTATTCTCATAAGAGTATCTTCTACTTCACTTAGTAAGAATCCATCATAATCCATATGATCATCAAGTGATATAATCACCACCCATTCTTTCTCTTCTTTGCCAGTGGTGAAAGCGGATCTAGAATATTTTACATTTTGTCTAATATCAACTCTAAATTTACCATAATCTGTTAATTCATAACATATTTCTTCAATATCTTTTTTAACCGTATCTGATTCTACTGACTCTTTAACACTTTTTACTTTTGTATAAACAATCTTTACAAATTCAGCAGTTATCCAAAATGTAGGATTCTTAACTTTATCATATTGAAGAGGACCATTTGGGTAAGATATAATTTGTTGACTCCTTGGTAATAAGTGAGTACCTGACCAATCTTCTTTCTTTTCAACAATACCTAAATTGAAGTTCAATATACCCCAGTTATTTTCTTTCATATAAGAAAGAAGTGAATCTATATCATCTTTATACTCATTAATATCAAATGCTTTTTCTTTTGATGTCATTACATTAATTGCAATACTATCACCTTTACTAGTATAATCGCAACTAACTTTCATACCCATATCAGAAAAAGGAAGTAATATATCTTTTACATCTTCAATGAGATTGTAATCTAAATCTTCTGGATTAACAGATTCATTAATATCTTTAAGATCTAAATCAAAGTAAATATAAATCTGCATAGAAGATTTGCCTTCATTAAAAAATCTAACTTTTGTTTGATATCCCTTTCCAGATAGGTAATCTTTAATTCTTTCAATTACGTCTTCTGTGTGTTCAATCATAGGAACCGGTGTTTTAGATGTTGATCTAATCCAAACATAAGGATGGCTGAAATGTGACATACCTTCAGGACCTTTGGTCCAACCAGATATATGTGAGCGGAATCCTAAATCCGTAATCTCTAAAAGAATATCATTTAAATCTCTTTCCAACTCAGCTCTAATAGCACTATCGTGTTTTTTCCAATCAGCATTATATGAAAGTGATTCAAACATCTTATATGATTTTAAGTATTTCATTAGAGTATATATTATTTTGACATTCTGGAAACTTATTTGTATATTTGTCATTATATGGTATACATACAATCCGATAACGAAAGAAAACTACCACATCACTTTGATTGTGCTTGTGGTCTTTATGGTGCATTAGATAATGCACAAGATATTCGTTTAACAACATTTGATGAGGTTCAATCTGGTAAGTTTAATCAATTGATTAAGTCAAATGTTTTTATTGGTTCAGTTGAATTTATGAAAGAAGTTTTTTCTAAAGTAGGAAAGACTGATGTTAGAGTTCCACAAAATTCAAATCGTGAATGTAAAGTAATGACTTTAGGTGAAGCTAAGAGTATTGGTGATGTATTCATTAAACCTTTTGATATTAAATTATTCACAGGTTTTGTTCTTGATAAAATGATACATACTTCAATATCTAATATACCAGATGATACAATGGTGATGGTGTATGATGTATTTCCGAGTCCAATTAAAAGTGAGTGGCGTTGTTATATACATCGTGATAAAGTTGTTGATATTCACAATTACTCAGGTGATTTTTTCACAGCACCAAGTAAAGAATATTTAGAATCTGTTATCAATTCTAATAAGTCTAAATTTCCAATTGCTTATACAATTGATATTGGTGTGTTAGAAAATGGTGATAATGTAGTTGTTGAGTATAATGATATGTGGGCTATTGGTAATTATGGTATTAACAATTATGACTACTTTAAGTTATTAAGAGAAAGATATTTTGAAATTGTAAAATAAGGAGGTAAAAATGAATAATTTTATATTCACAGATATAGATGGTGTTTTAAACACAATTAATAGAAATCAATGGAATAAAACTTCTGTTGATTTGTATAATAAGCTGTGCTTAGAATTTGATTTAAAGCCGGTTATTACATCAACTTGGCGGACAAATCATACAAAACAACAACTACAAAAGATATTTACAGAACAAGGTATAGTTGTACCTATTTTTGATTTCACGCCAATTTTTCCAGATGAAGGTAGAGGCGCCGAGATAGAAAGCTGGTTATTTAGCAACTCTTATAATAAATTTATTATAATAGATGATAATGTAAGAGATATACAATCTTTTGGTTTACCCAATATTGTAAGATGTAGAGGCTGGATTGGCTTTTCAGAAGAAGAGTATATTGAAGCAAAAAGAATATTGAGCAAATGATAGTTATTTGTGTTAAGAAGTTAAATGTTGTTGGTGGTACCGTTAGTAATCTTACTATTGGTAAGCAATATAGTATTTCTGTATTACCTACACCGGTACCAGAAGGAGATGAGATGGATGAAAATCCAAAATTTAAAAGATGTATAGTTTGGGGTGATGATATTAATAGCGAATATATTTACCCATTAGAAGCATTTGTTTCACTACAGGAGTGGAGAGAAAAAAGATTAGAAGATTTATTATAAAAATTTTAATATATAAAAATAAAAATCCTATGAAAAAGTTAATTTTCCTATTGTCAATGATTTTATTGTTAAGTTTACAATCTTGTATGATTGAGCCTTACGCATATAATTATCACCGTCCAGTCTATGGGTACAGACCAATGCCTCTTTATAGACCAATGCCTCATTATGGATATTATGGTCGCCCAGGATACGCTCGTCCAGGTGGCGGATATCATGGTGGTTATGGTGGTCATAGGCACTAATTACCTATTTGGATTTACCAAGTAGATAAAAAATTTAAATAATATATGAAAGTTAAGCTATTAATAGTTGTTATGTTAGCTGTTTTATCTTTATTTTACTATAGCTTGTATAAATATAGTGTTAAAAAATCAATTGAAACAGATAGAGCAGATTCAATAGAAGCAGCAATAAATCATCCAGATTCTACTTTAGTAGACTCATTAAAGATTTATCATTATAAAATAAATTAAATGCAAGAGTAAATGATATTAAGTAGTATGTACAATAATAAGATCTTTGGTTCTATCTTGCGTGTTAGTAATATATAAACCATTCACATTCCATGAAGCATCAGCTGTGCCTATTTTACCAACAACTTTCATAGGAATTCCTGAAAGATTACATTCAATAGATGTTATTGTGTAGCTTCCACCACCTCTTAATGTAGCACTTTGTAAATTAGTTTGTAATTCTGTTATAGTCATTTTTACTTTTTATTTTTATATATTATTTTTATACCTATACAATTGGAAAAAATCAATATATTTTATATCTTTGCTTGTATGAATGTAAGAGTTATTAAAGAATACCACGGACTTTGGGAAGGTTCTGTAATACAAGATTGTGAAGAAAAAGAGAACACCTACAAAGGCGTACACTCTTCTGTTTATGGCACTTATGTAATTGAAGTACCAAAAAACCATTGTGAAGAAATTATACCTGTTGATGAATTAAGAGATAGAAAAATTAATAAAATATTAAACTAATGGACATACTAAATCCAGATTACGGATATCAGATATTGACTCGTTTTTCTAAAGTAACTAAATATGATTATACTGATAAACCCAAAAAGGATAATCCGCTTGGTAATGAAGGTATATCACTTATTATATGGGATGGTAAATATTCCTCTAAAATTACTTATAAGAAAAATAATACACACTTCTTAATTGAAGATGATTACTACCAATATATTAATATTCATATATCAAACGACAATATAACAAAAGCTCATTATGAATATTTTTCAGATGCGATTGAGTATTTAAAATCACATGAGCAAAATTTAAAAGATATTAGAAGTGGATTTGGAGCTAGACTTCCAATTGGCTATACTAGGCAAGAAAAGTTAAACGAAATTATACAATGAAAATATTAATCTTAGGGAATGCACGTCATGGTAAAGACACTTTGGCTGAATTGTTCCAAGAACATTTTGGCTTAACCTTTATGTCTTCTTCACAAGCATCAGTTGATTTCTTTTTATATGATCAGTTAAAAGACAAGTATGGTTATAAAACACCAGACGAATGCTTTAACGATCGTGTTAATCATCGCGATGAATGGTACTTAGCCATTTGTGATTATAATAAAGATAATCGTGCTAGATTGGCTCAAGATATTTTAAGCCGTACTGATTGTTATGTTGGTATGAGAGATAAAATGGAGTTTGATGAATGTGTTAAACAGGGGTTATTTGATTTAATTATCTGGGTAGATGCTTCTGATAGACTACCTTCGGAACCAACTACATCATTTAATATAAACAAATCAGATGCTGATATTGTTATTGAGAATAATGGTACTTATCAAGAGTTTGTAGAAAAGGCTAAAAGAATTGGAAAGTTATTATTTTAACCATAAAAGAATGTTAGTAATAAAACTCCAGCGTTCGCTGTAAAACTAGCCACAAAACTAACACCTGTACCAACACCTGGTGATGCACCAGCGGGTGTACTAAAAGGGTATGCGGCACCACCACTAGTTATTGATAGATAAACATAAGACAACCCACTGGAATTAGTCCAATTTGCAGGACCTAAATAAATTAGGTTATTTTGTATAGAGGAATATGATACGGCGGTTTGGTTTTGGTTTTGATATTGACTCACATAGTTATTTGAAAAAAAGTAATTATTCAACCCAGAATCTATACTAAATATATGTTGATTACCAGCACCAACAGGTAATCCAGTTTCACGACCAGAAGTATAAAAACCAGTTGAGTCATAACCACCATAAATATCACGACAATAGCTATGATCCATAGCTAAAAAGTCTGTATGATGTGAAGTAGTAGGATAAGCATAACAATTAGTACTACCAGATCTTACTGCTGTATACCAACTATTTTTGCACGATATTCTTGCTAGTACTTGTGTTGTGGTGTGTATTCCATCACCACCAATAACCATTGAAAATGGAGCAATTGCAACAACTCTTTTAAGCACAGGTAGACTTAAACCACTAAGTGAATTTCTCTCTGAAATAGCCCCTATTATATTACCCCCACCGTCAACACTAATCGCCCAACCATATATATAACCATGAGTTGTTTGATCATCTCCAAAATAGAAAGTGTCATTATGTGGACCATTAATACCCTCAATATAATCATTACAATCACAATCAAATAAATTACAATGAGAAGCTAATGTACTATTTATCTGATTAGTGCTACTACTAACTGCTGTCCAAATAAGCGAACTGTGATTATCACCCCAGCAAATTACATCTAGTGCGTATGAGTAACTAACAGCATCAGCATCAGCATTGTTAATTATACTACCATTTAGGTCGATTTCGTAAATCTGAGGATGACCACCAGCATTAGGACCCCAAATCAATAAACAACCATTCATACTATTTGGTAAGAAAAAAATATCATGTTTTCCTTGGTATTGAAACTCATCATAAAAAGGCAAATTTAAATTAGTTAATGAGTACAAAGAATTACCTGTATAATCAAAACCAAATAGCTCGTAGTATAATTGACCACTACCATCCCAAGCAAAATAAGCTATTAATGATAAACTTGATGGATATGAGTAACCAGGGACACTATTACTATTAAAAGTTGGATGTGTAAATAATCTAGTGTTTGCACAATCAGCAGTAAAAGGACAACCGGTAATAATAGTGGATATCCAGTCTATATGACCACTCGAACCATTAATATTGTAAACATTGATTATATTCTGACCACTCATATTTGGATCACTACCAGTTTCAACCCAAGAACCATCTCTTAAATCACCAAAAAGATTACTACTATAAAAATCACCTAAAGCGGATGGTCTAGATGTTTGGTCCCACGGTTGTTGAAAAAAACTATCAGCTACTGGAACCGGCTTTCCAACATTTGTAAATTGTAAATAAGAAGCACTATGTGTATGACCAGCTGAGTTATATTGGAAGTTATTATTGTAATAATTTGGTCCAGCTATCATATTATAGTTTGGACTATTTGATGCAGCATCAGCATAAAAAGTTTTTGTAACTTGATAAGCTAAATTACCCGTACCACCCATCTTAATACTACTTAAACTAATTTTAGTGGTATCACCCCATGCTTGGTTTATAGCATAAGCTCGTTGGTAGAAATCAAATGTAGGTGTAGGCATTAATAATAATTATTTTTAATCATGTGTATATATTTAATATCTTTTACTATCTTTGTATATAAAATAAAATATGAGAATAGCACAAATAATAGCACAAATAAATACTAATCTTGAGACGGTTAAACAACTACAAAATCAATCATCTGAGTTGTTAAAAGCTAATGCTCGATTAGAGGAAATAAAAGAAAGTAAACAAAGAGCAATGCTTATGGATTACATTGAGATTGGTAGTACTTATACTTTTAATGGATATGCTTATCTAACTGGTGTACAAACAGGTTCTAAAGAATTTAATAGACCTAATTTTATTAGTGGTGATATTATTGAGTTTGTAAAAAAGAACCAAAAATCTATTGTAGTTAAGTGTATTAAAAAGAATACTAGTAAGTGGGATTCTTTATCAAGGGTAACTACCTATACAGAAACATTTCCTAATACAATATTTAGAGTTGATGCTGATTCTTTATATCATCACTTAATGTCTCGTCCTGAATTCAGATCAGGATTTAATGCTTATATGAGTCGTAGAGAAGCTTTAGATGAGTTGGGTATTTAAATTAAAAGTAAATGACCACCAGCGTCTAAAAATGATAACCAACCACCTGACCAATCTTCAATTTCTTCTGTATCAGTCCAAAATATTTGATTAAAATCGTTATCTAGTAAATAACCCAATCTACCATTTAAAACAACATTATCACCTTTAATTGGTGTGTAATCTGTATCGTTTACTTTATTTAGATTTTCCATATATAATTAATTATTTAATAAAAACAGCATAGGTTTTAATAGTAGCACTAAGTGAGTTACCGCTTGTAGCAACATCAACCATACCATATATACTAGCATTATTATTATTTACCCAAGAACCAGAACCTTGAGCATTACCACTTCTACCTTGAGAATCTGGATAAGCCGTAGATGGTCCACAGACGGTCCACCATTGTCCAGTTGTTGCATAAACCCAATCACCAGGAGCATTTACATTTAGTGGACCAGTCATTTGAGTATGACCTTTAATAGCGGACCAAGTACCAGACATAGGTGTATTATTAGCAAATACAGCACTTCCTGATGAGAAGGTAGCTGTTAATTGTAAGTTACTTGGATTGGTATAAACTACTTTATTAGCAATTATAACATTAGAAAGTAAAGGTATTAAAGAAGCGGTAGCTGTTGAAGCCATCTTCATAACTTGAGTACATTGAGCAGTTCCATTATGATACCAAACTTGTCTAGCATCAATTGAAACTGATGCGGTGAATGATCCAGTACCACCCAACCATTGATTTGGATAAGGAGTACCAAGACCTAAACTAGCATTTGGATTATAAGTCATTAACATCCAACCACCACCTTGGTCAGTCATATTACAATATATCTGTCTAGCAGAAGCCATATTAGAAGTTTTAATATAATACCATCCACTTGTTGTTTGTCCTGAATTATAAATAGCTTGAGCACTTACAGCTGGATTACCTATTGTTCCTAATGTACTTGATGTTGAATAAGAAGTCCAATAACCATTATTATTCAACCAGTCGGCAGCAGTAGAAGCTGTAGCATAGTTTTGATTGAATATGTTATTAAACATAGTTAGAAAAGCTGAATCTGATTGAGTTGCTGTTCTCCAAAAGCCAACAGCATTGACACCTATAACAGCAGCGTGATTTCTTTCGGTTCTTACACCGGTGTTGGTATCAGTATGAGCAATTACATAACCTAAAGATTCATCTGGTCCAACCCACCAATTATAACCACTAATATAAGAGTTTGATATAGCTAAGTTTCCAGACTGACTTGCACCAGAAATAGGTGACCCTGAATTATATGCGAATAATCTTGTAGTTGGCATGTTTTATATATTAATCTTTCTTAAATTAATAAGTACTTTATTTATAAAATGGTAAATATATTTTATAATAATCATAGTATGATGGTATTAAAATAGCACCATTAAAATAAGATTGTAGTCTATACATAAAATCTGAATTGTTGTCTATTACAATATGTTTCCATCTTTCGCCAATTAAAGGTAATCTAATAGATATTCCTCTGTTTTGTGATACTTTTCTCTGTATCAATTTATAAGAATCTATCATAGCAGATGCTTTTAGAATATAACTTTCATCTAAATCATAATCAGATCTTAAACTATCTAAAATAAAATCTTTATCAATATCTGTAAATTGTTTCTTTCCAGGAATATCCCAAATAGTTCCTGAAATTAATCTTTGAATAGTTAAACCAACATAAACATATAAATCATGATTTAATTCTTGCGTGTACAAAACATATTTATTCTTTGTCTTATATTCATCTGTATAGTTATCATAGTCTGTAAAAAAGTAGATATTACTTTCAGGTAATAACTCATGAAACATTCCTCTACGGATAATATCTTCTTTTCTATAACCCCATCTATTTTCTGTGAAATATTTAGACCATGTAATAAACTCATTTGCGATAGCGGTAATCAAACCATCCGATGAATCGTCATTTAATTCATTAGTAACACTAAATATTTGGTTTATCTCTAATTCAGTATTGAAAGAAAAACCAAAGTTAAGATTACTAGTAGTGTACTTATTAACATCTTTCATATAGTTATGTAACCAATTAGAATAGTATCTAATTTTGTTAACCAACTCTGTTTTAGATATTGTTGATTCAAATATTTTATATGTTTTTAAGTATCTCATTTTTGTATTAGCATTTGATATATCTGTCTGTGATTACTTTCCCACTCACCATCACCTTTAAGATAACCTCTTGACTTAACATATTCTTTTATTCTTTCAATAGTTTCTCTAACTTCTGATGTGTAATCGGTATCACCTTTTAAAAATTTACCAGCAGTATGAACCCTTGTCCTTGCGGTTATTACACCAACATAAGTTGATATCTCAACACATATTTTAGGTGTTTTTTCTTGATATGCTAATGTCATTGGTGTATAACCAACTGAAGTGTGAAGACCAACGTCTGTTAATTCTAATAACATATCTTTGATATCAGCAATGACGGAATCACATTCTTGCACTACATCAGCACCATAACGAACATTCATCATTTCATCATGTGATGATTCAAATATTTTATATGTTTTCAAGTATCTCATACTTATAACTGAATTATTGTTTTCTTGTATGAATCCCATAATCTGAGTATATAATCATTAAATAAGTTATTAACTTCTTCTTCTTGTATTTGAAGCTTTTTACCAGTTACCTTTTCTATTTGTTCCTTATAACTTATTAAGTCACTCATGAATTTATCTTTATCATTAGTTGATATATTGTAAATAACTATATCTTTAACATCTTTTATTGAGTCTATATTGTTAGTCATAATATCACCACTACCATCTCTAAATGCCCAGAATTTATGTTCAGGATAATCTTCAACATCATCTCCAAATCTTTCATTAGAATATGATATAATACCCCATTCATCAAATAAATCATTTAGAACCATCATTAAATCATGATAAGCATCTTTACTAGATTCAAATATTTTATATGTTTTTAAGTATTTCATATTCCTCTAACATCGTGTATTGATTGTGGTGGTGTATCTGCCAACTCAGATATGGCTTCAATCATATCAGCGTCTTTACACTCTTCTTTTTCAACTTCTACAAAAGCACCAGTCATTTTAACACCGGCTTCAAATCCTTCAATCCACTCATCAATTTTATCGTGGTAGTAATCACCATATTTTTCTAATTCGCCATTAACATAAAGAGCAGTAACACCGTCACCACCTCCAGTAAAATCAACTATAGTTAATCTATAAGATGATTTGTTTTCATTATATTTTTTTAGATGTTTCATATTTTATATATTAATTTTGTTATATCAAATACCTTTTTTATCTTTGTATCTAAATCATGATAATAAATTAAATTAAAAAATCTTAAAATGACAAGTACATTAAATTTAATCAACAAATTAATATCTAATGCGGATCCAGATGACTATGAATCCATTAGTTATAACAAATATTTCAGAGATCTAAGTAGTATCTCAGATAGTGTAATATCAGATGCTAATGCGGATAAAGATAGAAATTTAAAGATGTTAGCCGAAGTACAAAAACTACCTGATTCTGAAATCAAAGCAAGTCTTATTAAATTGTGCTTACAAGATGTAATTGAAATTTTATAAATAGATATGAATTACTTAGAGCTTATTAATGATAATAATAAAGAATCTTGTAAACAGATGTGGCAATTCTTTTTAGATAACTACCCTGATGCTAAAGGTTCATCACATAACCACCAGAATTGGAAAGGTGGCTATTTTGACCATATTAAAAATACTATGGAATATGCCACTATTTTATATGCTCAATTAAAACCACCTATTGATTTATCAGATGCTATCTTAGTGCTTTTTCTACACGATATAGAAAAGCCTATTAAATATTCTCAATCAGAATACCCTTGGTTCTTTTCAACCATGCCTAGAAATGATAATGATATAAGAGCCGAATTAATTAAACACTTCAATATCCAACTAAATAACGATCAAAAGTTAGCACTAAAGTATATTCACGGTGAAGGTGATGATTATAAAAAAGATGAAAGAGTTATGTCACCTTTAGCAGCATTTTGTCATTGCTGTGATGTAATAAGTGCTAGAATATTTTATAATAAATAAAACAAATATATCAATGGTAACAAAATCAGAAGTTTATAAAAGTCTAATCAGAATTCAAAAACAAAGTGGTCAAGGATTATCCGGAATTGTCAAAGTAAAATCAAGTGAATATGCCCAATATCTTGATGAACTTATCCAAGAAGGTTTGGTTAAAGATTGTCACACCGGTGGGTCAATCGGACACCCAGAGTCAAACATTTTTTATATGCCTACAAAAGGATATAATGTGTGGGAAGATGAAGGAACTGATGGTGATTATAATCGTCATAAAGGAAGGTACTTACATTTTGTTAGATTGTATTTAGGATTAGTGACTTTAGAAAATAAAGGTTTACTTGAGCCAGGTCTTCTTACTTATTTACAAAATCCAGAAGTTATGAAAGATTACTCTGAGTGGTTGACTCGTAACAATAAAGCTTTGAAAGAAATGTTAGCTTTAGATGATTTTTACCAAGAAAAAGATATTGTTTTAACACCTGATGAAATTGCTTGGGTTAAAGGTAGAGGTTGGTATGAAAAAAATCTTACAATTGCTAAGTGCTTAAAACAATCAATTGAGTATATTAGTAATGGTAGTGATGAAGAAATGATATCAATAAATAAGCGTTTAATTGAGTTATATAAACAATCCACACCTGGTAAGTATGATAAAGAATTAAAAGAAGCTCAAGAAGAAATTGAAAAAGCTGATATTCATATGTCTTATCGTAAAAGAGTAAATACTTGGTTACAAAGTCAAGATGAAAAATTAAATATTAAGTCTTTAATTTAAACAATCATATACATTATTATATAACTCATATGATACTATCACCTTCAGTTTTATCCGCAGATTTCGCTAATCTACAGCGAGATATTGAAATGCTTAATCAATCCGAATGCGATTGGTTACATATTGATATCATGGATGGTAGATTCGTACCGAACATATCTTTTGGCTTACCCGTACTTAAAGCCATTAAAAAATTAACCAATAAAACATTAGACACACATCTTATGATAGTTGAACCAGAGAAATGGATCAATGAATTCAGAGACGCAGGTGCTGATATTTTAACAATACATTCCGAATGCTCACCACATTTACATCGCACTATTGCTGCTATTAAGTCAGCTGGAATGAAAGCTGGTGTTGCTATTAATCCTCACACACCAATTAATACTTTAGAAGATATTATTTCAGCTGTTGATTTAGTTTTGATTATGTCGGTAAATCCTGGCTTTGGTGGTCAGAGTTTCATTACCAACACCTATAAAAAAGTAAAACAATTAAAATATTTAATAGAAATTAATAAGGTCAATCCTATTATTGAAATAGATGGTGGTGTTAATTTAAGTAATGCTAAATTGTTAATGGATACAGGTGCTGATGCACTTGTGGCTGGTAATTCTGTTTTTTCAACAGAAGACCCAATAAAAACAATAAGTATGTTTAAATCTTTATAAATTATTTTTTTATTGATAATAAATACTTTATCTTTGCTAAAAATATTATAATGAATACTTTAGAAAGGAAAGAAAAAAGATTAGCATTCCTACAAGAGTTATATATACGGGGTGTTGAATCTGTTTATAATCAGATGGATAGAGTCTGTGATGAAGTCACTTTGATTAAAATCCAAATGGAACTTGAACGAATAAAGTCAACAAGAGATTCTAAAATCGAAAAGGTATTAGACAATGGATCTAATTTATAAAATATATTCTGTTTGGTTGTATGATAATCAGTTATTACATGACTGGTTGTTCTTTTATAATCGTAAGACGGATTTTTTAGGTAGAATGAATTGGGAGGCACCTTACTTTATGTTTGGTGGTTCTAATGTTTCTGCTTCTTATCAGATTTATAATATGGATAAATCAGATCCTGATTTTCTTGAGCAATCAGTTCGTGTAATGAGGGCGGCAGCAAGTTCAGAAGATGTTCAGTTGATTAAGAATAAGGGTATTATTACCCTTGTTCCGTGTGGTGAAAGTCAGATATCTTATTCAGGTGCTACTTTACCTGGTGATGTAGTAGAGACAGAAGGTAAGTATAAAGGTCTTAAAAAGAATATTTATACTCCTTACAATGTTATGTTTAATGAAACCAAAGCTGGTTTCAATCCACATGAGTTTGATGTGATGGGTATTTGGAAGGCAGGTGATTCTCAATATACGTCTTATCGTATTTGGGAAGAAAAGGCAGAAAGAGAATTAGCAATTAGAGATTATAAATTAAATTCAATATTATGCTAAAGCGTAAGATACTTGGTTTGTAGAATTAATAAAATAAGTCAAATAAAAAGTATGGATAATACCACACAATCAGTAAGAGATATTAAAATTGATATAATTAGTGGTAAATACAAATGTATATCTGCTTACCAAATTCCTAATAAATTAGATGGGTGGCTCGTTTGTCCTAATTGTAATCTTAAACCTTTAGTTTGGGAATATAACAACGGCAGGTCAACCGCTTGTGGTTGTGGTAAAAATGAATACGACCATTTTTCTATTGTATCTGAATCTGTTATGTCGCATGTAAAAAGACACGGTGGTTCGGCTTTAGATTATGATTTTGATAAATTAAGAAAGAATTGGAATCACTGGGTTAAAACTGGTGAAGAATTAGAAACATATAAAGGATTAAGAGAACAAGGAAGATGGTAATATAAAATTGATTAAAACTATTTTAAGCTATCTATAACATCTTCACAATAACCATATTGAGTCGGTGTTAAAATAAGTTTTAATATACTTTTCATCTTATTAGCAAACTCTTCAATACTTATTTCACCTAATTTATAAGAGTTCAATAAAGCCTGAGCTTGATAGTTTCTACCTATCTTTTCTAAGATAGTTCTCATGACACTATCTCTGATAGCCATCTTTTTTAATTTATCTTCTTTATCTTTTTTAGCATCAGCTAAAGCTACTGGTATAAATGGTATCGTAACTAAGGCTAATACAGAAAGCATAGATGCCGCCATTGGTATAATATCAGAAGTAAATGACTCGTTGTATGATTTTAAGTGTTTCATATTATTGTACTTGTATAGTATCACCTACATTATAGGTTCTAGTAGTGTCTTTTAGTTTTATAAAGATTGGATAAAAAGAAAATTTTGACTTAGTATCTCTTTTGAAATAAACAACATTATAATTTTTTAACTTACCAATTCTAGTAGCTGTATAAACTTGTTCTTTTTTATCTTCAGTTTTATCACCATCTTTATCTTGTGATTTACCAGACATAGGCATTAATGTAGATAAAGCCACAGCACCTGTTGCTATCTTACTTTTCAACCCTTCATTTGTGAAACTTTCAAAACTTTTAATATTTTCCATAACATATATATTAATAACTCACTTTGATTTCTTAATCTTTTTAAATATAAAAACATCAATTAAAAACAAAAGCACTATAGTAGATACAAACCCTAAATAAATAAACATTAATTATATATCATAATTAATAAACATACTTTATCATAAGCTATATAAATGCAAAAAAACATCATGAAAAACATTTTATTTATATTTCTTACCTTTTTATCAGGATCGGTATTTGCACAAGTTGATACATCAAGATGGGTACCAGGTATTGGTTATCCAATTCAACATCATCAAAATTATTACATACCACTATTCTTATCATTTGTAGCCGTTGTTTTAGTTGTAGCCGTTATGTATAATTTTTCTAAGAGAAAGAAATTGATTGGGGTTTAATCCTTATATTATTAAATTAATTCCTTATTTTTGCAACATGGAGATAAAAAAAATAACATACAAAGAAGTATATCAGGAATTCTCTGAGATTAAACCTGACCTACTAGATGAATTTGCAACATACTATGGTTGTTTTATTAAAGAAGAATTAGTAGGTATTGTTTCGTATGTAGAACACCCATCTGTGATATACTTATGCCATGCTTTTGTTAAAAAAGAGCATCGCGAAAAAGGTATTTATAAACTTCTTTGGAACTATCGTGACTCTAAAATAAAAGATTCTGAGAAAACTATTTATGCACATTGTAATGTAGATAGTTTAAAATATTTTATTAATAATGGTTATTCAATTGAAAAAGCACTATTCAAAGTAGTAAAAAAATAATAAGAAAAAGAAATAATTATGCAAAAGACTTTAAAACAGATTAAAACGAATTACAAATTGATAAATTAATATGAAATATATGAAAACAATTATACAAAACTTTATTAATAGTGACCAAAAAGAACTAGCATTAGACTATGCTATCCCTGATACCGTACTAAATATACTCGAAGAATTTGGATATATTTTTGATGATGATATGAATACTAATGGATGGGATCATGACTTCTGGTTGAAAACTAATAACTCCGAAGATAAAACTATTGTGTTTACCGGATCATGGTACTATGGTAAATATAGGTTAATTAAAGAATAATTCTATGTGGATACCCTTTAATAATAAAGATTTAGATAACGGGATGATGAATTAAATGATTATGAAAGAAAATGATTTAGTAGTTAGGATATGGCCTAGTGGTAATATCACCATGGGTAAAGCATTTAAATCTAATCGTTTAATGTTTTATTCATTAGAAAATTATCATGACGAAGGTGGTGTAAGTAAGTATAATATATTTGGTTATATTGATACGTCTCAATACAAACATAGATTAGCCACTGAAAAAGAAATCTTTGTTTTCAATAAAAGAGGATTTTTAGGAATAACAGAATCAGAAATTATTGAAATATTTCGTGATGAAAAATTAAATCAATTACTATGAAATTAAAAGAATGCTTTATAGAAGATTTCACTACTTGGTTATTAAAAAGTAATAATCCAAAGGTAGGTCCTTATTTAGGTGAACAAAGATTTACCAACATGAGAATTGATGTTGAAAGTGAATCATTAAGAGAGATATTAGATATTCTTTTAAGAGAACCTGAGGCTGATTACTTTTGGTATACTTATAAAGAACACGGTGGTGGTTTAACTTATGCTTTACCACATCACGATGTTGTGCCATCTAATGCACTAAGAGTTAATAAAGAAAAGATTAAAGTATTTCTAAGAGATATTAAATTAAAAATGTTATTAAATTAGTTAGAAAACTTTAACTCAAAGCTTTCTATTCTTTCTTTACTTAAATCAAAATCTTGAATATCAAAGATATCTTCTTTTTGTTGAGGTATACCCCATCTATTTAATCTATCTACCTCATACATAATAGTCCATATAATATTTTGTCTATATGGTTTATATCTAGCTGATAATAACTTATGACCGGAAGCTTCCATAAAATGTATAATGTGATTTACTTCTTCTCTGATATCGGCTAATGTAAAAGTAAATCCGATACCACCAGTTAGATACATTATTACTTTGCTACCTTGATTTTGAAACACCATCTTAACTCCGATATCTTGAAGAGCAATACCAATATCTGCTAAGTAATCAGATACTTCTTTATCAAGGTATTCTTCATTAAATTTTTTTAAATATTTCATAAGGTATATATAAAAATACTGAAATATATTCCTTATATTTGCCATGTGAATAATGAAGAACTATTTGGATATATTAGAAACTTAAAAGATTCTCCTATCCAATTTAAACACCGAGAGATATTTGAAGGTGATGAATACAACAACGATCAAGGTGCTGAATACAAATTTGAAATCTTAGGTAATAAATATAGTGTAGGTTATATTTATAGAACTGAAGATGATGATGATTGGGCACAAGCAGAGTGTTATCAAATGAATTGGTGTCTGTGTAATGATGAACATATTAAAGCCGATGAGGTTCATAAACTAATCGAGAACTATAAATCTGTAGTAAGAGATAATAAATTAAAAACATTAGGTATATGAAATACATTAAGAATATGAAATTTGATTATGATATTCTATTTGAATTCCTACCAGAAGAAGATAAGAAATCTTTTATGATTTGGGATAATGTACTATTAAGAGAAAAGTATAATTCAATACCAGCTATAGTTGCTACTTACAGAGCACCATTTGAAGAAAGAATATTCATACCCTTATCTGAATATGAATCAAGACTTAAGCAAAAAGAACGAGATATTAAATTGAGTTCTATACTATGACAGCAGATACTATAAAAATAGGTAAACCATATAAGATTGATTCAGTTCAACAAAGCAATTTTGCTCAAAGATTAGTTGAAATGGGTTGTATTGAGGGAACTGAAATAACTAAACTATTTGTAGCACCTGGTGGTGATCCAATAGCCTTTCAAATTGATACTTATGTTTTATCTCTTAGAATTGAAGAAGCTAAAACTATTTTAGTAATGTTTGAAAAGAATTAATACATTGTATCTTTGTATTCCATTAACCAATCAATTAACTTATCAATACCGGCTGGATCATTAATAACAGCACCACCTTCATTAGTTTGAATAACAAGAGCATTGGTTCTACCATTTTTATTCTTAGTTACTGATAATTTAATAACTGAATTACTTATAGGTGATTTATAAGCATCATTGCCCATTACTCTTAAAGTATCTGGTTCTTCCTTATAAGTGTATTCCCACTCTTCGTTAAATCTTTTAATTCTCATATAGTATATATTAAATAATATTTTGTATATTTGCATTATGAATACCACAATTAAATCTAAATGGGTTTGTATTAATAGTAATTATGTTAATAAGCAATTATTAACAGAGGGAAAGGTATATGAATTCATCAAGGATGTCTCTATATGTCCATTTACTGATGTTGATTTAAGCATCACTTCTTTTATAGGTGATGATGGTCGATCATATCTTATTGACCTAAATAATGAGAATGATTTTATTACATTAGAAGAATACCGTCAAAAACAATTAGACAAGATACTATGATATTAACAAAATCGGATAACGATGTTATAGTTAAACACATATATGAGTTTAATAAATCAGTTGTTACTGGTGATAAAATGGCTATTGATGTTTATATAAAATCAATTGAATTTTTAGATAATGATGATGTTATTTTTAATTGTACTAGAATTAAAACTATCTTAGATGAATCTTGTGGAATCAATGAAGATAATGTGGGTAATAGTAAAAAGGAGATAGGTGAAGATATCTCGTGTAAACTATCAGAGTTTAGGGAAGTATATAAAAATATATTAAAATCAGCTATTAGAGAAATTAAAATAAATAAATTTTTATGAAAGTAATTGCTATTAATGATGCGCCTTTTCGTTCACCACATCATCATAATGGGGTTTATTATGAAAGAGCTTACTGTAAAGGTGATATCTTTGAAGTGTATGATAGATCAACTTGGGGTACTGAGGATCATCTTATTATATACCACGATAAATTAGAAACAACTATGGATGTTAACCCTGATAACTTTATTACCTTAGAAGATTATCGTGAACAACAAATAGATAAACTAGGAATATGAAATTAGTTTGTATTAATAATATTCAACTCGAAGATATATTGAGTGTAGGTAAGATATATGATTTTATCAAAATGACCGATGGTGATGATTCCGCTTATTTTTTAGTGCGAGATGATAATGGTGATAGTTGGCCCTTTGTATTTAATGGTGCTAATAAACTCTCAAGAGATAGATGGATATCATTAGAAGAGTATCGTGAACAAAAATTAAATAAGATACTATGAGATATGAAAGAGGTGATATCACTTATATTAAAATAAACAATCGGCTTCTACAAGTAAAAATAGTAAAAGAAGTTAAACCATATCACGGTGATTCTTATTATGTTCCTGGTGAAGTTAGATATTTTGTTCAAACTCCTCGTGAAAGGATTTTAAAGAGTTATTTAGAAAGTGATATTATTGAATGGGAAAGAGAATTTAAATTAAAAGAATTAGGAATATAAAAATTAATTTCTTACATTTGTATTATGAATATAGAACAATTAATAGAAGATTTTGATGAAGCACAAACTATTGATGCTAAACAAAGTCTTATAGATTCAATTGATGAATCACTTATTGCCGAACATACTGATATCATCAAAGAACTAAAGAATCAGATTGGTGATCTTAAAGACCAGATGGCTGAAGAAGAAGATACCAGAATCAATTTAGATATTGATAATGGTTTAGTTTCTTTATACACCTGTACTAAATCCGTAAACGAATTTATAGAAGGCAATCAATACTATGTAAAAGTAGATGATGCTAGAGCTAAATACACTGAAGTATTTGGTGAAGTACCAGAAGCCTTAGTAGATTATATTATGAGTATTAAACCTTTAATATGGATTGTAACTGATAATGGTATTGGCTCACTTAAATATAAAGTCTTGGTAAAAGACTTCGATTTCTCAAAACACTTTAATAAACAATAAAATGGTGACGAGGTTAAGATTATAGTAACCGCACCTAAAAGTAGAGTTTATCCTAAATCAACTAGAAATTAAAGAAGTAGAACTTAACATCCTTTAATAATGAACATTTATATTTACACCAGTTATGGTGATCGAGTAGAACCAAAAGACGATGATATTCACATGGCGGCTTTCTTACCAGGGTGTCAAGATGATGCCGCTATCTGTAAAGCTAATTCTAAAGAAGAGGCTATTGAAAAGTTTAGTAGATACTATCTTAATGCTTCTACTGACACTGTAAAATCATTAGATGAATTGTATTGGATTCCTAATCAAGATGTATCAATTCTAACAACTTATTAATGATAGAAAGGTTAAGAGAATGTTTTACTGAAGACTTTACTCAATGGTTATTAAAAAGTAATAACCCTAAAGTAGGTCCACGTCCTTGTGGAGAAGAATCTCACTATCAATATGAGACTTTATGTTGAAGGCGAATCATTAAAAGATATATTAGATATTCTTTTGAGAGAACCTGAGGCTGATTACTTTTGGTATACTTATAAAGAACACGGTGGTGGTTTAACTTATGCGTTAACTCATCACGATGTTATTCCAAGTGACGCACTAAGAGTAGATAAAGAAAAGATGAAAGTCTTTCTAAGAGATATTAAAATAGAAATATTACTACATGATTAAGAATGGTGACGTTTGGGATATTGGTCAAACCGTAAATAGTTGGTCAAGATTTCTTTATTTAAATAGTAAGTGGTATTATGCGGTTGGTTATGAATATTCACTTTTCAAATCACAGTTATATGAATATGATAGTGCTGAACTATCTAAATTGGTCAATGAAGATTATGATGGTGAAACTAAATTAGTAGGTAATATATTCACAGATGATATGGGTTTAGACTTTTCACAATGTGATGAGGTTTTACAAGCAATTAGAAATTACAAGTTAAATAAATTATTATGACACTAAAAGAATTCATAGACGAGTATATTGAACGTAACTCAATGGTTAGAGTCCTTTATAAAGACAACCCAGGTAGTTATAGAATACTCTTAAATGATTGGGATGAGGTTTCTATGGAGTGGGAAGTTGTTAAAGGTCAAGGTCGTTATGCTCCTTATGTTAATCATAAGGTTATAGGTATTGCTTGTATCTCAGTGACTGGTCATTATTCTTCAGCGATTAATATTGTGATTGAAGAAATACCTTTAGATGTATTAAGAGAAAAGAAATTACAAACTATATTATAATGGGCAATCTTAATTTACATAATAGACTTCCTAAAGACTTACCTGATAAAGAAACTATAGAAGATATTCTTTTAGAGTTAGAGGATACTAAAAAGTTTGAAATCAAATGGGTTAACTTAGATAATATGAGCTGGCGTGTGGATAATAAAGTATTTAATAACTGGATAGAAAGTGGTGAAGTAGTAACTTGTGAAATGGAACCAATTAATTACTCTTTTGACTCTGACGTTATGTCATATGCTACAGTTAAAGAAACTCGTTATGATATATTAAGACATCCGATAAGATTAGAAGTTATGTGTGAGCCAAGTATTCTATCATTAAATAATGCTACCGAACTTATCAGAACATCAGAAGATGTTTATTTAAGATTAAAAGATTATTTAGGACCTGATGTTATTCAAAGTCAAAGTCAAACACCAAGATTTGTGATAGACTTTATGTTAACCAGTTGTAGGATTAAATAATTATTCTGATAGTTTTGATCTAATTATTCCAATATCCTCTAAAGCTTTTCTAGATGAATAAATATTAGAAGTTAATTCACTAGAAAAATTAACTTGACCTGAATCAAATAACGTGAATACCTTTTCTATATTTTCTTTAGTTATAGTAACACCTCTTGCTTTATTCGATAATGAGAAACTAATTTCTTTGAAATCATCTTTCCATTTAATGGATATTGAGAATGTCTTATTTAGACCGGTTGATAATCTACCCTTAACAGAAAAACCACCCCATTGAAGAGTGCTTACATCAGTATAATGACTTATATAAATAATTGTTTTAGGTATAAATTCGATATCAGCACCATCTACATTAATAGTAACACTTTCTAAGCCAGTCTCAGCTACCACAATTTCAAAATTAGCATTACCAGTAGTTTGATTAAAGAATGTTTTAGCTGATAAGACTTTATAATCATCTGATAACTTATCTGTCATTTCAGTGAACCAGTTATTTAAATCAGTTACTAAAAACTTACCTTTACTTATTGAACCTTTTATATTAGATGGTGTTTCTTCTATAGTAAATCCATTATCAGAAAAGTCTGTTACATAATCATCCGACCAACCTTCATTTATTCTTTTTAAAAATCTCATAGTGTATATATTATTTACTGAACTTTAATTCTAAATAAGTAATTGGCTTTTTAAACAATTCACCTTTACCTTTTTCATATAAACTAAAACTATATAAAGGATCATACACTTCAAATTCACCATATTTATCTGGTGAAATGATTCTAACATCATTAACTGAGAAACCTTCATCAGACATATAACTCTTAGCCATTTGAATACTATCATAAACATCTGATAAGTGAAATACTTTAGTATTACGTTCCATTCTAGCTCTAAACCTAGCAGTCTTTCTATCACCAATAATAACTGTGCAAGTATCTAATTCTTCATTAGTCGTAGTTGAACTGATACCTACAAATTCAATTCCTTTATCTTGAATATCTAAGAAGATATCCGTTAGATATTGTTTAACCTCATCAGAAGAAGATTCAAATACTTTATATGTCTTTAGATATCTCATTTGTAAATTAAATTTAAACCATTGATTGGCTTTATCTCAAATATTTTATTGAAGTCATTTGTTACTTCATCATAACTTACACCTGGATAGTTATAAGAAGAGAATGTATAACCATTCATTTCTAAATAATCATTTAATCTTAATAACTCATCTTCATATTTATTAGTATCTAATATCTTATCTTTACCATTAGTATCATAAGGATCTTCAGTAAAATAAATATTAATAGACAATCTATTGATAGGGTGAGGTAGCCCTTGAACAACGAATCTTATAGTATCATCATCATCTTTCATGGCTATAAGAATATCATTGATATCATTTTTTAATGTATCACTAACAAGGTCAAAGGATG